TATTGTTACTTTCTTCGTAGGTCCTTCAGAAAATAATTTTATATTCCTAAACCTCACAGGAAATTTCCAATCTCCTAATAGTCCTGTTACACTAGGATTACACCCCACAAGCGGAACTTTATCTTCATTAATTGATGGAAGATATTATCTTTATGGTTTAACAGGAGCTAATTTCTCTGCCTCCCAAACATTAGTTGTTAAATCGGTGTCTTTAAACGACTACCAGGGTTTTGGATTTGATTATTATTTGTACCCATCTTTTTATATATTTCTCCCAATAACAACCACGACACCAGCAAACTCAGATCTTGTTAATGGTACTTCTTTAACAGGTAATTTAGTTCCAGGAGACCCTGCGCATAAAAATATAGACCAAGCTGTTACAAACTCCTCCGGAGATACAAAAACATTCTGGTTTGGTATTGCTCAGAAAAATTTAGACATAACTTCAGGACAGCAAATAATTAGTTTTCTTGTTGGTCCTTCAGAAAGTAATTTTACATTTTTAAACACCGTAGGAACATTCACAATATCTAACCCCCCAAAAACCATAGGATTATCTCCTACAAATCAAACTCTTTCTTCTTTAGCTAATGGTAATTATTATCTGTATGGGTTACCTCAAGCCAACTTTAGCCCCAGCCAGACTTCTGTTGTTAAATCTATATCTCTTAATGATTATAATGATGCTACTTTTAACAATAAATTATATCCATCATTTTATTTCACATTACCAACATCAAACAGCATAGACCAGGCTGTGAGCTATGCACAAGCAGGACTTCAGGATTATTCTAATAACGTACAATACTCTTCGTACCCTGTTAATGTTTTAAGCGACGGCTCTAGAACGTTATCAAATACAAACATAACAAATTCTCTTCCAAACAATAAAGATGAATTTATTTGGTGGGCCGTTCCATCCTCGGCAATACAACCTTCCTTTTGGGTGATTTTACCTGTGTTTGGCCCAAAACAACCTACAGTTACAAGTTATATGAATAAGTCGTTAGGTTCTAACTTGAATTCTTCTTACGGTCAATGCTACTATAACTTCTACTCTATAAGGGTGGTAGCTAACGCTACTATAACTTTCTACGTATTGTAAAATGGACGATTTAACAGGACTACAGGCACTTAGCATTCCAGGAACCATTGTAAGCATTAATGGTCTTGACCCTGTGGTGCTTGATACGGATTTAAGAGGAAGCTTAAGAAGTATATCAGGAAATTCAGGAGATGACTTAACTGATATCCCTGGCAAAATGCTGAGTGATGGTATGATTGTGTATGTGGTGGGAGGCACAAACTACCCTAATACATACTGGCGATATTGGTCAGGAAATCAGAATACTAGAGATGTTGATGGGTATTTACCAAATGGTGATTTAGTCACATATTGGACTCAACTTCCTAATTTTTTAGGTAACAACAGTTCAGTCACATCTGTTGCCGGACATACGGGAGATGTTACATTATCTTTTAGTGATATTTCCGGGTTAGGGAGTATGGCTACGGTTAACGATGTTACTGATGCCGGGCAATATGTAAGAACTACTAACGGCTGGGAAATAGTTTCAATTACTTCTGGAATTACAGGATCTACAGGGGCAACTGGATCTGCAGGCTCTACCGGAAGCAAGGGAGTCACGGGAGCCACTGGCGTTAGTGTTACAGGATCAACAGGAGCAACAGGATCGACCGGAGCAACTGGATATGTTGGAGCTACAGGACCTACTGGATCTACCGGACCTGCAGGCACATCAATCACCATCAGAGCCACTCTACCTGATTTATCTTATCTTGCAGGTTTAAGTAATCCTCAACTAGGCGATGCATATTTAATTGCAGGCCATCTATGGGTGTATACTGCAAATCCTAGAGGCCAATATGGTTTTGATGATGTCGGACTTATACGGGGACCCACAGGACCTATTGGTGATATTGGTCCAACGGGCTCAACTGGTCCTATCGGACCTGCCGGAATTACTGGAACAGGCACAACTGGACCTATGGGTCCTACTGGGCCTATTGGAATTACTGGACCTGTTGGACCTACCGGAATTACTGGAACAGGCACAACTGGACCTATGGGTCCTATTGGACCTACTGGAATTACTGGCTCTATTGGGCCTATCGGTCCTACTGGTGTTGGGATTACTGGACCTATGGGTCCTACTGGGCCTATTGGGCCTACTGGACCTGTTGGAGCTACTGGGATTACAGGAACAGGCACAACTGGACCTATGGGTCCTACTGGGCCTATTGGAATTACTGGACCTGTTGGACCTACCGGAATTACTGGAACAGGCACAACTGGACCTATGGGTCCTACTGGGCCTATTGGGCCTATCGGTCCTACTGGTGTAGGGATTACAGGAACAGGCACAACTGGACCTATGGGTCCTACTGGGCCTATTGGGCCTACTGGACCTGTTGGAGCTACAGGTGTTGGGGTCACTGGCTCTATTGGGCCTATCGGAATTACTGGACCTAAGGGAGACACTGGACCTATTGGACCTACTGGAATTACAGGGTATACCGGTGCAGGTTATTCGGGAGTAATTTCTACAACAGCATTATCATTAACCCTAGGAACAAAAACTTTTGTAGTTTCTTATACCGCAGGACCAACCGCATTTACTGTAGGAAACTACGTAATACTCAGCCGCTCTGCTACTCAATATATGGTTGGTATTATAACCAGTATGGCAGGCACAAGCTGGACTGTTTCAATTTTCCAGGTTGTTGGAACAGGTACATATAGTTATTGGGGAATAGGACTTTCTGGTGTGGTAGGTACAGGACCCGCCGGAGGTACAGGCGGAACTGGAAAAACAGGAAGCACGGGCCCTCAAGGAGTAACAGGAGCAACAGGAAAAACAGGAAGCACAGGCTCTCAAGGTGCAGCAGGAAGTAATGCATTCACTATAAAAGGGTCATTAACGGCTTCCTCATTGCTTTCTAGCTTGCCGACTAAAACACTGGGCGATGCATATTATATACCCGCAAGCGGAACAACCGGGCCTGTAGATGTATGGGTTTATAATAACATTGCTCCGTCTCCTAACTATCAATCCGTAGCGGGGTTTTTAAATATTGGTCCGATAACAGTCACTAGCACAACCTATGGTGTTACAGGTATGGGTATAGAGAATATATACCTAGATGCTAATTATAATTTAAATGTTAATTATATAGACTGGTTAAATAATGTTTATGGACCATTTATAGTGCCTGGCGGATCTATACTTGGACCTACTGGACAAACTGGAGTTACAGGAGTAGGTGTCACAGGGCCTACTGGAGTTACAGGGCAAGGAATATACAATATATCCGTAGACTCTTCTGGTAATTTAAACTTTGTGCTTATAGATGCTAATGGGAATTTATCTACTCCCCAAGGACCTTTTGCATCCATCCTAGGGCCTACAGGCTCAACTGGTACAATAGGTCCTACTGGAATCACTGGCCCTATTGGTCCTACTGGTGTTGGAATCACTGGCTCTATTGGGCCTACTGGTGTTGGAATCACTGGCCCTATCGGTCCTACTGGTGTAGGGATTACAGGACCTATTGGACCTACTGGTGTTGGGATTACTGGACCTATTGGACCTACTGGTGTTGGGATTACTGGACCCAAGGGAGACACTGGGTCTATCGGGCCTACTGGTGTTGGAATCACTGGGTCTATTGGACCTACTGGTGTTGGAATCACTGGCCCTAAGGGAGACACTGGGTCTATCGGACCCATCGGTCCTACCGGTGTAGGGATTACAGGACCCAAGGGAGACACCGGGTCTATCGGACCTATTGGACCTACTGGTGTTGGAATCACTGGCCCTAAGGGAGACACTGGCCCTATTGGTCCTACTGGTGTTGGAATCACTGGATCTATTGGACCTACTGGTGTTGGAATCACTGGGTCTATTGGACCTACTGGTGTAGGGATTACAGGACCTATTGGACCTACTGGTGTAGGGATTACAGGACCTATTGGACCTACTGGTGTTGGGATTACTGGACCTATTGGACCTATTGGACCTACTGGTGTTGGGATTACTGGACCTATTGGACCTATTGGACCTACTGGTGTAGGGATTACAGGACCTATTGGACCTACTGGTGTTGGGATTACTGGACCTAAGGGAGACACTGGGCCCGCCGCCACAATCACAGCCACAGGTGTTACCTCTGCTCTTGGCTATATACCTATAGGAGATGCTCCCGATACGCTTCATCAGTACGCTAGGACGAAAGGAGCTTGGCAGGCTATTCAAACAGGAAATCCTTTTGACCAACTACTCAATACGACAAACGATGTTACGTTTAATTCTCTGTTATTAAACGGAGGCACAACGCATATTGATTCTTCGGGTAACGCAAGTTTGGGTGGAGGGTCTGCGACACTTAGGCCAGACTTTGCTTATTTTTCTAAAAACGTAATTGGTAAAGATGGGAGATGGGAATTATATGCAGACGGCTCTGCTGAATTTTCAAACCTTTCTGTTGTTATAGATAACGCAGGTAACTTTTGGGCAGGTAATTATTTTTTTAATATAGACCCTATAGGGAACGTGAGTGCCCCAAACTTGGGCACAATGTCCTCTCAGAACGATGCTCCTGATTCACTTCAAAATTACGCGAGAGTAAATGGACACTGGGTTAGCCCGTTCGGGGGTTATGTCTCAGATAAAGCTTATATAAGTTATTCTGGAAATCCATCTATAGGGACCATTCCAGGTCTCCCCGGAGGTTCAGCAGTGTTTAAAGTTACGGGTAACGCTGGTGAATGGGACTACAATGCTCCTGATGGGTCAAGATGGATTATAGCTGTCACCTTCGACCAAAAAGATATTGGCGGTTATTTAGAGACATTCAGTGAATATTTGTTTCAGTATATTGATGCTCAAGGTAATCCTGGACCAGCTGTTTATTTTTGGAATGATAACAATTTATCAATTTTTGATTTTAGTTGGCCTTCAGGAATGACTGTTTCTAGATTAACAGCAGACCCTGAACCCGTGGGATCTGAATCTTTTGCAGGTACCTCAAAACTTTCCGCAAGGCTCGATCACGTACATAAATTACCCTTCCCCGAAATTGGGTTATCTCCCACGGCTTGCACATACAACGGTGTGCTGTTTGTGCAAAACGGCACATATAATGGTTATCCTGTTTATTATCACACAGGTACAGAACTGTCCTCACTGATAGGAAACAATCAATATCAGTCATTAGTTGTAACCAATATGTCGATCGGTCCGGACGGTAGTGTTGTACCTACATGGTGCTTGGTGGCGAATTATCATTCTTTTGTGGGGGATAATGGAACTATCTCCAGTAATGCGGATTATAGTTCAACAGTTCCAGCATTTCCTTGGTTAGCCTCAGGCAGGTATTGGGGCACAGTTGTTCCATTACCTTCTCCACTACCTTCGCATCCAGAAAATGTACCCTCGGCAGGGACATCCACAATAGCCGCAAGAGCAGACCACGTTCATCCATTGCCGTATAACCAAGGATTAGATACAACCAGTAATGTTATATTTAACGCTGTAGATGCTACAGACTATATAGGAGCCCCTGCTTATGATGGTGGGGGAAATATAATTAATAACCCTAACGTTTTTGGCTCTTGGAGAATTTCTTCAGATGGTTCTCTTTATTTAGCATATGGTGCTGCTAGTGTAGATATTTCTGGTAATCTTTATGCTAATAATATAGGAGCGATGGCTTCTCAGGCAGATGCACCTGATACACTTCACCAATATGCCAGGATAAACGGAAGTTGGGTACCTGTTAGCGGAGTTAGTGGTGCTGGAGGAAACCCATTCGACCAAAGTCTCAATAGAGGAGACGGTGTTACTTTTGAAAGCATGTCGATAGGTGGGAGCTATACTTATTTACAACCTGAAGCTCTGCATGTTTTAAACTACACATATGACAATTACCAACCACAGGAACTTTATATTGGATGGATAAATCAAGGAGCGTCTGTAAATGGTGCCGGGTTTAGGATGTATGGCGGCAGCTATGATGGATTAGGAAATTCAGCAGCTATAGTTTCTTCCAGAACCACAAAGCAGTTGATAATAAAAAACGACTACGAGTCGACCTCAAAGGTCTCTATATATTCTCCTGGCGGTTGTGAATTAAATGGAAATCCATTAATCACGGATGCTCCTGACACACTACACCAATACGCAAGAGTTAGAGGTGCATGGCAAATAACTAGTGGAGGACAAATAACTTCACAGCAAGTTACAACAGCACTTGGATATACCCCATTAAACCCATCTTTGGTTGGTGCCTCGAATGGGGTTGCTTCTCTAGACAATGGAGGAAAAGTTCCTGTTAGTCAGCTACCTAGTACAGTGATGGAATACCTAGGAGTATGGAGTGCAGCTAACAACAGCCCTAAATTAACTGATGGAATGACTGGGGTTTCAGGCGGAAGTGTATACAACGTTTCTGCGGCGGGCACTGTATCTTTCAGTAATGGAGCTACAGGAGCTAGTGCTGCCACAGGCCCTGGCGCGAATAGATTAACTTTCCAGGTTGGTGATTGGGTAATTTATAATGGCACACATTGGCAGCAATCTCCTGCTAGTGACGAGGTAATCAGTGTTAATGGATATTCCGGTGTGGTTAACCTAACAACCGACAATGTAACAGAAGGAACCACTAATCAGTATTTCCAACAAAGTAGAGTATTATCCACAACATTAACAGGTTTCACTGGTGCAAGTAATACTTCTGTGTTAGCTTCTGATACAGCGCTAGTAGCATTAGAAAAACTGCAAACACAAATAAATAGCAGGGTTTCTTCCGACTCTACTGTTACAAATATTGTAAAAATAGGGCAAGCTGCATACAATGCTTTAAACCCACCTAACGCAACCACGCTTTATATCATAGTAGGGGCATAGCGGCATGATACTGCATCCAGCAGATAATTTAAAAATAGGTTCATCTCAGGTAACTTCGGCTTATCTGGGAAGCAATTTAGTTTGGAACTATATAGATGTACAGCTAACCAAAGATTGGTTGAACAGAATAAGCACTATTGGTGGAGTAGCTCCCAGCACAACAGTATACAATGCATCTATATATTTATTAAACAGCTTGAGGCAGACAGGTGTACTTTCAAAAATTTTAAGAATGAACCTGTTTTGCGGAGGAGACTGGAAAGCCTCTCTTGTTCCGCTAATAGCCACAGCAGGTATAGGTTATGACTATAATGGTAGATATGCTCCGAACTCAGGCACACAAGGCCCTTTTGGTGCTGGAGATTGGTCATTAACCACAGGATTTAATGCATCCTCTAACGCCAACTATCAATCTGCCGGAACCATCGCAGGAAACACCAATTCGAATACACTGAAAATAATAGACACAACTGTACCTCAAAATTACTCAGCTTTAACAAATTATTCAGTGCACTTCTCATGCTATATAAGTGGAGGTTCGCCAGGAGGTAATATAACCATAAATACTGACTTAGGTGTGAATGGTTCAGGAGGACAGAACTTTACATTTCAGCCAGCCTATAGTGGAAACGCAGGACAGGTTTCCAGGTTTAACTGCTATAGCCAGGATGCGAACAGTACCGCAGGAGGTACATTAGCTTCTCCTATGTCTAATCCTTTGGGGTTTTTTGTGGGTTCTCGTGTTAGCAGTAGTTACTCCACAATATATAGAAGTGGACTATCCAGTAACTTACCTATGAAATCGGGATCTGGAGTTAACCCTAACACCCAAACCGCCACAGCCCCTAATCTAGATACCTCTACGTTTATGGTGTTTGGCAGAGGCACGGCAGGAACATACGGAGCTGCGAATAAGCAGATAAGCAACATAACAGATAGAACAATGTACATGTATTCTATAGGCACAGGATTGACTGATGCGGATGTTTTAAATTTTAATAACGCCATAGCTTTTTTTAATACCATGATAGGTAGAACGAATTATTAATTTTGCAATTGACTCTGAACTGTGTAATGTTTCTAATGATTCTTACAAATCAAAGAAAACAATACAAACAACATGAGCACACTTGCATTAGCAGTAATATTAAAAAATGAAGAGCACGTAATTGAGAAGTGCATAGATCCTTTTATTCCCTACATAGATTATTGGGTTTTAGCAGACAACGGATCTACAGATAAGAGTGAAGAATTGGCTACTAAAAAGTTAGAAGGTATTCCTGGCGAATATCTTCACCATAAATGGCATGATTTTTCTACCAATAGAAATATGTGCATAGAAGCGGCAGAAAAGAAGGCCAAGTACATAGTTATGATGGACGCTGATGATGAGTTTGTTATTGAGGATAAAAATTGGAAAAGCCAGTTAGATTCAGATAAAGATTTTTACTGGGTAGAAATTCATCTAGGAGGCATAAAATATTTCAGACCACACATTATTAAAAATACCGCCAAAATGAGGTACTTTGGTGTGCTCCATGAATATCTCGAATGGGGAGGCAAAGACGGAGGAACATTAAGTGGAGTACATATCGCGGCAGGTGTTGGAGGTTCTAGAAGTGCGGATCCTGATAAATATTTAAAAGATGCTGAAATTCTTTTAAAGGAAGTAAAAAAAGATCCCAAAGACACCAGGAGTATGTTCTATTTAGCTCAAAGCTATAGAGACGCAGGAAAACCGGAAGAAGCACTAAAGTGGTATATGACCAGAGGAGATATGGGAGGATGGTCAGAAGAAGCATGTGTTTCTTTTTACGAGGCGGGAAAACTAATGGAGCAGCTTGGTCACCCCGAGCCAAATATTGTTTTAACTTATTTAAAAGCCCATTATGTAGACCCTAGAAGAGCGGAGCCCTTATTATTTCTTGCTGATTATTTCACAAGATTGGGAAAGCATGAGATGGCTTACGCATATGCACATGAAGGTACACATAGAAAATCATCAGAAGGATTAACTTTATTTACTGACGCTTTTGCGTATAATTATAAAGCACTGATTTATAAGAGTGTTGCTGGATTTTATACTAATTCTTTTGCGGGAGGATATTCCGCCTGTAAAGAAGCATTAGCTATATGCCCAGAGCAAGATAAACCAATGCATACAACCAATTTAAAATTTTACGAAGATCTTCTCAAAGGTCAGCGCGCAGCCAAAGAGAGTCTTAGTTAATTTTAAAAACCGGAAGAGTCTAACCGGAAAAAACCAGACACAACAATAATGCCTATAACATTAAACCCGCAGCCAGTAACAGCAAACACAGTACTTCAGCCAGCTGATGTGCAAGCAATAGTCGCAGCCCTCACCCCTGTGATCACATTGCCAGGCACAGAGTCCTGGGCTGATCTCGTAGCGTTGAATATTTCTATTCAGCCTAACGGTTCAGGAGTATTGAACGCTCGTTTCAGTAAGTAACCAATAAATCCAGAGCATACCTATATTTTTGTAGGTATGCTCTGAGAAGGTTATATCTTAAGTTCATTTGAATTATTGAGATATAATTGACAATAAATAGCCCGTTTTGTATCATTCTATTAAATTATGGGCACAGAAGAAAACAGCACTAGATCAGAGGTTAATGATGCTGCGTTAGCCGAAATCAATAGAAAGATATATGATTTATCTATTGAATTAAGGAATACTAGAGATATCGCCAGAGATGCATTAGCCTCTGTGATAGGTATAGACGGTAATAACGGACTAAAGAGCTCTATGAAGTCTCTGGCGGATACGGTGGATAGGATGAAAGAAGATTTCTTATTTTTAAGAGAGACTGCCCACAACTATAAAGAACTTAAAGGGCTTATACTGAGATTTTTATTCACAGGGTCATTTGCTTTCCTATTCCAGTTAGGTGGAGTAGTTTGGTTTTTCTCTGCAGATCACAAGTCTAACGAAAATATCAGCGAACAAATAAGAATGATGGCTTCAGACGTTCGCCAAATACAAAAAGATAATACCCAGAGAGATATAACTGAGGCCGAAACAATAGATAAGCTCAAAGACCTATTAAATAAAAAACCATGAAAAAATATATACTTTTAGGATTGGTAAGTTTATTTGCAGGATGCGCCACAACGCATTTAAAACAAACCTCAGTCACAGAAAACACTGAGGAAGATTTAGATGCTTTGGATAGCACATTAAATACAGCGGAGTATAAGGCAGTTATTATTAATACCTGGCTAACAGACCATAATAAAAAATGAACAAGTATTTGATTAATTTTTTAATTTTTTTTGGTTTATGCTTTTATGCAAAAGCCAATCTATCTCGCCATGACATAGATAACTTGCCTGAATCTGTGATTATTAAAGCTTCAGGGGAGTTAATAAACCTTTATAACTCAGCTGAAGATGAGGTAAAAAAAACCAAAGCAGACTTAGCTGAAGTACAGAAAAAATATAATGATTCTGAGCTTAACTTAAAACACGCGGAGGAAGATAGAGATAAGTACAAACTAGCCGCAGTTAGCGCAGCCAAGCAGAGAGACGTTGTTGTTATTTGCTTCGCTATATTATTCTCTATGTGGTTTGGAGGATTCTTGGGTAAATTCTTATATTTAGCTCCTCCCCCTTGGGATTTTTTTGCTCCTCTTGCTGGCTATGGCTTGGGCTTAATTCTTGGCTATGGTCTAGGTAGATATATATTACTCTGGCTCTCTGGATTAATCCCATAAAATGCAAAAAATAATAAACTGGCTCAAAGCTGTACTTTCGGAAGCCAATGGCGTTCCAAGTAGTATTAGAGTCTGTTTATTCCTCGTGGTCGCGGCAGTTGTGGGCTGTGTGGTTTATGTGATAGTTCACCACGCCATAAATCACACAATAAACAACATGATAGATATTCCTAAAAATTTATCCGATCTACTCGCTTTCACAATAGGTGCTTTGGCGGCAGCTAAAACAGGAAGCAAATTCGGAGAAACAGATTCTCCGGAAAACGTAAGTGGGAATATCGGAAAGCTCGGCATGGCGGCCGCCGAGGCAGTGCAGACAAAATTATCCGCTAAAGCTAAAGATACAGATATTTAATATTATGGTGTCTATAGCTCAAATGACAAAGGCGGATATATTGGCAGTAGCCACCGGAACAGCTGTGTTCATGAAGTGGTTGAAATTTATATTGGATTGGGAGTGCACAATAGACAAAACAACGGGATTCATATTATCAGAAGATGATGGAGATGGTGCCGGAATCACCGTGGCTGGACTCACCGCCAGAGATGATGAATTTCCAGCCGAAGGAATTACACCTATCTGGGTCGCTACTAAATATAAAATAGACTATTGGAATAAATGCTCAGGAGATGATTTGAATTATCCTCTAGGCCCTGTATTGGCTAACTTTGGTGTTAACTGCGGTATAGAAACCGCTATCGTGATGCTTCAGTTGTGTCTTTGTGATTACGGACAAAAGGTAACCTGTGATGGAATAATTGGCTCTCAAACAATGTCTGCAGTATTAAAGATATCTGATAAGAATGAATTATCTTTAGCTCTGATATCTAAAGCCAATAGCAGGTATAAGAGGTTAGCCTCATTCCATCCTGATACTTTTGGCAGAGACTTAGCAGGTTGGTTAAATAGAGACAACGCTTTAAAAGAAACTTTTTGTTCTTAGTTTCTTAAAATATTAATCGTCATCATCTTCGTCAGGACCTCCAGCCTTAGGTGGCCTGGAGTCTCTATCACCCATTTCTTCCATATGGAGTGCCTGATTTCTTAAATTCTCTTGGGCTGCGGATGATTGAGCGTCTACGAAATTAAGTAACCCGAGTCTTATTGTGGGATTATCATAACTCTCAAAAGACTCTATTTCTCCCCTATCGTTTACAACCGCTAGATAATATCCTCTTGAAAACTCACTCAACTGAGAGAGAAATTGCTTAGGTAATTTGAATCCCTGTGGGTTCATTTTATTTATTTATTTTTAATAATACCACAACTAATAGCTAAAAAAAAGGAAAACCTGTTAGGGTCTTCCTTTTAAAAATTATCACAAAAGAAGTTTAGCAAACAAATCTATATTGTCTACTGGTTTTGTTATCTCCTCATCTGTTAGATGATTTTGTGATATTTTTTTATCTGTATTGAACTTCACATAATACTCATAGCAATACTTATAATATATAGGCTCACCTATGCATATATGTGGAAGTTTTAATCTCTCAATGACTTCTTTATTGGTGCCGATTTTTTTCTTTAGCCCTTTGAGCCTTATGGCGGTTTCCCAATCCAATAAGTCTGGAGCTACAGTATCATGCACAATAACATTAGCTTCTTTACCGAAGTTGAATTCTACAAAATCAACTATAGGCAAGGCTTTTACCAGTTTTAAAATATATGGTTCATTTTGTTTTCCCACTATAATTCATCTTTGGTATGTTATTAACACGATAACCCATATTTTTATGGGCCGCTATTCTTGCACCTATAAGCACAGCAGAGCTCAGAAGTACCACAAAAGCTATGTATGCGGCGGCATATATAGATATGTTTTTATCGCATAGCTCTATTACTCCCAGCACCACAAGTCCTGAGAAAATATATATTATTGATTTTCGCATTTAACTGACCCTAATATACACAGGTTTTTATTAAACTCCATATACTTCATATGCTTTGGATCTAGTCCAGGCATCCAGCTAATAAGTGTAGAATCAGACTTATTTATCTTCAAACTGATTGAATTATAAAGTCCGTCTTTAAACTTATCCGCTAGCATAGGGGGATGACTGCTGAACATATGCATATGTCCAAGCATTTCATTAACAAAAACATCGCCCTGCTGAACTACTCTCTTTGGTACGTCTTCCAGGTGAATTACACCCACAGATGCTAGGTAACCCTTGGGCAGAGGCACGTTAAAAAGATTAACGCTGTGCCTATCATTACCGTAATAGTGTATTTCACGTTTAACCAGGTTCTCATCTACCTGCCCTAACAGCTCCGAAAGCATCTCTATGCTTTCCACATATGTAAGCCTGTTTTCGTCTATCTTTGCTACATATGTGTTATGCACTGTTAGCTTAGGCTTTCCTAGTTCTGCCAATGCTTCGTACCTAGAGGCAAAGTCAGAGTTAAGACTTATTTTTGCTATGGTCTTCTCCAAAACCTCTAGCAGTGTACGTGGCGGTCTGATGCTGCTTAAAATCCTGTGCTTTACCTTATTGGCAAATTCAGGTTTATTAATCGGTTTTGTTTTAACTTTCGCCTGCTTCTTTTCACCCCTTTTCGCAAAATGCAACCCACTAACAAGCTTATCAGCGATCTGATCGATCGTCATGGCCTTGGGGTTACTATCCAGAACTTCAACTACTTCGGTAGGGTTAACTGAGTTTCTCTGTGCCTCTGCCTGCTCAACCGCTTTTCTGATTTCGTCGGATATTGGAATAGGGATCATGTGTATATCTGGCTTTGGGGTGTTAATCGCTAACAAATTAGCCTGGGCTCTTCTAACATTAGAAGAAATTAACCCAGGCCAAAAGTAGGCGACTACAAAATATTATACCAATTAATTTTAATGCTAACCCAGGGGGGCTCAACAGCACTCTTCTCTCTTGAAATTATTTTCAAGGTAGTTTTTTAGGAGCTCAATAACTATACCTTCTCTGCTATCAGTATTTTCTTTTGTAAAAATACCTCCAAGACCATTATATTCCGAGGCATTATACATAACAAAAACATCAGCTCCGTGAACATAGCAAAACAATGTATCTTCTGGATCATTAGATGCTATGTCATTGTAGTTTGCGTAAAGAAGTGTTTGCTTTAATTTATTTAAATTCCAGAGCTTAGTTATGCTCACCTCTTTCTCTTTAGAGGAGTATATTTTTTTATACTTTATTTCTGTGGGAATAGAAATACTTTCTGATTCTAGCTTATATAATTCAAAATAAATTTGATTATGCTGAGCTAGTGAGCTTGATACCACAGGAGTATAAATCTTTCTTGGAATCCCGAAGTGTCTTGCTATTGTTTGAACTACTTTCTGCTGATATCCGTTCATAGTTCAAAAGGAATATTCTCTGTGCAAGTTGGATGATTTGTTGAAACTTTTGGAATATATGGGTCAGGATTATAATAATATGAGCCCAGCCCGGTATACACAACGTCTGTATTTTTTGAGATATCCGCCGCCGAACGCTGGTTGTTTTGGGCTATGATGGTTTCATTCTGCTCTATGATAGTGTCAATTTTAGCCATTAACTTTTCTAACACTTTTGTTAATTGATAGATTTCAATCATCTTCATTTTTGGTTTTTTAAGTTTTCTAGTTCTTTGTACAACACATGTGCGGAAAACTTCATGAACTCTAATAACTTGTTTATCACATCTATTCTCACCAATAATATAACATTGATGAATAAAGAATTAACTGCGATAAAGGTTAACAAATATATAAATGTTTCTTTTTCCATATTAGAATTCAATAGTTAGGCATGTCATTGCTTTCTGTAGTTCGACTTTACCGAAAACATCAGGATATACCTCTAGCTTTCCGCATAACCATATATTCTTGGTTTTATCTGCGCCTGGGGCATGCATTCTATAGCTATGGCTCAGGTGATAGTCATATATTTCATACACGGTCGCATAGGGGTCCTTGGTTATCTTGTTATCTTCGTTAGCCCACACCCTAGATATGAGAATGGCGAAGATAACAAGATTAAGGTATTTCAGAATATTTGTGATGAGTGAATGCACCATCAATCAATATTCCATAATGCAGGCATGTGTCAAGATTCCAGCATACTGTTTCTTTTTCGTTCTCTCCTACATGTATATAATTACCTGGCTGACTCAATGTTGTGTGACCGACTATCTGGTTTCCCACAAGTGGGTCAGCATACATCTCATCATTCCAGTCTAACCACAAGGGGCCGCCGAAGGCATCTCTACCTCCCCTAGCCACTCCTACAGAGCATATTGCTGTATTTCTAGGGTGGTATATGTTTCTGAAGTTCTCCCAAACATCAGGAAGCAAAACATCCACATGCCAAGTTATATCTCTTCCGTAAGGTATACTCTCAGGAATAAAACCGGCATGCGAAAGCAGCCACCCCTGCTCGAAGTGTGCGATTTTAAAATTCTCTATAAAGAAAGAATCCTTCAATCCATTCTCAAAAAAAGTTTTTCTAAAATGCGCACACTTGTTTTGAGTGTATCCAGAAGCGTAGTAATGATTGTTCTTTATATGCCTATGTCCTCTGGCTGATGTGTTATTAAAAATATAATTAATATCATGATTACCCACAAGAAAAGTGAAGTCATCCCTCCTGGGGTGAGAAGATATTAATTCTCTTAAAAATATACAAGTAGCCTCGAAGCCAGACACAAGAGGAGGTTGGTAGAAGGAGTCAAACCAGTCCCCCAAGAAAACAACCTTGTCGTATTCTACTCCATTAAGCGCCTTTTCTACTTGATATACTCTTTGGTGTACATCAGGGATTATCAAAGTTTTCATCGTCTCTAAATATACTAGTAAATTCTGTTCTTGCTAGAAGAAAAACTCTCATAGCTCCTAGCATTACTTCTTCTGAGACAGGAACACCAACAACAGAATAACCATGAATATCAAAGTCATTCTCATGTTGAACACTACCATAAACCAATCCTCTGGATATTTTTCTATCTCTGCCCAGTAATCTGGTTCCATCTTGTGGATCTCTATACCACATGTTTCCTGTGTATGTATATGCTCTATGCCCCACAGAAATACTGGCGCAGAATTGTTTCTTATCGCTCACGGTTCTGAGTGATGGGTTTATATTAACAATATATTCAGCACCGGAGACCAAGCGCTCGTCGCTCCAGTGTAATCCGTCGCATAAATCTGCTCCTGGAACTTTTTTCCTGGTATGTCCCTTATCTCTCCAAACAGTGATATAGTTTTTCATTATTTTACGCTGTAGTATCTGAAGCCAAGGATTAACCTCTGAAGAAGTCTGATTATTATGTTAGGCCTGGAAAATACCACGATGGCAAAATCGTTGGGATTTCCTGTGGGTGAAAAGATATATCTAGGCCCCACCTGCGCGATTGGAGGCTTTACCGTGAATTCCGCCTCTGGAATATCGTCTTGTTGATAAATATTCATTTTAAAACTCCCAGATATATGTGTCCTTGTTTTTCATTTGTGTTTCTTTGTGGTTTTGTTCTTTTTTTAGATAACTGTGCTTTTCTCTGAAAGTGAGGTCAAGTACAGCTATGGTTATTAAATTTATGATATCGTCTATCTTTTCAAGTATTTTCATCTCTTATAGCCCCATGTTACGCAGGCGGTTATACCGAATGCAAATACCCAATACAGGGAGTCTGCCCATTTAAGTTTAACTCCCCACCAGATTGCGTTGATCAAATACATCAACATAATCACATAGTTGAATATTAATTGATTCATCTGTTAGGCATCCAAAGAGGAGCCGCTCCTGTTTCAACCCCGCTTGGAGGACTCATAGCCCAGCAGCCTGATAAAAGACTAACCAGGATTATCAGTATTAGTGTTTTCATTTTGAAAATTAGTTGATATATTTATTAACTTTGCTCCTTTTTTACGATTTAGCTTAGCTGGAAGTATTTGCAGGTTCCCTGGAGTGTGCGATCCGCCTCTTGATACCGGAATTATATGGTCTACGTGCATGAGTCTTGGAATACCAACACATTTGTTTATCCTATCTCTTAACAGGTATATTTGCTTTACGATTAAATTATCTTCAGGGGATTGAGTTACACTTATTTTTAATTTATTTCTTCTTGTTAGTCTATTTCTAGCCACTATCTCCGGATTAGCTTTTTTGTATTTTTTATGATACTCAGCTTGTTCTACTTTATTAGCTTCACGATATTTTTTATTGCACTCAGTTATTTGTGCTTTATTAGCTTCATAGTGTTTTTTCTTCCGTGCAGCTATTTTTTCTTTGTTAGCTTCATAGTATTTTTTATCATGCTCATCTCTTTTTTCTTTATTAGCTTCATAGTATTTTTTACTGTACTCAGCTCTTTTTTTTGGATCTTTGTGTGGCATATTAATTTAAGACCACCAGGGGATCGGACCCTATGGCCTAATAGTTTTATAGATTTGCCCAGACTTCCGGTTTATTTTCTTCGTTTAGTAAGAAGGACAACAAGATTTCTTTGGCGTTAAATATATATTCTTTAGTGTTTTTATTTATAAAAGTAGCATGGTCATAAGGATTATAAGTTATAGGTATTTCTTTTTTAAAATTTGGTCTCGGTGAGTTTAACGTCAAACCACGGACGAATGTAGGTTCGCCTATAACGAAGGCATGAACGTTTTTTCTTTTTGTGAAGATAACACGTTCCCGGCCGGCATTTTTTACATCGAGTACGGCGTTCTCGAGAATTATTTCATCTGTGTGTTTCCACACCCTCCAACCTTTCTTTGTTTTATGTTGAACACTCCAACGTTTTTTATGGAGGTTCCTATATACCCGTACCTTTGGGGGTAGCTCAGTTTTCGAGTACATAGCTCCAGTATCTGCTGTCTTCTTTACCCTGCTTACGATCCCAGAAGATACACCTGGCGATATACGGCGGAATATTCCACATTCTGCTCATATCTAGCCAATGGCTCTCTATCTTGTCGTATTGGCGTATGTCTTTTGCCTGATCTAACCCGTAAACCTGAAACAAATGAGTGTCCAGGCAGGTGATGAATGCTTGGTTAGGAAAGCACATCTCTAGCGAAAAACTAGTTTTTGCAGGTCCCAAACCTAGCACTCTACCCATAAGCCTATCCCTGTACTCTGTCCACTTCTCATCAGGAGACTTTAGGAATTCTTTAGAGTTATCCCAGAAGTCGTCAGCAAACCTGGATATGAATTTAAGCCTATTGTTGTGCAACCCAACTCCAGAATCCTGGATTAGCTTTCCTAGCTTTGGCTTATCCAATATCCAATCCTCCCAATCTTTGATTGCGTTATATCCTGTGACATTAGATTTATAGCTAGTGTGCACACTCATAAATGCAAACAACCAGCGTTGAAACATTTCTGACTTAGTCTTGGGAGCCACAGATTCCCAATAGTCTGTGTATTTATTAATTTCACCTCTATCCAGAGAGCAGAAAAACTTTTCAACCTTGCTATATGTAGGCGTTCTCTTGCTCTGTGTGGGAGATAATTCTTTATTAAATAAATTTAGTTGTTCATCATTTGATTTGTTTAGATAGTTTCCTAGGAAGTTAAGTTGTACGTAATGCATTAATTCATGGTATTAAAAAGTTAAGGCCCACAGCGAAATTAATCACTGTGGGCCCATTCGGCAATCTCTGGGATTGTTTTACTTAGCTTTTGCGAGGGTTGCGCTGAGCTTGAGGTCGTGGTATTTATCCACAAGATCAGAGTAATCCTCCAGAAGGTCGTTGAAACGACGAGTGGACCAGGCCAGCTTAGAGGCCATAGAGCGAACCTCCGAACCGTCTGTAACAGTAAGCTTCTTGCCCCTGACTTTAGGGATGTCTCCAGAAGCCATGAGCTCCTGAATGGCGCAATTAATCTCTTGCTTTATTTTGGTGTCGTTGCAATTTGAATTTTTCTTGGCTTTCTTCATTGTGTTTGTGTTTGGGTTTTGAGTATTTCACAATACTCGGTTTGCCATTCGTCTAGAGTATTCAGCGATCAATATTCCGTCAGCATCTTTTTTAAAAGGTAGCTTAGGGAAAAGCTCTTTGCCTACTTTTAGACTCTCGGCCTTCAGTTCTTCTCCTTTAGCTTCGGCGGACAACAATACCCTCTGCCAGGCTTTTGAGTCTATAAAAGAGTAAGGTATGTCACAGGCTTCCAGAGCTATCTGCGTGGCTTCCACAGCCCGCATAGCACTCATAGAAGCAGCGAATCTAGTGCTGTTCACCATAGGGCGTTCTAACACAGCTTCTATTTTCTCTCCCGGGAATAAATCTTTTATTTTATTAAAAGTCTCCACTAGCTTAGGATAGTCGATCCTGGTTATTTTTTTCTCTTTTTTTGTATAAGAGAAGTTTTTCTTAACCGGCAGTTTGAACAAGTAACCTTCACCAGCAGAACTAACCACACCTATTCCGTTGTTTGTAACGCCATTATCTATACCTATATAGTGCATTAATAATGTAGGTGGGTTAGTCTGCCGGTTATAAGATTAGATCATTTCGTTGATCAGTGCCATAACCTCTGCATAGTTCTTATGCTTACCATTCCTGGTTTCGAGGTTATTTTTCAGCCAACGTAAATCATCATTATGTTTTACTGACTTTCGATAGTCAGGCAAATCCATTTTTTTGATTAGCAGGGCTATCTTAGCCAGTTTGTCCAAATACTCTGTCATTTTAGTTTTCCATATCTATTTCTAGATCAGACTTTCTCTTTCTTCTGGTCTTGTTTTTAGCTTCGATGGCTTGAGCTGTTTGCGGATCAGGCATATCTGGGATTCCAAATGCTTCTCTCACAATCTCTTTTGCCTGTGGACTATTCATTATAACGTAAGCCAGATCTTGGTCACGATATTTTTTATCTGTATCGATAGCTACTTCAGAGCCATCACCATCCGGCGGAGTCCATTTAATATCAGGAATTTTCCAGGTATACCATCCTCCTGTTTTTCCAACGATAGAGGTATACACTTCTCCTAGATGTTTGACCAATGGAGTATACCAATCAATACCTCCGTTGATGTATAGATCAAACTCTACCTTTTGGCTATTCCCCTCTCGGCCAAGCTTGTTTCTTTTTACAACCAGGCTATGTGTGGATCCGGCTTTGCGCTTAACCCCTACGTGGTCGTCTAGCACAATATCTTTAGTTCTTGCTACCTTAAACTGGTAGGTAGAATTAAATCTTTGGGCTTCACCACCAATAAGGGCTTCTGGCTTTTCCTGACCGAACCCTGTCATCCCACCAATTTGTTCTTTTAACTGATTGGTAACCACGAGAATAGCTTTCTCACTCTCGAGATAAGGAATGATGTGCCTGTAGAATCCACTCATAAGTTTGGCATGCTCGCCAACCTTGGTGTCTCCTATGGTGTCTTGTTCACGCTCATAGTCGGTAGCAGCACCAGCAATAGAATCTAATGCAATCATGATAGGCATCTTGCCCTCAGGGTCAGCCTTGGGAATGTTCTCTATGATTACCTTGATCAATGTAAGGGCTTCTTCTAACGACTTTGGATTGTGATATATGGTATTCTCAGGATCAACACCCTGACGTTTCATATAGTCGAAGTCAGGAGCATTTTCTGTTTCCACCCATATAAACTTACCACCTTGACGCTGAAAGACCTTAGCCAGTTCGAAAAGAAAAGAGGTCTTAGAACAACCCTTCTTTCCGTAGATAAGGTAGCATCGACCGTAGGCTACAAACCTACGATCGAATACATACTCCATCAATGGATTATCTAGAACAATTCCTGTGGGAGGAAGTTCCTTGTCCACTGTGTTCAGCTCTAGGTTTTCAGCCTCTTCTTTGAAAGACTTTTTAAAGTCCTTCTTAATACCGTTCAGGAATTTTTCTATATCCATGATTTAATTATTTGCTAGATAGGAAGTTTACCGCTGCTTCTTTTGAATTAAGTCTAGCCATAGGGTTAGGTGGAAGCTTGCTCAGGTCGATTTCGCCTGGGTCAGCAAACACCTGGTCCTGCTGGTTTGACTGGGCAGAAGGAATTTCTGTGTTGATAGGTGCACCGATCTGGGCCTTCTGAATAGGTCCAGAGAATACTGGCTGTATCCTTGCCGGAGCCTGAACTGGGGCTGCTGGCGCAACCACAGGAGCCGCCACAGGGGGATTAATTCCACCTGAGGTGCGCTCTATACCAGGAACGCGAGCACTACGAGTAAGGCCAGGAAAACCATCCATGCAATGCTCAAATATTTGAGCGGGATACATATCCCTGAGCTTGGCAATGATTTCTTCCTTGCTCTTAACAATCAATACATCGTCCAGGTTATACAGATTCTCTGACTCCGTGAGTTCAGGAGGAAGTACAGCTGGCTGAGATGTCTCGATATTAATGCACCAAGGATTAGAGCTGTTCTCCTTGAGCTGAATAAACACAGGGAGTGCGCGCTCTGGATCATTGATCATAGGACGAGGATTACCGGACACATCCAGCTTGCCCATCCATTCAAGAATCTGGCTTGCACCATTGTAGCTAGGAAGATCCAGCACATGAGCACCCGCCGAAATGTTATTAGCATAAACAACATTAAAGATCAGACGCTTTGTGATCCTACCAAAGTTCGGATACTTCTTGAACTGCTTGCCGTTAACATTAACGGTGGCGTTTGCTTCATCGTTATCTGCATAACCAAGACCCTTGTAATTATTTGCAAAATACTCTGCAGGGTCTTCATAACGATTAGGAACATAGTACTTCTCCTTGAACTTATCCCCGAAATTATCGCGGATGTCGATAGACTTGTACCATACACCATTACCAAAAGAGTCAGCCTTGTAGCCGCTCAGGAAATAAACATAAACACCTTGCTGATTGGTGTTTTTGTTGAAGATCATCCTTCTTACGTTTTCACGAATATAAGGAGCAGTATTTACGGCTTGGCCGGTTTCAGCTCCCTCAAATTTAAGACTAGGTTTGATATATGCCATAATTAATTTTGTGTTGTTTGTGGGTTATTGTTTATGTTTGTTGGATTTTCTTCGTTCAGGTTTGTAAAAAGGAAGTACTGATCTCCTAGTTTTGTGCTCATGGCTTCTGCCACTGCGTATATGTTGTCATATTGACTAAACCAATACCGCAGGTAGCCAGAATAATCCAGTGGAATTTTGTTCCACTCGCGAATAATGGCCTCTGCGAGCTTTTCGTCAATGTTCCATTCATCTATTTGAATATGTAGTCTCTGGCAGACCTTGTCAAGGCACTCCCTGAGTTTATTTTCAATGATGCGCTTGTTTGTTTCCTGATAATCCATCAGATCATGAACAGCTTCTTGTCTGTTCGTTCTCCTCTTATGAAATTAAGGAACGTTTGAACCATCATGCCTGCCACAACAGTAGGAAGAGTATGACTGATGTTTGACTCTTTCTCGTGCTTTAGCAAGCAACCTCCCCGGATCTCCTCGTCATTGATATACTTCTTCAGCTCGTCCTCTGGAAGCTTGGAATTAAACAAAGCACCTTGACGGCTGGTGCAACGACCATCTATCCAGAAAGCCTTGTCCTTGTTTTCAAACCCCCAGGTATACAGGGTTTTACGGAACTGCATACTGTCCACGCAGCTGAAGATTACATCATATTTCTTGAAGTCCTTTTCATCCATGAACTTATTAATGCCGTTCACCACATATTTGTCCTCTAGCACTTTTACTTTAGGGCGACCAACGTCATCAATCTTGTAGTTTTGGTGAAGAAGATTGCTGGTATCCACAGTGTCGTCGTCATAGATATCAACATCCACACTGGAGTAATCGAACTGCTTACGATTAAATCCATAGTCGAATAGTATAGCCAATAAGTTAGAACCAATACCGCCAGCACCTGCAATTCCGATTTTCTTTATTTTATTCATTGTTTGTTATGTGTAGTAGTGTTTCCAGACCCATTACAAATGTATGAAGGTCTTTTTGTGGTGACCATTCAGAGAATGAAAAGGCTCTGTGTTTTTTAGAATATATGTAATTATATTTGAATCCTTGGAATAATTTATCGTAATCAAGCTGACTAGGAGTAGGTGCGAATTGAGGATGTGTATGAAAGCTTGCATACATATTCCAACCCTTACCTATCATAGATATAACTTTCTCGCCAAAGTCTTTAGGATCTGTGACATAAAGACCATAGGCTACTTCTTCACCGGCATGGAGATTTTTTACTTTAACAAAAACAAAATCAATTTCGTTCTTGGTGAGTATTATTCCCCCCTCTTCCTCGTTATCTAGGGGGCAGCTTATCGCTGCCCCCGTAATAACTCTGGATAACTTTTTATTTATTTCTTTTATAATGCCCATTATACCAGGCCCCACTTTTCCGCAATCTTCTTGGTGAGGATCAGATCATTCTTTAGATAATCTTTTGCGGCCTCTGGGTTTTCTGAGTACTTCTGATAGAATAGCTTGTCATCTTTTGGTTTGTCGCCCACACCAAGGTGTAACGCCAACTCTTTCAGGCTGGTGTAATCCTTGCGCCGACAATCCCACATAACCGCTAGATCCACAAGGCCGGAATCATAACCAATGCCACCATCTGTTCTGAAGAACTTGGTGAACATGTTATTACCATACTTCAGACCTCTGCGGCAAAGAAACGGAATATCAAAATTGTTTCCGTTAAATGTGATTATCTCGTAGGCTCTTCCAGAAGCACCATTAGCGTCTGTGCTGAATGTGAGAAGATCGCTGAAAATATTAATCAGCTTTTCTTCTGCCATAGCGCAATACAGTTCAGGCTCTTCTTTACCAATTTCCCAGATGCCTAATGCACATACTTTAGATGTTAGTGCAGACAAGGTGGACTTCTCGTAGAAGTTAACTTCCTTGGACTTAAGATCTTCTGCGATTTTAACAGGATCCTTTAGTCGGCTATCTGCCTTGAACTCCGGAACAAACGGAGCAAGCTCTTCTTTTTCAAGTGGTTCTGTCTCTATATCGATTACGTATTTCTTGATCATATTATTAAAGTTGCGGGGTGGGTGATAACCACCCACCCCTGGGTTACTTTTATCTTCCGTAATAGTCTATATCCGCGAAGTTTGTTTTCTTACACTCCGCATACATTCTATTATTTGTGATTCTATTGAATACACTGAGTAGCTTACTAACCATCAATTCCCTGCTATGGGTATTACCAATCTTTATTTGCGCCTTTACTTTTTTATTTTTTGGAACGCGTTTCATTGGAGTTTGATTTTTAAGCCAAGTCTAGTTTCTCAATAATTTCTTCTGTTACATCTCTTTCTGGTTGGTAGTCGTTATGCACATTCTCATATTGAGGCTGTGCTCCTCCTTGCAGTGTTCCGATCTTTTTCTGCATAACAGAGTCATTCTTAAGAACATACAGTCTGGCTGCGATATCATCATAGCCAACACCACGGAAATGCCCGTCGTTCACAATGCAACGATACTGCTTTGTATCGAAGTCATAAACCTTGGCATTTTCCACAACGATTGCATATGTTCTCAGACTGCCCTGAACCTTGAACGCTTTCTTACCCAGGAACTCAATCTGCTCTGCTCCTGTGACTTTAACCGCACTGTTCAAGAACTCTTTACTGCGTTCTATGGCCTTTTTCTTGGCTTCGTCCGCAACATCGATAATCTTCTTGATGTCTTCTCCTGTTACAGAAGTTGTGGTTATTGTATTGGTAGTACCGTCCTCGTTCTTGGTTACTGTGGTATGTGTACAGCAATCTTTGATAGCTTTTGCAAGCTCTTCACGAGCCCAGCGCCAGCTACGGGATTTACCTGCCTTGTTAGACCAACGGTCATTGGTTTTCTTGTTGATCGTGTCTATCTTGGTGATGAGTCTTCCGAGGCTTACCTTGCCTCCGTCATCTCCTTCTACCCTGATCTTGATACAGCGGGCAGCTGGATCAATCCAGAATTTAACTGCCGGGGCTGTGGAGCTGGGCTCTTCGGAGTTATACTCCTCTCTGGTAATAACGCTGTGCATTTTAACAGGCAGACCATTAGCGATAGCATCATGCCATCTGATGCTCATCTTGCTAATACGGGCAACAAACAGATTATACTCGGCAAGACTGTGATGACAGCTCGCCCTGTATAGTACCTTGCCTACCTCTGCTGCATTTATCCTCTTACCATTAATCTTTCTTACACCTGTGTGGGTCTTGCAGATATTCACGGCGAATCCATTGATCTTTATCTCTGGGAACTCGTATGTACCCTCTGCCACCTCTTTCTCATCCACCTGTTCTTTTGTATTCTCTGAGTATGCCTCTATTATAGAATATATATCGAACTCTCCACCGAAGTTAATCTTGTTGTATATAACATCAAGTAAATCAGGAGCTTCCAGACTTAGATTCTCATATGTGGCGGAAGTTTTTGTGAGAGTGATATTGTTGATACTGGTCTTCTCAATCTCTCCCGTCATGAGCTTATTGATAACAATCAAAGAGGTATTGTTTTGATAGTCTTTCTCTATATAGGCCCTGAGCTCATCATACTTTACCTTATGCCTTGCTGATAGACGTTTCTCCATCTTCAGCCTAACCATTTGAGCCTCGTTGGAGTGTATAAAGCAACCTCCCTTGAGGAATGAGGTAAGCTTTGCATCCATAGTAACCAGTAGGAATACATGCATGGTATGTACATCCAGTTGGTTCGTGATTACCAAATGCCGCTTTTCATTTCCATTACTAGAGACTTCTTTAACCACCATCATGAAAAATCCCTTGTCGAGATAGTCATAGATATCGTCGTCATCTCTACCAATAATCAAAACAGAGGACGAATGTGGTGTATTGGTGTATACCAGCCTATAGGTATGCACACCCTCCATTACTTCTAATGGAGCATTTTGAAAAATAAAAGGAAGATACAGACTATCAGGTACTTCCTTCGGGATGAAACGCATGCTCTTAAACGCTTTAGCCAGTTCCTGGCCGTTTGTTTTTGTGAGCTTCTTAACAATTCCCTTGGTGTCTACCTTATCTGCTCTGGTGTCTGAATAGAATCTCTCACCAGCGCTTCCTGGAGTTGTTCTTGATTTTGACAATGGAGCTATGTCAAGACCCTGCACAGGGATCTTGCTCATCTTTGAGTAACTCCATGCAGCTTGGAGTGTTTTAAATTTCAGATCACTAATCTTCAGTCGCACTGCGGGGTCATAAGGATACTGAATACCATGGTTCATCTTCTGCCAGTCATGATCGAACCTCACACTACCACCGGAAGCGAATTTTTTTATTTTATTAAAGTTATTTACTAATGAATTAAATTTTTTAAGTGATATTTCCATTTTGTGTATGTGTGTTTATTTTTGATGTGTGGGGAGAGGGATCGGACCTCTTCCCCACAATATAACAGACTAATTACAGAGAGGCGCCACCAACCAGAGTACCAGAGAGTACGATGTTGGTGTCTTCTGCTGCAGCCAGGCGAGTAGCGAGCTTCTCGCGGTTCTTGTCCGAGGTAACATCATTACCGTCGAACTCAAACAGCTGACCATCAACCCATACCCAGTGGGCATGAGAGGCAACCTTGGAGGTGATGGCATCAACCGCCTGGTCGATGGTCTGGTCTGCGAGCTCGGTGTGGCCCGTGTTGTCGGAGATCTTGACGACGAATTTCTTGTTCATAACTGCGTGTTTTTGGGTTGGTTGTTGTGTTTTTGTTGTTTACCTGCGGGGTGATTATTCACCTTTTGTTGTTTTACTTTCCGGCTGGGATGTACTCAATGCCTGAGTATCTCCTGCAGTGCCGTTAACTGCTTCTGCTGTTGGAAGGGTGGCTGAACTATCTCCACCCGTTAATGACTGCTCTGAATGTAGCTGACTTTCGTAGTGAGCCAAAAGTCTCTTAAGGTACTCTATAGCATCCTCTATTGATTTGGCCTCGCCTGACAAAAAGGGCTTTACCTCGCTTACAATTTTATGGATATCAATATCCACTTTACTTCTGCTCAAACATTGCTTGAGCCACGATGTGCAGGTTCTCCAAGTAGCCAGCATTCGTGATACGATCAATGTATGTAGTACCGGAATAGTTTTTTGCTTTTCCTAGTCCACATTCCTCTAAGGTATATCCCTGCTTACCTAATTCGATACGCATAATACGATCAAACTGAGCGTACAATGCTTTGTAGGCTGTGCGATGCTCGTACCGATCATTCTCCTCTTCCTGCTTGGGAGTGATCTGCTTGGCATTCATTTGCCTCATTGCCTCCTTATGCACAAGCTTGTTGATCTCACTCTTGAGATTCCGCTTGGCGGTTTCTTCTGGTGACGAGATATGATTACGCACCTCTTCCAGGCTGAGCTTAGGAGGAGTGGGTAGTGCTCGAGCTGCAGTAATATCCTGCATTACATCAGTCGGGATTTCCTCAGCGATTTGATCGTTAGTATTAACAACCTTCACGGAAGTTCCTCCAGTGATGTTCTGCTGTGTTACCTCCACAGTCTTTACAGCTGTTTGGTCACAGAGTAGGTTGTATGTATCCACGTCATTAACATTAACAAGTTGACGATTACGGGTAACTCCTCCCACAGTAACGCGGGACATGAATACCGCCCCGTCTTTCTTGAACGTATTCACGGGAGTCATTCCGGCACAGTCGATCAAGTCACTAACGCAATAGGCTTTTTGCCCATTAACTTCTACAGTACGCATGTTTGCGGTGTTTATCTTCAGTTTCATTTTGTGTGTTTTGTTGCGCCTGGTCACTATGGATAGGCTTTGTTTTTGTTTATTCCTATCTGTGGATAGGAAATTGTATGTGTCTCAATTCTCCTGTTTTAAGAGTTCTATCTATACAGGCCCTGCATCTGCTACAGGCACCATAGTCTTTTGTACTCTTTAACTGCTTTGCTACAGCGGGGCATGTTAGGAATTTTCTGTCATTTATTTTGTCCTCGGGGAAGTTATCTCCCATCCAGGCAATAGCCACATTAGGATAATTTCTATACGGCTCATATGCCTCTAACACAGCATCTATGTTAACTGGGTCACAGCTAATATAGATAGACATGTTTTTTACCTCAGCCAGGATAGGTATTGCAAATAAGGATCTGGTATATCCCCAGAATCTTACTAGCGGCCATTCCTCCATAACATGGGCCCAAGCTCTTGCATATTCCTCATTGAAGAAATCCCCACCCATGTGTAGGCGGAAATACTGCTTCATGAATCCTCCGTTAAGAAGAAACTTCAACAATGTATTTCTAAGGATTTCAACCTTTAGTGAGTAATCTGCGTTGAGTAACATGAAAGTATTGTAATCTTCTGTCTTCTTGTAGTTTTTGTATATCCTGCTTGTGGTGCAGGCATAACAAACATCCAAGCAACCCTCTTTACCCTTGGTCGCTCCTGGACAGGTACCACCTTCATTAATCTCTCCTGTTTTTAACCCAAAAGTATTCTTATGCTCTTTAAAGAATCTTGTTTTCCTGTTTTCTGATAACTTTAAACTTAGTAAGCTTTTAGCCATTAAAATTGAATGTGTTCTTCTGCTTCTTGTTTTTCTTTCACTGTGTCTGATACCTCGTAGCTGCACCTGTTGCACATTGTTACTACACAGGTATCTCCGGCTGTATTCCTACACGTCCAGCTAGAGAAGTCTTCACTTCCACAGCACGGGCATTCTTCAGTTTTACTAATTGCTAATTTTGTTTTTTTCTTGATGGTCATATTAGTTAGCCCATTCCCAGGTTTGCTTGGATTTATTCCAAACAGTTTCTTTTTCGAATATTTTCTTACCTTTCCATCTGTCGCTAACCACTAGCTCGCAACCAAGATTATCTCCTGTGGCAATTTTTGTATAATCACAGAAAACATATCTAAGAATCTCTGGCAGGTAGTTACCATTCATGAGATCCTTGTGAGCTACCCAGTAATTAGCATCATGAACTACGTTTACTGGATAAATATATTTCATCCATAAACCTTCGTCTTTCAATATTTTACGCACATTCACAGAGGCTTCCCACATAAACAAAGCTAACTCAGAAGCCACAGGAAAAGCCAAACTCTCATTCAACCATCCTGCTTTTATACCAAAGTTATCTGTTTTTTCATAGGATAACTGCATGCCTCTTGCGTTAGATATTCTTTCATGTGCATTAACCTCTGCATTACAGGCTTCTCTATAAGCCATGTATGTGTCATATCTCTTCCAGGTATCCAAAGCATATTGGATCAGTTCTAGCGGAACCCTCAATCCGTTTTCTGCATAGATTTCAGCTTGAATAGGTATAGCCGCATAATCCAATCCTGCTGTGTATGAAACCCGGAATGTAATACTCTTGGATATAACGTATTTAGAAACATCTTTCTTTGATAGTTCAGGATCTTGGAAGTATTCCCTCATTTTTGTTTGATGGAAATTACCTGCCCTGATGTCGCTTATGAATTTAGGATCTCCACTGAGGAAAGCCATAATCGCCAAGTCTGCACCAGCAATGTCTAGCTCTACCCAATGATAATCTGGATCACCTGAATAAAATATGTTTCTTATATTCGCCGGTAATTTATCGCTATGTTTCTTCTGCTCTTCTGTGGGCATTAATGAATATCCTGGTACGAAGATATTTGGAATGTGCGCCAACACCTTTGAAGCAGGATTCTGCACATTAGGTGAGCTAGAAGATCTGAAGTTTTTTAGTAGCTCGAAGAAGCTAGCATGGATTTTTCCATCACCAGCAATAGCTGCCCAATAACTCTGTTTAAGTGGTTCGTCTTCATCAGCTTCTTCTCCATCCAACTGCTCAGCTTCGTCTAACGTAACGCCTTTCTTGGATAAGAACTTTGTAGCGAATACACCTATCCTAGAAATATTCAACAATAGCTCTACTGCCCTGTGCTTCAGTTTCAGTTCTTCTGAGTCATTCTCTTCCATATCCTCCTCAAGCTCGAACTTGATAGTGGACAAGGATTTACCATTAGTTGATGGAGAGAATAATCTTTGAGTCTGAGGTGACTGCTTCTCATACCATACTCTGGGCTTGGGTGATTTGCCTGCCTTTGTATAATATGCCGGAGTAAGCTTTAGTATGTTAAACATGAAATCCTTCTTCTGTAGAGAAGAGTTTGGATTAAATCCTTTTATACCAAAGTTTTTCTCCATGAATTCATCCATCTCGGTTCTGAGGCTCTCATACTTTTCAACATATTTATCCGTAATCTCTCTTAAAACTTTCATGTCTATGGGAATGCCTGTGCTTTCCATATCCAGGAAGTAGTTTGTGAGAGGAAGATAAACCTCGCTGTAGTAACGCCATAAGTGCTTAGGGAAATTACCCCGCATGTTCAGGCATGCCTCTCTGTGAGAAACAGCGTCACCAGCGCAATAGTCATAGTACACTTCAGGCTCGAAAAACTTCATCTTGGCCAGCGCATTCTTGGGTAACTTATGCTCACGCATTTTCCTGTAGAATGGCACATAGTAAGGAGTGTAGTTTGTAAACTTCTTAATGCCGGTATCCAACCCCTTGGATAATCTGGAATCATAGAAAGCCACAGCCTTCATTCCGTCAAAGCCCATTGTCTCGTCTGCTAGTTTGAAACCTCTATGTGTTAGTCGTAAATCGTCAGCCCTGATGTTCCAGCCCAATCTATCCGCTTTAGGATGCTCTAGAATGAGCTTCATGGTGTTCAGTAGCTCAAGATTCTCGTGTTCGCCGTCAGGGGCTATGTTAAGAACCACAGCAACATCTTTCTCACACGAGTACTGAAACTCATACATCACCTCATCATCCGTGAATTTACTTCCGTACCACTCAGCGTCATAACCTATAGAGAACATTCCCCTGGATATATAATCATTAAGAATAGTTATGTTCTCCTCAGGAGAATTAACTATCTTATATGTGTATTTATCATATTGGAGGTTGTTATCCACAGCCTTCTTAGCCAGCATGAAGATATCCTGGAATTCAGGTCTTTTTGTAGGATCCTGCACAGTAACCATACCTGCGGAATAATTTGCAAGTAGCTTACCATAAGGAGAATCTATGATCTCACCAACATAGTCTCCCATCTTCATGTTGGTCTTCATCATTCTCTTGAATACCTCCGCACCCAGGCTAATGATAATCTTTGGCTTTATCTCTTCTATTTCCTTGTCTAACTTTTCACTCCAAAACTCAATGTCTTCTGCCGGGGGTTTGGGTTTGCTACCTATTCCGTTTCTCACCATAGCCGTGAAGTAGCATTCTTCTATAGGTATTTCCGCTATTTCTATGGCATCTATTACTTCGTTAGCTGAACCTCCCGCCCTACCGAAGTAACCGACCTGTAAATCGTCTTTTGATGGGTGAGAAAATACAATCATGTATTTTGCTCCAGGGCCTCCTCTTGGTTTTACTTCTACTTTATTTTCGTTCACTATTATATATGGTTAGCTTGTGGTGGGTCATACTCAAATCCCAGTTTTGTTCCTTCTGGTAAAATATAACCCACAGATATCAAGAATTTCTCAAAAGCGTCCATCACTTCTATAAGAGAAGCCTCTGGATGTATCTCTACTGATATTATTGCCGGATTATATGTAGGAGGTGATTTGATAATGAATGTGTGATCTTTTTGTGTAGTCATTTTATAAAAATTTACCATCTGCTGACGGCAATAGTTGTTGCTTGTCAGGTATGTTATTAAACCTAGATTTATTTTTTTTACCTGTTAGCTTTGGTACTAAATCTATTTCTGTTTGCTCTCTGGCTTCTCCACCAACATCGGATGTATCAAAACGCATAAATTCCATATTTGCTCTGTGAGGAACAAAGAAGTTCTTTGTGTGTCTGGCCTTGATAGAGAAAATATTAACTATCTTGGCATCGGGTCCGTCCTTTCCTATACCTACCACAATATCTGCAGGCTTGATCACTCCCTTGAATCCAGATATCTCTGCGTTTGTAAAGTGGCCTTTCATCTTTCCAGTGGCCTGGTGAAGCAGCCATACAGAAAACTTATGTTCCCCATTAATCAAGTGGTTTGATAAATCTTCTACCTCGAAAGCTATCTTTGAGTATTTCTCCCAAGATGCGTCTGTACTTTCAGCGGGCTCCATGTAATCCATCTGGTCTATATAAACAACCTCCGGAATAAATCCTGTTCTTTCTGCATACCTGTCCAGATAAGCTCCGATATCTTTGGCGGTCATGGCTATGCCTTTTAAGTTTTCAACTTTCAAATTACGCATAACCTCACGCTCCTCGTCGGTCATATCATTCCATTTACTTATTACCTCGGCCTCAGCTACTGCTTTTCCCTGGTGAAGGTCAGAATAGCTCACGCAAAAATAGTTAGAATAGAACCGAGCAATGATATGCTCTGCAGGTTCTTCCATAGACAGATACATTACCCTATGCCCTAGCTTACATGTCTCTAATGCAGAATGTACAGCCATTGCCGTTTTGCCTCCACCAGAGTAACCCAGGATCATTCCAAACTCTTGAACACCCAGTCCCTTGATTATCGCGTCAATCTCTCTAAACCCGGTAGGGAAAGTTTTTCTCTTTTTACCGAACACAGGGCGGTCGAAAGGCGTGAAAGATAATTCCTCTTCGTTGATAGCTGCGTCCTTAAAGTCGAACACCAATGAGTTCAAGCTAGCTGCAATCTTATCTGGATCTTTTTCTGCGGTTCTAAGAATCGCCCCAAATCTACGCTGCTTCAACATCTTAGGCAGATGTTCCATGATGTAGTCTGAATTCAGCGGACTGTCATCATAGATCCATCCGTAGAATTCTCCTATCTGTTCCTCTTGGCCTTTACTTAGTGCCCCTTTGTTCAGATAGCTCTTCAGATTAATAAGCATCAACTTTTCGTTTATAGGTGCTTCATTGATCTCCAGAGCGATTTGTATAAATGCCTTGTATATATCTATTCCGCCAAAGTCTTCAGGCACGATTTTTAGGTTTTTAGCCAGGGCAAAAACCTTTGGCTCTCTGATAATATTTTTTATTACCAGTTCAATAAAATCCGCATCATTGTAAATATCGTTATTCATTGTATTCTTTCTACGTCTAATTGTTTGGATTTAAGAAACGTTAAGAGCTCGGCCGTCATCTCTTTCCGCGCTGCCTCACTGTAAGCTTCGATTATTTCTTTTACTGGCTCTTTTGTGGCTAGTATTCTGAACCAGGCATAAAATCTTAGCCTTGGATTTAACAAAGTAGATACGGCATCTCTACCCATCTCCAGCACCATGTGCCTTAGCATCTCTTTCTGATATTCATACAGTTCCTCTAATGGAACGCTGAAATTTTTACTATAATCTATAGCCACTTGGTTTGCTGAAGTGGATCCAAAATAACTTGGATAAAAATTCTCCCTATGCCCATCCAAGCTCTCCAATAGGGCAATAGCATATTGTTCTGGGGTTATTTTGTGCGCCTTACAGAACACAGCGGCTTTCTTAAACGCTTTTTCAAATGCAGGAGCAGAATGATAGATATAGTGAGGCTGCACCAAACAACGCAGCCTGATATATTCACTCTCTAGTCTGTCTTTTAAATCTCGCAATTCAGAATCTTCTACTTCGTCCATATGTCTTTTATGATTTTCTTTAAATCCTCTGTGGTTGCTTCGTCAGGAGAGGAGAATCCATAGTCTCTAGGATCTACATTAATACACTTCCTGCCGTTAGCATTGAATTCTTCCGCCAACTCTCTGGCCTTTTCCTGTGTTGCATCTTCACCATCAAGCATTATGGTTATTTTTTTCCATTCCTGTATGAGTTGTTTTTGATTAGAAGATATGCCCTTACCTAATGTAGCCACGGCGTTCATGCACTTGAGAGCTTTTTTTGCCCCCTCTACAACTATCACATGGTCGAATTTTTTAGCCACATCATAGTTGAATAGATAATCTCCTTTAGGAAACAGATGGAGGTAACGCATATACTGCAAGCGATCACCGTTGAATGTTCCAGGAATAAACCTGAGCTGCCATCCCACATATTCTCCTCTGTGTATTATAGGAAAGTGTATGCTCTCTGCTGTGTTTATCTTGAACCCAGAGTCAAATGATATATTTATTCCTCCTGATTGAGGTATGTATCCTACCCCCAGATAGAAGTAATATTCAAAGTTTGTGAGATGGTCTTTCTTTAAGAATTGCACCGCTGGATGATTTTCATCTAGTGATTCAAAGCCCACGATATCTGTGTATGGTGGAGTCTTGGCGTGAGGATAATCTTCTTGCTGATCTACCTCAGAAGAGGAGAATGATTGAAATTCTAGCGCGTCTCCTTTGAGTAAATCACTAACCTTGAGCATCTGCCCGCAAATAAAGCAATTACTCACTGCCCACCCAGGAGAGATGTATCTTTTCATCTTCTTCGAATCCTTGGGATCGCAAGTAGGACAGCATACTCTGTAGCTACCTCCACTCACACCCTTGGCTTTTCCAAACCTGTCTTTTAGTTTTTTGAGTAAGTAGCTATTTACCATTTTGTGTGTATTTGATGTGGTGTGATGGAAATTAACCCACCACACCACCATAGTCAAATGAAGTTTACCTGATTTTTTTGATATGCTTGGTTTGATGCCAATCAATATCTTCAATACTATCAACTTCGTTTATTTTCCAGCCTTGCTCCTTGTAATACTGTATTCTTTTTCTAGCCATTCCGTTAAGCACAGGGTCATGGTCATCCATAAAATCAATCAGGATAAAGTGGGTTTTTTCTGTTAACCCAAACTTATCTATCTGCTCTTGGGTAAGTATTCTACTGCCTCTCAAAGCTTCCTGAAGTACTTCGACCTTTGATGATCCACCTGCTCCCTGTATCACGACTCTGCAGTTAGGAATATCCACACCCGCCCTGAAGGCATCTGTGGCAATTAATCTTTGAAATTCGTTATTAGCGAATTCCAGAGCTATATCTTTTTGCTGCTTGTTTGTTAGTGCAAAAGAGCCTACTGATTTTTTGCTAGACTCTCTGTGTAAATACTTTGTACCTGGTGGTAAATATTTATATAGGGGAATCAAGTGATCTTTCACATGATCCACAAATATTATAGTTTGCCACCCTTCTGGTATCTTAGTACATACCTGCCCAATCAGCTCGTTCCTAACAGCACAGCCCTTGATGCCGTGCTTTATCTTGGTTTCTATAGATGAGTATGCCCCAAACACATAGTCTTTGGGCATATTTAACATATACACAACCCCAGGCACAACAGCTCCTGATTCTTCTGCATCTGTGTATGGAAAGTAAATCAAGTCTTCACCAAACAAACCAACCAATAGCTTATCACTGTTATTGAATAAACCCTCTGTGGTGGCACTAAATCCGAACACACGTTTAGGTCGCAAAACCTCCATGCAGTTCTTAAATGTAGGGCTACCCGCGGATTGCATTTCATCAACAAGTAATAATTCACATTTTTCCAGTGAGCAACTCTTGAGGCTTTTGAATGTGGTGATTGTTATGTCATTACTAACATCATGCACACCATCACCAACAAGACCTACATGCTTTTCAGGGAAAAATGTTTTAAACTTCTGGTAGGTTTGTCTAACTACTTCTTTTAACGGAATAGCCAATATTGTGTTTAAGCCATTCCACGCGGCGTAAGTAACTGCGGCAATATGGGTTTTACCAACTCCACCCGCCGCATTGATTACTCCACTGTCTTGTTCTCCCTTTATTATCAAATCAGCCACCAGCGGTATCTGATAGTCTCTAAGTTTGAACTGTTTTATTCTTTCCCAATCCACAGGGGGCAGGGCTGACCGTAGGTCAATCACGTTATATGTGTCATGATTCCTATGAATCAACCCTGTTAATTGATGGAAAAACCCAGGCAACGTGAATGCATAACCATCACTATCCAAAGAGTACAGCAGCTTTTCTACAAACACACAGTCGCGTTTGTATTGTATAGTCTGCATTTCTCTATGATGATACTTGAGATACTTGGCCATATACGGAGTAAACGGCTTTAGTCTCAACCCACCATCAAACCTGGTTATTTCTATCTGCATATTAATCCTCTATGATTTCTCTCAAGAAACTTTCAATGATGGGGTATATCAATATTCCTCCTAGTCCACCCAGTATAAAATTTATATAGGGCTTATCTAAAAGCAATCCCACATAAATTGCTACGAACATAATAACCCTAACCGTAGGGCTTAAGTTATACGTTCTTAGCTTTTGTAGGTTTTTGTGTTCCACGGTTTTTGTTTTTTGGCTTGCTGGGATTATTGTTCGGTTTTGAGCCAGACAATACCCTGTTAGCGGTAGATTGCGCTATATCTGTTAACTTTGTACTTTTGTCTCTGCTGTTCCAAGCATGAAACAATGACGCAGTCGTGATTATCAAAGAGGCGATGTTTTGTTTTATATTATTTTCTTGTTCACTCATAATTTTACAGTGTTATCCACCACATCTATCAAATCTTCATCGTGGTCGATTATTATTATTTGTTTTAGCTTACTCATCTCATTCATGTTCTTTATGACTTCAAAATAATTCTTTTTTGACTCTTGAGAAAGATGAACCGATCCCTCGTCAAATATCATCATAGGGAAAGCCTCTCCGAACATAGAATGCAATGCCAGTCGCAATGCCACACCTATCATAATTTCCTGGCCGCCTGACACAGAAGGTAACTTTCTACCCTGATCATCAAAAACATCTATTCCGAAATTATCATTAACTTCTGCCCTATACGGGAAATTGAAGTTTCTTAGATTTTCTGAAAGATACTCTGAAACATTTGAGCTATATGTCTGTATAAGCTTTCTTGGAAATTGAGATGTGGCAAGCATCTCATACAAGTCATTAAGAATACCAACATATTTATTCCTTGCGGAGTTATGTTTCTTGGTGTTCTCGTTTCTTTCCAGTTCTCCCCTTTTCAGGGAGATCATATTTTCATTATTGGCGAGTTTTATTTGAAGATCTTTGCTGGTTTCTAATGCTCCGACAATATTATTTATTTTTTGCTGTATATCGTCCTGCTCAACCTCTATCGAGATTTTTACCTGATCATATGCAGGCAAAGTAGCCTTCTTGATATTTAGGCTAGAGATGCCGGACTCTATAGAAGGCAGAGACTGACTCAGCTTCTGTTTCTCTAAACTCATGGAGTTGTATTGAGAAACTACTGCCGAGTATATCTCATAGTCATTTTGATCAAAAGATATACCTTCTAAAGGAGCCAGACCCGCCAATATCTTATCGTTATCAGCTTTCCAACTATCAAATAAATTCTTGTTGTACTCTATGTCCTTAATAGTTACCGAAATATCGTTGTATTCTTTCTGGATAACTTGAATCTTGCTATGAATCTCCTCTGCCTTTTCAGCCATATGAGCGATATACACGCCTATGTCTTTTAATTCCGACCCACAATGTGGGCAATTATCCACGTCTAACAACCCCTTGGACTTATAATTGTCTACCGTTTGGATAGCGTCATTGTAGTCTTTAGCCAGAACATCATATTCTGTTTTTAGTTTATTCAGATTCTCCCTGAGGGTAGCTAACCTAGCTATTTCTTCTTGCGGTACTTCTTCGGGTTTTTTGTTATTAGAAGCAACCAAAGAATCCGTTAACTGCTTTTTATTCTCATAGAGCGGTCTAGAGGCTTTCAACTCCTGCAGCTTTTCAGTTATATCAGAGATGTCCACAGAGTTAAGCTTTGTGTCTATCTTGTTAATTTCTTCGCAAATATCTAGTTTATTATTTTCTAACTCTGCGATTTTTTCAGAAATTACATTCCTTTCTGCTTCTGCCTGATTACAGGAGTCTAAATATTTTAATCTAGATATCAAGTCTGCATGTGTGCCAGAAAGGTCGGGATCAAGCGTATCTAACGTCTTTTTAATATCTGCGGAACTTTCTGAAATATCTTTTATTTCCTGCAGTATGGCGGGTTCGTCCAATAGCGGATATTCAGGAGGAGCGGTTTTGATATATTTATTCCATATTGTGTCTCTTACCTTTGTGGTATTAGGTACTAGAAATATCTTCTGGAATATCTTTTCTTTCACAGAGTTATCACCAGAGAAAAGCAATGCAATATCGCCCTGTCTGGCCACAACGATATTTTTAAATATATTTTTATCTATTTGGAACAGCTTATCCCATATCTCGGCAACTTCTCCTGACTTTTTATAGGTGATTCCGTCATATTTAAAGTTAACCTTTGATGTGTCGAGGTGTCTCTCTAACACTGCCTCTTTTCCATCAATCATTATGTTACCCATAACATAGCCAGATTCTTCACCTACAGAAAGCATATCACCTTTAAAACCATAACCTTCCCCCGTGAACAGAAAGATTATGGCTTCCACAATACTGGATTTGCCTGTGCCGTTATTTCCAACAATCCCAGTTATTCCACTCTTAAAGTCTATCTCTAACTTACGGTGTGTTCTGAAATTTTTAAGTGTTAGTTTTTTAAGTTCCATTATGGTAATTCTTCATTCTCTAATCTACCTGATTGCTCCGCATGCCATGGGCATAGTGTTCTAAACCAACCTCCTTGATATACTTTTCCAGGCTTACCGCAATCCTCACAAGTTCTACCAGACAAGTAGCTTGCATAGTTTTCATATGCGTGGATTGTTGTCCATACCTCGTCGAAGATTTTATCTATTGAAGATTCTTCGAAAGTGTCGTGATTCTCTGGAGGCGTTGGATATGTAATATCAAAGTACAACCTGAGTGTTCCGAACTTTTCTTTTATCTGTAAAAACTTAAATACAGGAGATGGATATTTATCGAATTCCTGATCACCCTTACAGTATTCTGGTTTTAACTTAGCATATCTACGATTGGACTTGAGTGTATTCTGCGTGAGTTTACAGAAGGTATCTATAATCTCATACCAACCATCACCACATTCACAACCAAATGACATTAGATTTTGTGTGAGTGGTTCGTTTCTACCGCTGAAGAAATCAGGGTAGTTTTCAACTAATTTTTGCTCCAGATCTGGGCTCATTTTTTACTCTTTTTGGTAGGTTTTGATTCGCTGCTGTTTTGTTTATTGGGGATCTCTAGTTTTTCTAGCCCCCTGCTAATTACGTCAGCTATAACGTCATTAACGCTCTTATCTTCCTCGCAAGAAATGCGTACAAAGTACTCCAGGACTTCACGAGGGAATTCCGATAAATCCAATTCTAGTTTAACGTATGGCCTCAAAACAACAGAACCGTCTTCTCTGGTCTCTAGAGTGAATTTTTGCCCTTTCTCCCAGCCGTAAGTAAGCAATTCCTCTTCATCAAACTGCAGGTATACATCTTTCGATGGTAACAAATTTTTAACTGTGGTGTTTTTCATTTTAGCTAATTAATAATTGTGCTTTTAGTTCGTCCAGTATTTTAGCTGGATCATCCTCTGTTAAAAGCTTTACCGCTGTGTTATATAAGGCATCAGCTTCTTCTTTACCGTTAGTAAGCTCATGCAATACTTGAGATATCCTGTCTGTGGTTTTAAGCTCAGATCTGATATTAACGCACTCTTCTTGATTGTTTTTATCTAACTTGATTCTGGTGAATTTAACTATTCCAAGTTTGTACAAAAACTGGAGCTTGTCTAGCTGTCCGGATACCTCTGAAGTATATTTGCAAAGAAACACAGGACGATTTTGCTCATACATATAGTTTGCATATTCAGAAGGAGCAAAGCTATCTATGTTATCTTTATCTATATTCAGTGTTATGAACTTCCTAGGCAGCTCATATTCTACCAGATCCAGTTTATCCTCATTCCAGTAATAGATTCCGTCTTTGCTTGTTTCGTCTGCGGCAGTCACACCCAGACTTCCACAATAGCCAACGAATATCTTTCTATCGCAAACAGGGTCATGATACCACATTTCCAGTCTCTTATGTATATCTCCCAAGAATATGGCTTGTATAGACCCGCATTGGTTGGAGAAATCTATATCTTTGATAGAAACCTTTTTCTTTTCGGAGATAAAGAAGAATAGCTCTGGTACTTGTTGGTGCAGGAATATAAACTTAACAGAGTTTGTGGGTCTGCTGTTTAATTCCTGATTCAATAAATCTATCACATGTTGCGGATTATCATTATAGTCTATTCCCACAAACTCAGGCTCTGAATTTATAGGATCGAATCCTGCGATCTTTTCCCATGTAACTCCATCCACAGGCTTGCTGTGGTCTCCAGCAATACCTAATGGGCGTATACTAGCCGAGCGCAGCCTGCGTAGCTCTGAGGCCACAAAGTCTATGGTCTCTGACGATGGCTTGTTGTTGTCGAAAAGATCACCCACGCTAACCAGATAATCTACCTTTAACTCTATGGCCAAGTCTATGGTCTTAGAGAATAGAGCTCTGCAGTCATTTTCTAGCTCTTGAAAGTTATACAGCTTACTCCCCAAATGCTCGTCGGATATTGCTAAAAATCTCATGCTTCTAATTTTCTGTGTTGTTCCGTGAAAACTATCTTTTGTGTATTAGGTCTGCCGGGTGCGACAGCATTATCACTATCCACATATTCTTGGGTATAGTCAAGCATATGGGCTAGGCCGTATAGATTATCCCCATCTTCTACAAATGTATACCCCTTGGATGTCTTATTCTCCAGGGAAAGATTATACATGTCCCTGGCTAGCTCCTCATCCATCCAAACTTTTAATATTTCGGTCTTGCTGTAATTTCCCGTGCGTCCACATAGAGAGTTTTCAAAAACATAATAGATTTCATTACGGTTCTTGACTAACTCCACAGCTAATACCTCGGTAACATTACCTCTGATTATTTCTTCCTTTTTAAGGAAGCTTGTCATTATTCGCTCCATAATTATTTTCTATTTGTGTGTTTAGGTAGTCTCTCTCTATCTCAATGAGTTTTTCCCTGAATTGATGTGTTCCTATCACATTCCCTTTTAGATCTTTTGCCTCCCACATTTGGATTCTTGGATTGAATTCTATGTTAGAGACTCGCTTGACTACCCTCTGACCGAGGGTAGCAAGCTTGTCGAAAAGGTTATCTGATAGTCCAGAGAGGTTTCCCTCGCTGTCTATATAGATAACGCTGCGCATATTATAACTCTATTTGGTTATCTTTGTTTTGAATAGGCTCATTGTATTCCTCTGTCATCTCTCTGGTGCCTTCCTCAGCACCACCGAGCCTATCCTCAATGAGTTTTGTTGCCTCTAAGCAACCGGATCCGTAACCCTCTACCTTGTCGACTTTTACGTTGCCGGTTTTATCTATAATGAAAACAATACTCTTAGACATATTGCATAGAGTTACGAATAAACCTGCCGGTTTTGTCGTGTTGGAAACGAATATTTACGGAGTGTGTTTTCTCCCCTGGGCAATACACCACATACGTAACCTTAGCTCTGGCCCAACCTGGTGACTTCTCAGGCACCAGGGTATGCCGGTGAACATACACCTTGGCGGGTGGATATGGTTGGCACTCGTTGTAGAGTGTTTCCACGATGGACTTTTCGAGCTGCGTTGAGATGGATTCGAATTCGTTGCTGTTCATATTTGTTTTTGGTTGGGTTTATTTGGTTGCGATTATTTTTAATTCTCCTGTGGATAATGTTTCCACTTTGTAGTTCAAATCCTCCTCATTCATGAACTGCTTTACTTCAGCTAATGAATAATTCTGTTTAATATATTGCAAGTTATGACCTAGCTGTTTTGCGATAGATGAATCGTAAAAGTCGCAGGTAAACTGTGCTTCACCGTCACTATTGATATCTATGCCTACATCATATCCCATAGGGGATGGGTTCAGGGCTACATATTGGTGCACCACATTCCTGCTTGGGTCTGTGGGATAAGTGGTGCATACCTGGTTTTCTACAACCTTCCAACCCATGTTTTCGAATGTATTAAGCAACAATCGCTTGTTTTTAAACTTTGTTTTAATTTTTACTGAATGACTCATGTGTTTATCGGTATTTGTATTACTTTATTTGTTTTTGCAGGTTGCACACTTAATCTGATTATCTTTTTTCTCTTAAACCCCTGTTCTTCCCAGCAGGTGTTTAGAGAATTTTCAATAATCTCTTTAAACTCGTCAGGAGGGATGTCAAACATCTCCTCTTTCGCGAGTATTGATATGTTATCGTGAGATATAGCTCTTACCTCTCCGTTGCTCACCTCACAATATGGAATTATTAAGCTAAATATGTTCTCTGGATCCCCCCTAAAGGAGATCCAGAGCATATCAAATGAGGGTAGGTCTAACACATTCTCCTCTTTATTAAACATATTATACTTCCAGCTTGCGGAAATACTCCCCGGAGATGTTAGCCACATCGCTAACATTTTTAGCCTCTGTGATTACCCCAGTAAGCATAGACTGCAGTTCTTTAACGGCATCTTTGTCTTTAGCCAGGTCCTTATTTCCCTTAAGCAGGTTTTCAACCTTGCTAAGCTCTGCCTCGATGTTCTTATCTTCTATGAAGTTAAGATCACGAAACTCATTGATGTGCTTCATCAGCGTCTTGATATTGGTTTCTGAAACAACCTCCTTTTTGGAGATTTTTTCCAACACAACAGAGCAATGCTCTACAACCTTTGAACGCAGGGTATCAATCACATCGCCAACAAACTCATTGATTTTGCTCATATGAGTGCTGAGTTGATTTGAATATTCCTCCCTGTATTTTCTGGCTGCTGCAACCTTTGCTTCGTTGTTTGCCTGCTCACGGCCAATTTCCGTATGTATGTCCACATTAGAAAACTCCGTGGGCAGCTTAACCTCAAACGACACAATATCGAAAGAGAACTTCGACTTAACCTTCTCAACGTCTGGATATAGGTTTTCCATGTCCTCTACCTTGACTTGATCCTCAAACTGCTTGTAGTAGTCGATGGCCTCCTGCTTATACGTGGGATACTTTTCGATAAACTCATCCCGCATATTAATGAATGCCTCCTTGTACTCGTTGAGCTTCTGATACACCTCAACATACCTCGCCTTGGGAACGAAGTGTGCTTGGGGAACCAGGGGAAACTGGAACGAGTTTGAATACAGGTAGTTACGGGCACGTTGCTGCAAGCTGCGGAACAAGTTATGCACCGCGGGCTTGATGAGCATCTTTTTACCCAGCTGAATCATTTCTGGCAGCTTTTGATCCAGCTTGATGTCCTCTTCTGTGAGGCTGTAGCTCATGCCCCACATCGCAATGTGTACGTTAACGAGCTTACCATCCTCGAAAACCTTGTCGTAATACTTCTGAAGCGTTTCTGATATTTTGTTGTTACTGTCCATGTTAGTCCATTGATATGCTAAGCTTGCGCATAGCGGTTTCTACTGTTTGTGTTTCTCCCTCGTCGTTAAGCATAACCAGCTTACCGCGAGCCTGTTTACGCATGATTTGCAAGTCCTCCTCGTGCGAATGAGCGAACGGGATGAACTCGTCAAGTTCTGCCAATACTTCTTTATCTGATATTTCTTTACCGGCGTAAAACGCCCTGAACAATGCTGACTTTATAACATCCTCGATCTCTGCGCCTGTGAACTCGTCGGATTCATCCACGAACTTCTTCAGGTTATAGTTATCGGGGGTTCTACCATACTTCTTAAGCACCACGCTAAAGATCTCTTTACGCTCCTGCTCTGAAGGAAGATCTACCCAGAAAAGCTGGTCAAACCTACCTTTGCGAATAAGAGGGGAAGGAAGAATAGTGTGATCGTTCGATGTGGCCACAATGAACGCAGGGTTAGTACGATCATTCAACCAGCCAAGGAATGTACCGAAAATACGAGAGCTAACACCTGTGTCTCCCTTACCTGATACGGCATCCTTACTGAGGCTCTTTTCTATCTCATCAATAAGAATAACGCATTTGCCGATACTCTCGATTACCTTGATAGCTTCTCGCATATTACGCTCACTGTTACCTACATGCGAGTCGAACACGGAGCCCATATCAAACTGAAACAATGGGCAATCGAATTCTTTGGCAATAGACTTACTGATCAGCGTTTTACCTGTACCCGGCACAGACGCAATGAGAATACCCTTTGGGAGAGGGAGTTTGTATTCCCTGGCTTCTTGGGTGTACGCCTTCTTCCTGGAATGAATCCAGCTCTTAAGCCCGCTCAAACCACCTACGTTATCAAATGAGATATCGCTAGGGATATATGTGAGCAATCCATTCTTCTTGAGTTGCTGGATCTTCTCATCAAACACCGTGGAGGTGAATTCTTTGTTGAATGTTTTTGCAGAGGTATATGCCATTGCAAACGCATTCTCAATTTCTCCAAAGGTCATACCCTTGGCTGCCTCTATAGCTGCCTCTTTGATGTCCTGGGGAACCTCTATGATCTCCATCTTTTTATCTTCTCTGGCTTTATTAACAGAGTCGATGATGTAGTCCAGGCGTTCTCCTATGCTTTTAACACCCGGAAGATCATAATCTATAAGCTGGATTTCTTTCTCCATCTCCGCAGGGATTGCAAACTTATGACCAACCAATACAATCATATTGCCCTTACTCTTTAGAATGTTCCAAAGATTCCTGAGTAAACGAATGTTAATCACCTTGTCGAAATGCAGGTGAAAATCTTTTAGGATAAAGATATTATCCTCTTCTCTGTATCCTTGCAGATACTTGAGAAGCTCTGTGCTGTTGTTAAGCCCTTCGGGATGGTTTTGATTATTATCTTTCAAATTAACCAACCCTCGCTGAGCATCCCAGGCATGTAATTTTGTAACCTGGTCATTAGAGAATAACTCTAATAAGTCCTTAACCACCCGTTCTTCCTCGTGGGTGAGAATGAACAGGCTAGGATAATGTGCTTTGTAATAATTTTTGAATTTTTGTGTGAATTCCATGTGTTTATTGTGGTTTGTGTGTTTCTTTTAGTAACTGTCCGATTTCTGTGCCTTTAACGCCAAAAAAGTCTAGCATATGCTCCATGATGGTATTCAATGGTGTTGTACCTCTCTTTCTGGCCATCTTCTTGATATATTCATCCTCGTGATGAGGTAACTTCGATAGCAACCAAACAGCTGCACCATACAGCTCATGAGAGCTTATTTTAAACTCCGTCGAATTCGACGGGGTTACTTGCTTTTTTATTGTCTTAACAACAGCAGGCTTTGACTCTCGCGGTTTGTTTTTAGGCTTGGCTTTTGTAACCACAACTTGTGGTGCTAATACAACCTTTGGAGGTCTACCTCTTTTCCTTTTAACCGCAACAGGAGGCTCTGGCTGAATTACTTTTCTTGGGCGTCCTCTGCCTCTCTTTTTTACCTCTACTACTTCTGTCTTTTTATTAACCTTTTTAGCCTTTTTTTTCAATGTGTGTGTTAGCTTGCTGGTTTATACTTTCTTTGGCCTAGGTGGTGCCTGCGGCTGAGGAGGGGGTTGCACCTGTTGGGCATAACTATCCGCCAAATCCTTGCGCTGAGCAGACTTGCTACTGCCTGTATAATATTTATCTAATAGCGGCTTTATTACCGGAGATACATATTGTTTAAGCCTGTCTCTGACCTTATAATAAATTGCTGTTTTACTCATAACTACGATTATACTACCTTTTCCTATATACTGGGTAATATTTTTTATTTACCTCTGCCTTTGGGGTAACAACTGAAATAAGCGATTCGAGCGCTTCATATGTAAAATTATATATTGTAACAAAGTTGTTGATTTGTTTTTGATTTTTACCTAACTTCTTTCTTGTACTATGTCCCATTACGATGTTAAAGAAACTATAGAAAAACTGCTCAAGGCAGGAACCAAGGAGTCAGTTTTTCGTGCTCGACAGCTAATGTTTTCGGTACTTCCTCCCTCTCATTTTGTCGAGAACTACTTGTTTGATAATGAGGGCAGGCTTCAAGATTTAAATGATTTCCCGATGCTTAAGCATATTTATGACAATATGCCGCAGAAATTGCTCCTTAAGTGCAGTCGTAAAACTTTGAAGAGTACACTTTTGAGTAATTTCGTTTGTTTAAACATGTTGAGATGGAATTACTACAAGCTACTATATATTGGTCCGCAGGAGTTAACTGTTAAATATTTTTCTAGTAATTACCTTCCACCTAGATTTGATAGCCCTAAGGTTAAGAATATGTTGGTGAAAGGCTGGGATAAGAATGATGTGTTTGAAAAGATTTTAGGGGACACTAGAAGTAGTATCTTGTTTCGTTATGTTAAAGATGATGCAACGCGAGTTCGTGGTCCCGCCGTGGATTGTATTGTTTATGATGAGGTGCAGGACATACATTATGACCAGATACCTATTATCCAGGAAACAATGGCATTGAGTCCTTACAAACGAGAGATATTCGCAGGTACGCCGTTAGACTCCTCGAATACTATTCATAGTTTGTGGAAAACAACAAACCAACTGGAGTGGATGATGCGTTGTGGGTGTGGGCATTGGAATAGCCTTACAGAAGGCAATGACCCTATGAAAATGATTTTACCTCATGGATTGAGTTGTTCAAAATGCTCTAAAAAATTAGATGCTAGGCAAGGAGAATGGGCTGCGGGTAATCCCAAGAATTTTTTAATGACGGGATATCATCTTGCGCAGCCAATCTTACCATTCTTCAACGAGAGCGAAAAAGAGTGGAAAGAAATTTATGAAAAATGCACTAGCGGAAAATATGATCAGAAAAAGATAATGAATGAGGTACTGGGCTTGAGCTTTGATATAGGTACAAAGCCAATTACTGAAGAAGAACTTAGAAAGAATTGTGTACTTGGTAATATGATTGAGCCTGGCAGCGATAAGCATGCCGTATTCTTGAAGAATAGGGGAAGGTATAAAATATTTACTGTGGGTGTGGATTGGGGTGTTTCTATGGTGCAGAGCAGAACAGTATGCACTGTTGGAGCATTGAGAAACGATGGGATATTTGAAGTATTTTTTGTTAAGATTTTTTCTGGTTTTGATCATGAAGCACACATAAAGAGCATATCCGAGATAGCAAATGGCTATAATGCCTATTGTGTGTCTGACTCTGGACCTGATCCTATCAGAGGAATAAAACTCTGCGAAATGACCAGCCCAACAAGATCACAGTTAGCTGCATATAGACGCAGTAAAGTGATTCAGTACTTTGACATGGGTGACTATGACTGGCGACAAAACAGATGGATACTGCACAGGTCTGATGTTATATCTCTGGTGATCCGTCAAATAAAAGAAGGCAAGATCCTGTTTCCTAACTGGGAAGATGTGTCTGACTATATGCAGGATCTTTTAAACGTATATGTTGAAGTAAAAGACGGCCTGTATGGCCAGGAGATGTTCTATAACCATAATCCCAACCAGCCCGACGACGCCATGCACAGCCTTGTATTCGCCGCTTGCGCCGCCTACATGGCCGCTGGAGATATTGTTCTCCAGGGCGCAAGTAGCAGTGCTAGGGAGATTTAAACTCCTCCAAACCCAATAACTTTTTTGGGCTCTTCTTCTTTAAGGTGGTTATCCTCCGTGAGATAATAAATTTCTGCGATAGTCATAGGCGATTCTACTTTATGGTCTATCTTTAGAGAGTCTATTAACTTCTGAGCATCTTCCACACTTAACTTATCGAACTCATGACTGAACTTTAACCTACCTTTTCTAAGGAGGGCCTTATCAAGATTTTCTTTCTTTGTATTGAATGTGGCTATGATAGTTACATTCAATGTGCTGCTGATAAAGCTGTCTGTAAGATTCAGAATAGCAGACACAATGGATGCGTTACCGGTATTCTCTTCACGAGATACCAGAGCCTTTTCTGCGTCTTCTATCACCAAGATCATATTCCTATTGTTCATGAGCAACGGAATAAAGTCTGGTGAAATCAAATGGTCTATAAGATTGATAGGGATATAAACAATCTTTCTCTCTGAGATCACAGATAACAAATGCTTAATATATGAGGACTTTCCTGTGCCTGGTTCTCCGTAGAACAAGTACAAGCCAGAGCTCTTATTGTTTAGAGAATTTATTATCTCGTCGTGCAGAGGTGGAAATTTAGAGCCGTAGTTTAGAGCTAAATCAGAAGTAGATTCAGGCACATCCAAGGGCTTTAAAGTTACCTCACCATACTGTGTAGCTAATAGATATATCTTTGACTTGGATACATACTTAAACTCTTTTAAGGTTTCCCAAAGTTTCTTTAATACTTTTTCATCAGGACCTACAGCCGATATTGTGCAAAGCTCTGGTTCTTCAGATTTCTTTTTACCGCCTCTTCTTCTGATAGCAAACTCTTCTCCTGATATAGACGGATACTCACCATGCTCTGAGTCGCTAGTTTCTAATACTACTCCCTCGAAAGTTGTGCCGACTTTACCTATCCAATAAGTACCACGAGATAATGAGTCGCCTCTAGAAGTATATTCTATCGAGAAGCTATCAAAATGCTTGGATACATATTTGATTGTTTTGTCTGCATATAGAGATTCATTAATGTTCAACTTAGATGGAATTGTTCCATACTTTAGGTTATACAAATACTCTATTCGGATTTGTCCTAAGGCAGCTGGTGCCTCGAACAGGTGTGTGTTGTCTCTGATCATATTAGCTGTGTTTTGTCATATATTCTGTAACCTTGTCTACTTTCATGTTAAATATTTCTTCTAACGCTTTGTTCTTCTCTGTATCATCTCCGTCAGTAGGATATCCTTCTGGCATAATAGCATCAGGAAATAAATCAGGAGCCTTGCAGAAGCCGTATTCATGGAATACCCACCCAGCATAGGCTCTAACCGCCTGGCTGTATTCTAGTTCTTCCATCTTGAGTAACATAACCTCTGTCATGCCCACAATAAGCTCCTCGGCCTCTAAAGGCTCAAAGTCTTCAAAATCTTGATGATTATGATTTATTAAGCTAGTACAAACCTCAAAAGTTCTCAGGTCAGTCTCGTACATATTAGTTGTTAATATGGTAAGCGCGGCCTGCAGTTTATCAGATTGTAAATCTGTTAGAGTGACATCAAACTCATGCTCTAATTCATTTCTAAGAATCTGTGGCTCCCAACTAAAAGAGTCTACCCCAAACGCTTTCTGAATAACATATAATAGGGCCATTAATGGGGCAGTTTCGTCTTTTAATATTTCTTTAGAGGATTTCATGAGAAGATTAGAATTTGGCAGGGCCGGGGATCGAACCCGGGATCTCGTGATTATGAGCCACGCGACTTAACCGCTTGTCCACCCTGCGTTAATTCAAGTTCAGATAAGATATCAATGATTATACTCTTTTGCAAGAGATGGATTAATTATTTTGCTGCGGAGGTGGTTCCTCCATAGTGAAATACTCTTTACCCTGATTATAAATCATTTGTACCGCGGCATGCACTCTTTCTGTGGTCTCTATAGGTATATTTGTCCAGCTGTCAAAATTAATCCTATCACAAGTCCACTGGCTCCTGTGTATGGTTGTATTTTTGTAATATAACTTACAAGAAGAGCTGGACCATAAATGCCAAGGATTTTCGTCATTATATGCTCCGGGATTATGGAACGGGTTTTCCAACAGAGACCAAATTACGCAAAATACCTTGTAATAGGTTTTAAGCCATAACTGAGGCCTGGCTATAATTATGGTGTTATAGCCTTCGGCTCTGCAGTTGATGAGTATATCTTTTAAGTCTGTGTTCCTCCAATCCAATAAATCCACAGGAGGTTCTATCCGCCTTGCATGTCTACCTTTCTCCCAAAATACTTTAACTACAGGTTGCATATTTATATCTCCCAGAACCCCCACTCTACTGGAGGTAGGGTTTGTTCATATTTGAATGGTTGTAATTTTGAGCCGTCAGGATACTTTCCTGATTTTAAAATTTCGGCAGCTTTGTCTTTAGCTTCCCATGGGGCATCTGCTTCCACAGGTATTATCAAGCTATATATCTTCTTTATTTTTACTTCATATTTCATTTGCTTTGCCCATCGAAGGGTGAGGCGTAGTTCCATGAAGGCTGTGGGCTAACCCTGAAAAACAGGGCGTACCAAGGAATAGTTGCATCTTTTTTAACTTTATCCAAATAACTTACATATGCCCAAATAACACAAATAGAAAACAATATCATAAATGTTACATTAACTCTACCTGTATAGCTTCTAAATAATAATTTTGTTCTGTGGTTTACTTTCATTTTGTGTGGGTGTGTAAAATAAAAAACCTCCCTTGGTGCGCATCGTTGAGAGGCGTGGGAGGTATTGTTTATTTTATTTTTATTTATTATACGGGTCTAACTCCCGAAATTTCTTCGAATAACTTAATGTCTGACCTAGGCATGGTGGGGAAAACCTCAGCCAGTTTCACTGAGTCCGTAGGATCCAGATCAAAACCAAAAGCTTCCTCATACTTATCCTTACCAACTTTCTGCAAGTCATCTACTAAATACTTATCTCCGTGAGCTTCTATAAAGTTAAGATCTTCTGCGACCTTATCTATGCTCTTGGTGAATATCATGTCCACAGGATCTTTTAAAATCTGGGCAATCTTGACGTTATCATATAACCCTTCCATGTTTTCCACATGGAAAAGAGTTTCAGCCAGCTTCATAACCTCTTCCACAGAAGAGATATTCTCTACGTCTTCTGCGAGCTTTTCATACATTTCTTTATGTTCTGCCTGCTTAAGCTTTGTGCTTCTTCTCCACACCTCGGTCTTTAAGCCGCCGAAGTCAGGATAAAAATAACCAGCATATTTCAAGAGAAGGTCAGGAATGTCGTCCACGGATAAATCCTTGGCGATCTTAATAGCCTGTTCGGCCATCTTGGTTCTCCATGCGAATGGATATTGATGCATGTGTCCCACAATATGCTCAACATTTTCCCTCAGGTCTGCGGCAGTTTTAACAGGATAAAGATTTAGAACATTGCCGTCAGCCAATTCAAATTGGCCGAGGTATTGTTCGGGGTAATCAGAGTTGGCCTGCTTAACAAACTCTTGAGAGTAATTAGAGATATCCTCAGAAATCTCAAAGATTTCGGCGGCTTCTTTAATTTTGTTTTCTAGTTGACTAGTATAACCTTCGCCGTATATTTTCTGTATATCGGCCTTCTTACTAATAAAATATGCATTGCTTACAAAAGTACGCGCAGGAGTGTTCAGGGGATAAATCCTTCTCGTTTCATCTGCAAACGCCTCTTTTGGAAGACCTTGAAGTGTGTCATAGTCGTCCACAGATGCGGTTTTCACATATGCAGGCAAATCAGAAACACGTAAGAGCTTATAAAGATCTTTATTTGAATAATCTGTAGACTGGTCGAAGTTGAATGAACTCATAATTTATATTTACCTTATTTTAACATGAATATCAATGATTTTAATAGCAAAATTAATCTACCCAGACTAGTCTCTAAATTGGGACTAAGAGAAGAAGATTTTGATTTTGTAAGAATACCAGTGTTTGGTTGGTTTGCAAGGTCTAAAACCTCTTCGTTTGTGGGTACTGTGTTTGATTTTTTTGAAGCTAATGACTGGCCAAAATTATACACCACTGTATTAGATAATTTTGATGACTGCTTGGATTTCAAGCTTCCTAGATCTGAGTATGCAGAGAAAAAGTTATGGAGTAACTATTACCTACATGCTCAGTATCAAGGTGCCTGGTTGTTGTCAAAAGAGGAGGCTGTATCTCACAGAGCCAGGCACGGAGATAAAGTTATGTATTTCAAGGATATCCTCACAGTGGCAGGTATGCCTGGATTTCTGGAAAACGAGATTGGTTATCTTACCGAAAACGTTGTAAAAGCATTTCCTAAATTAAATCTCGGACCAAAACAGAAGTATAAGAAGGTATTAATGATTCCTACTTTTGTTTCACCTAAACACATATGCTCTATAGAAATTGCTAAGTTTCAGACACCCCAAGAAAGAGAAAAAATATACATGAACGGTGAAATGGGATGGTATGGTAAGCTCTGTGATACCGTACTAGCTGATTTCAATGATCTAAAAATTAAGAAGGGCTTTACATGGAATTACAAAGCAGACTGGTGGACAAATCAAAACATAGATTTGCCTCCTGAAATAGATACTTCTAGTTTGATAAGGATTTGGAGCGAAGCCAGGAGGTCTGAATTTAACATAGATCCTATGGATCTTTTGATTGGTAAAGAGGGCACTCCTAACCTGCATCACCATGTGGCTAGCTTATCATATGAGCAAGTCAAAGAATTAGGTGAAAGATCTGGAGAAGACTTGATGCGCTCTTGGAGAGAATCCAGAGAGCAGCAATTCACCGTGCAGGGTAAAACATTCGTGCGTAGGGGTACTTCTTATTTCTTGGTTAAAGAGCGTGAGGAGGAACAGCTTACAAACTTTGCATTAGAGGTAAAAGAGATACGTAAAAAAACGGAGAACAATGAAGACTCTTTTTACTGGCATGGATTCATTCATCACGGAAACAGTGTTGTTCCTTTTGAGATGAATGATAAGTTTTTTAACAGCTCTCACCTATTCTCCAAAGGAATAAGAAAGCAATTTATGAGTCTTGGTTTAGGTATTCCGTTTATAAATGAAAGGTATGTGAGGCAGGTATTGAACATGATTCAATTAACTGCGTATAAAGTACCTATAATATCGGAATAGGCTGCCCTCCCTGGATAGAGAGACAGAGAGAGCAGCCCGCACCGAACTGAAACTACCACCAAGAATCGTAATAAACCTTCTTACCGTTTCGTATAGCGGTCCTGGCTTTTTCTATAAACGCAAGGTCTTCTGAATTAGAGTCTTCGTCTGGAGGATTATTTCCAAAGAAAAAACCTCTAGTTTGCGGCAAATGTGAACTTTCTATAGCGCAATGAAGGTTATTTAAATCTTCCTCTGTTAATTGAACTGGGGTGCAGTTGAATTGACCTGTACCACCTTTACTGATATAGAGCTTCTGCATCCAACCGTGCAGATCGTGATGCTTTCTCCAATATTGAATTTCTACCGCCTCTGCTCCCTTCGGTATACTGAGAGCTGTTGCCATTGGATGATCTTCCACGGCGTATGCGTACATGTCTAATCCCATATGTGTGTTAGTTTGTTGTTTTTTTAGTTGCTAGGAATACTTTACCTAGGAGTGTTTCCTCTGTGGCTTTTGCCCCGAATCGCACTGCGGCTCCTGCTTCTTTTATTAGGCTTTCTGAATGCTCTTTGGATAATATAGCTCTACCCACAACCAACCGGTCAAATTTTGGTAAGTACAGTACTCTCATCTTTCTTTTTAGTGGGACGATAATACATTTTCATATAACCACTGATCAACATATCCTTATCAAAACTAAGGTTTTTGAACTCCGCTATATCTTCTTCTGCTTTCTTCTTACAGTACTTCAGGCATTCGGCCTCTGACATACTCTCCGTAGCCTTATAATGATCTACTTTTGTTTCTTTTTGCTTTGCCATTGTGTGTTGAATATATGGGCAGAGAAGGATTCGAACCTTCGAAGTCTAATGACAGAGGATTTACAGTCCTCCCCGTTTGGCCGCTTCGGTATCTACCCATTTTAAAGTGGTGCACGATGAGGGGATCGAACCCCCGACCTTGCCCGTGTAAAGGGCCTGCTCTACCGCTAAGCTAATCGTGCTTGAATTTACTTATTGTTAACCTTTTTTAACTCAGGTTCAATTACTTTATATCCTAAAGACGTAAGAATTTTCTTACTGGTTTGGATTTTTTCCTGGATTAGTTTGGCTGAAAGCTTTTCGATTTCTTTGAGGGTCGTTTTTGCCTCTTTCCAATCCAGGTCGTTCACATAATAATAAAAATCTGAACCTAACTCAGCAAGTTTGTCATCCACGGGCTCACCATCAAAATCTCTATCAAGAATGCTGCATTGGTTTCCGCAGGCGCAGGTAACCCAATCACCTGCCATCTTTATTTCTTTTTTAAATTTCTTTCTCGTGTTGATAATATCTTTGTCTGGCATATTATCAACGGATGTAACGCCTTTGGGCTGCTCTTTGATACGTTCTGCTAGAAAGCTGAACCAATCAAACTTTTTTTTATCTTTAGTTTCTGTGTATGTTTTCATTTGTGTGATAAGTTGTGCAGGGTTTATTTTTATACTCGTTGGCCATACTCCTGCTTATGCCCTTCAGTTATGAGCGACATAACAAAACTACCCCTCATGGATTCGAACCATGACAAAGAGAGCCAAAATCTCTTGTGCTACCGTTACACCAAAGGGTAATAAATCTATCGGGGTGGCCGGATTCGAACCGACGACATCTTGCTCCCAAAGCAAGCGCTCTAGCCAAGCTGAGCTACACCCCGTAAAACATTGACGGAACGATCCTGCAGAATCTTTTCAACATCCGGGTTACCATGGTTAAAGAAGTTACTCAGCGCTTTATAGGGTGCCATACCGTTTAGAGCTCTTCTACCCGACCACACCGGTATACCTATCAACCGTGAAGATTGAGGAAGGGATGGTCCGGTCGTATTTATGATGCTGCCGTCAAAATTCATTACATATATCTATATATCCACATTCCAAGATTGTCCAGTCTGGAACCAAGGAATCTTACTCCTCTGGCAACCCCTCTCCAAGATGAGTTCCAATAATTAAATGTAATCTTATTTAGTACTCTCTTGGTCTTATTCCAGGGATGATTGTATACCTTTTCATGGCGCTGCTCGAAATCTACCCGCTGTTGTTCTATTTCTTCAGCGGTATGCACAAGCTCAGCCTTGATTTGTTTGGCCTTTTTAAGCTTTCCATTGTGTAGAACCAGCTCAAATTCAACCCACCACTCGTTACCGGCGTTATCGTACTCACTAGCGTATATTTGTACAGTTCCGCAAATATTTGTTTTAACTAATTCACGACCTGTTTCAATGAACTTATAATTAAGATAGAATTTATTTTTCTTATTTTTCTTTATTTCTTCTTCAGCGAGGGGTTCGTAACTGCCCTCTATTTTCTCTAAGTACAAGTTACCGTTAGCTTTAAGATAATAATAAGCCATGGCTAGATCTAAATCTTTCGTTTGAAAGTCGATCTTTTTCCAGTCTTTACCCTTGAACGCTTTTTTAACCTCAGGAGAGAGGGGCAGAGCTTTCTCTACAAATACAGTATCGAACATGCCCATATTATTCCTTATCCTCCTGAGGTCTGGATTCTTTTCTTGCGGGGGCTTTTGGAGCATTGCCTAGAACAATAAGCTTGTTTAGCTTGAAGTCCGCAACATACTCCTTCCAGTCGGCTTCTTTCATACCCTTGGGTCTACGCGACAAGAACTTGGACTTGTCGTACGATTTGCATGTTTTAAGTAGTTTATTTGAGAATATCATATTTTTTAAATTTAATGACCTGGAAGGACGCTAACCCTTCACTGTTTTGGTGTCCCTGGGCTTCGAAGCTCTCCCCCGGAATTTCCAGAGGGACAGGGTGGCTGCAGACAACTTACTGCGTAACAAATGTATGTTCTCTTCCATACAGTCAGGTCAATTTTGGGGGGATTTTATCGGGTGATTGCGAAATAGATTACATAGAACCATCCCAAGATACCATGAACAATCGCCCATAGAATACTTTGATGAAGGCTCCATGAAATGGTGATAGCCAGCGCTGTTCCGAAACCGATTCCTGCTTGTGTTATTTCCATATGTTTGTTTTATTTTTATTCTTCGTAACCGGCAATTATTGCAGCGCAGCGGATATATCCCGCAGCATCTACAAAATTGTCACGCTTTGATGTATACACATCTCTGGCGATTTTCAATAGAACCATTAGCATAGCTGCATCATATGGTGATATCTCTGCCAATGGATCTTTTCTGATACTGAGATAAGCGTTCCACATAGTAGCTATACGTTTATGGTTGGGCTCTGGATGATCATAATCTCTTCTACGATCACCCGAAGTAACCCGCACGGCTTCTTCTAGAATGCTTTCTTTTGTGTGTTGTGTGTTTGTCATGGTGGATAACCCTACACCTAGTTTTTTGGTGTGTCAAATGGGTTTTTTGAATAGTTAAAAAATAAGAGCCCAGGACAGGGCTTATAGATTTCTGCTTTCCATCAGATTTCCCGCCTAATACCAGAGGGTTTTTGGTTGTCCTGGGCTCAAATAAATAATTATCCGCATAGAGGGCAATAATCAAATAAAAAATTTCCGGATTGTGTTAGTCACTGCCGGACCAGTGCTCCTGTGTATGTGTGGCAAACCAGGAAAATATTGGTTGTTGGTTTATTATTACCGAGCATGTTTTGAGATTTGGACTCTGTTGTATGCTCAATCTGTTATTTTTTTGGGCGGGAAAGATATACATCTCGCGGCCACAGACGGTTCCAACACACATGATCTAACCGATAAAAGATCATTACCAAAACAAAAGTCCCCAGACAATAGAGCTCCCAGATGGTTAACTTCCTTTTTCCTCAGAGAGCATCACCTGTAGCCCCTGAGAGGATTAATATGTTATCTTCGGGATTTCCACATATACACAAAGCGCAATGCCCTGCTTCTCACAGTGGTTTTTATATCTATTGTTGGGGGGAAATTTTTCCTCAACCCGCGGTTAGCTTCTTTCCCCCGCAATGACTAATTGCGTTTCTATCCAACATGCCTGTTAATGATAGAGGGATTACACGTACTGGGAACCGCGGTCTCGTTTGTCTGAGTAGTCACAGATAGTCACTTTGTAACCGTTAGACTATGAGCAAGGGATACGATTATCCCCAGGAGGAGTACTGATTTTCATCAGTAGATTGGTGGAGGCGACGGGATTCGAACCCGTGTGTTCCAGAAATATCTAACAACCGTTTACATGCTTAGCTCAGCCTATTTCATCTGTACCAGTACGCTGAGCGGATACAGATGGATCTTCAACTTAACGCGAATTGAGTCGTATCTAAATTATACCCTCACAAGATAATTGAGGTACCCTTTTGTATCTCTCCGGCATCGGGCGTCCAGAGAGCGTTTTACTACTAGCGGCTTCAAGCCGCTGCGGTTAGGCAGCGAGAAGCTCGCTGTCAGCGTAGCCATACTTTGCAAGAATGGCATCCGCCTCAGCGAGGCTAGGAGCAAGCATCTCGTTAGAGTTTGCTTTTATTTTTTTCCCAGATGATTATAGAGGCCAACTGAGATCCTCTGCATGTAGGCTGATATCAACTCCTGGAGTCGATTTCCAATTACGCCCCCAAATGTTACAAAAGCTTATTCAATTACTTTATCAGTGTAAAGCAAAAGCTGCCCTCTGGAACAAGATGGTTTTCATCTCTTCCCGGACTGTAATATATATGTGGTTTTGAGGGGAGTAGAACTTTTCCGAATTTCTTACCAAGCTGTAAGATAGTTTCCATAATGCCGATAGCATAAGGATGAACTTCATCAGATTTGGTATTACTGCTGTATCTGTTCCACAGCATGTCATCATCAAAATAAAGTAAATCTGAATATTTTGATGCTCTGCCTATCTCTAGGGTTTCTTCTCTGATATCCCTCAATCCACGTCCAAGCAGGAATGTAAAAATAATATTACCCAAGGGCTTTATCATTTTTTTATCCTCTAGCATGTGTGAGATATACTCTATTATATTTCTGTTAAAGGTACCCATGAAATCACCGTAGATTATATCAAATTCAGCTGTTGAGCTATCAAACAAGCTGGAATTAAATTTCCTGGTGACTACATCTTCCCATGATGTTTTTTGGTCTAGTAGATCAATCTGGTTTCTTTTATTCTTGTGATTGAGCTTTAGAAAATTTCTTGAAGATTCATTCACATAAGGATCAGATTCAACACCAACAATATTGAACTTATTTTCAGGGAAATTTTGAATTAACTGCCGCTCCCATAGCCATTTTTCACCAGGCAGAGAGAGTATGTTGATATCTTCTCTATAACGCAACAGCTTCTTTAGCTCTTTGTTTAGGTAGATGTCGTTGTCTCGTTTTTCTTTACGTGCTGACCAATCTATCCTGCGTACGTTTTTCACTTTTTGGTTTTGGTTGGTTGTTTGGTTTCAGGGGTTAAAAAATAACTCTGTGTGATCATCACCGTGATCTGTAAAAATAACACCCAGCATTAGGTTGTTTATCTTTACAGAGCGTGTTATGGGAATTACCCATACTCTACTCACAGAATTATTTTAAAAGGTTTAGGCGCGTTCCTACCACGATGTCTGCAAACCTCGTGGTGAGGCGAATGATTTGTTCACGGTGGTTGCAGTATCCGTGAGATTGTCATTTAGTGTGGGGGTTGTGCCACACCAGTTTCCACCAATAAGTTGGAAACCCTTTCAATAAACTCGTCAGTTTATTCCTTGCTGCGCCATTTTTTGCTCTCTGCTTTTCAGGCGGCCATGATTCCACCTCTTCCCGACTTGAGACGGTTTACGACTCTGGTTATAGTCCAGACTAATCGCAAGTAGCATTACAAAAATAGATGGATCTGTGTGCCCGTTTGCTATGTGTCTCTATGCGGTGCTCGGCCGAGCAGAGCGCCATTGTACACACAATATCAGCCGTGGACCTTTAGCTAATTAGCGGACACACAGATCCGAATCTATAAACTAAAAAATATAGCCTAACAAATCTTGTTATCAATTTATTATACCTGAAAAGTTAAGCTATATTATGGGGGGGTTATTTATTTCCTGTCAGTGAATTAATTGCTAATCCTGAAATAATCAGGAGAACAAATGATGTAGCCACTAGGCAGAGAAGGTCTTCTTTTTTTCTGGTCATACTCCGTTAAGTAATTGGTTTAATCTTGCTATTTCTTTTTTGTCTTTTTTTCTTAAACAAAAAATGTCGTCCACCGAAACGTAAGTGTCGTCACTATTTTGAATTTTAACGATCTTCGTATCACTCTCTAGTACCTCTATTTTAGCCTTTGCTTGTTCGAGAGCCTGGGTGAGTTCGCCTATCGTATTCGTTAGTTGTACCGCAATATTCTCGTGTATATCAAGCCTAGTTTTAAGATTTTTATTTTCCTCTATAAGTTTATCAACTATTTCGTGACTCATGTTTATTTAGTGTGGTTAGATACACAAGGGTGCCTTCACGATCAAAAAATAAGTCATCCCAACCGTTTATGGTTAAGACTACTAGATTTTTGTCTTCTGGCCACTTTCTGTATGGTTTTTCTTTGAACCCCAATGCACTTGCTTCGGGGTTTGTTATTACTTTTTTATTCATTTATAAAAAGTATATATCCCGCTCTTCTTAACGCCTCCATATGACTTGTTCCTGTGTAACTTCCTGGCAGGTCCTCAAAGTCTAGAGGATTGCCGTACTTATCTGCGCCATAGATTGCTGTGTCTGGAATCTGTCCTTCTGAGGAGGACACAATTATGTAATTGTGTCCTTTTAAGGGGGACGACAAACTATACAACCTAGAGTCTGAAACCCAATCTAATTTTTCTAAGAATTTTGCAACAAGCATTTAAATAAATGGCGAAACATTGCCACTTATTAAGTTATACCAAAAAATAAGCGGAGTAATTAAAGGGGGTACTGACTAGGAGCTGTGTATGTGTTGTGGTTTGTTGATGTCCCGATTATATCAGCCGCAGGTGGCCAGGTGTTCTCTAGCTCTCCTCTATTAGGCAAACCGCCAGAGTTAGACGAGTTTTCTGGATGTTTGCTACCTGCGCTATACTCTACGTTAAAAATATATGTTAACAAGAACATGGTGCGGTCTTTAACGCCAGCACCTTTACCGACGTGTTCTTTAAGAATAACGTCTAAATAGTACGAACCAGCAAAAAGATTCTGTGTGGTTGCTGACGGTATCCAGATCTGGTAGAACCCCACTCTATCTGTAGAATAAATTCCATTATCAATACTACCTACCCATGTGGGAGTTAAAGAGTGAGGATCAGGCTTAACTACTACAGAAATTGTGTATTTATTGTGGTCTACCATTTCCCCAAGATAAACAAGCATACTATCTAATACGATATCCTCTCCCTGATAATATGTATCAGGGTTTGGAACTCCTTGCTCATAAGGTACACCAGGAAAACCCCTATAACCTAGGGGTGAAACATACTCCTGCAGCGGTGAATTTTTCCTGCACCTGATTATAGACTTTTTGCAATCTATAGATCCATCTATGCTCTCCAGGGGTAATGGTATGCTTTTACCTGCCGATGAATTTATATAATATGCAATATGCTGATTTTCTGGGTTCATACTGCTTATTATACCCACTAATTAAACGCAAATCATCTCTAATCTACCGTTTCCTGCAATCCGCTTGTAATAGCAAAGCTCATCTAGTCCAAGCACTCCTTTGATCGTCAAGAAATCGGCATCTGTGAGAGAAGATAATGTATTCTCAAGCATCTGTTTATTGATATCCGGGGTTATGATATTTTTAGAGCAATTGCAGCTTTTAACAGGGGCAGTACTCAACTCAGCGTTCTTGAATGTGGCAAACCTCGGTAGTTGCTGAAGAGCTGGAGTGGATTTGATCAAATTTAATATTTGATTAACACTTGTAAATACCATTTTTTTCTTAGGTGTATTCATATATGTATTTTTAATTATTTGTAGGCAATAGCTGTACAGGAGAGCATAAATCAGATTCTAAGAATGTCAACCCTACAAATACTGTGTTGTTGTTAAGTCCTGTTTGCTGATTTCCAGAAATATCTGTATAGCTACCTAGCGGAGGAGATATATTTGTATCTTGTATAGGCTGTTGTACAGAATTCCCGTCTACTAAATAAATGTTATTGCCTTGCACAAACTTGAAAATACCGTCGCTGTCTGGCGGAATTCCATTAATATAAGAAACAATATCTGGGCAATCATGATATTGGGGAGGTAAAAATCTTGTTGTGCAGTCCATTTGTAAGCCTAACGCATATGCCGCAGTCATGTTTATCAAACTATTATCAAAATTTATTTGATAGTTATAGCCAGGAATAAACTCCACGTCACCTGCAGTAGCTATTCCACTTATTGAAGTCAGGGGTAACGCCGGAGAAATATCTCCCGAGTTTGTGGCATAGTTGGGAGTTTGGTTAATACTTCTAACACCCAACCAAGCACCTCCAAATTCAAATACTGTGGCGGGCTCAACAGGTAGGTTGTATGTAGTAGGAGTATTTACAGGTATTTTTAAAAGCCCATCTCCTAAAACTAAAAGACTGCCTGAGGAATTTCTGATATACAAAGGAAACTGTATGTCTGAAAACGTGTTTAAGTTGTTATCGATTAAACTATAGTAAAATGAATTTTCTGTAAAATTAATTGAAATATCTTTAGACACACTGCTTATTGTGATATCTATTAATTTAGCTCCAGATACGTTTGAAGGAGAATTTAAAATCAGCTGCAAATCTAATATAGCGCTCTCTGGTAAACCATTAGCCGGAACGTCGTCAAGTAATGGATAATTCCTTAGGGAGTTTTCATTTAACCATTCTAGTGCTTCCATATTACATAGATAATGTGGTCAATACTAAGTTAGAAGAACTAGCTCCGCCTTGACCGGCGACATATATTTCAAGATTTTGATTATTTATAGAATTAAACTTAATAATATCATTTCCGCCTATGGTAATATTATTATTTTTAGGTTTTGTTAAGTTTATTTGTTTTAATGGATATATATTGTTAGTAGCCGGAGGAACACTATTTCCCACAGCATTAAACGTGATAGATGGAGGGGAATTAACGGCATTATAAAATATTGTGTTACCCCCTGCGGAGGTTTGATAAATTATTCCACCAATATCTGTAAAAGTGTCCGCTATGTCTTGATTTGCTCCTAATGAAATAAACCCGTAAGAGCTATCTAAAGTATACACCGCGTCATTGAGAGGGATGCTTTTTACTGTGGATGGTACGAATGGTATAGGTCCTCCTGTTAAAGCTCCAGCTATTAAGTTTTCACCTACATAACTGTTCCATGCTTTCAATGCACCAACGCCTATAGTTAAACAACCTATATATCTATCGCCACCATGGTCATAAAATCTTAAATTTTTAACGCCGGTTGAATAATCTGAATGGTTGTATGTGGCGGTAACTTCACCTAAGTCAAATAAGATATTAAATGTCATGTAGTCCGCACCAATAAGTACGTTTACAAAAGAGGGTACATAATTATCAAATTGTATAAACGAAGCATCTACAATCAAATCGTTTATTTCAAACGGCAAAGTTAATGGATAATTTGTTAATCCATTCTCATTTTGCCAACCTAATGCAATATATTCAGACATATTTTATCTATAGTATATATATGGCTGCAGTGTAGACACTCCACCAGAAACAGAATCAAATGATACTGTAAAATGATCTCCGTTAGCAATGCCTATAAATGTATCATGATACGTATAGTTACTATCGCTGGTGCTTCTAACAGTTACAGAGCTATTGGCTTTTACAACTACTCCGTAAAAGCCATTTAGGCTAACTCCATTTTTAAATAACGATATAGTTAAATCTGCTGTACCTTTGTTTACATATACAACAGTCAGAGTATACTTGGGTGATGGAACACCGGAGATAGCCGCATATCCAACACTTCCTGTTGTTCCTTGGTTTGCAACAATCGGGCTATTTGGAGTTATGCTACTGTATGTAAAAAATTGCGGCCACCATACAAATTCTGGATCTACTGCAGAATAAAAATTTGCAGGTTTGTAATTTGATTTTGTATAATAACTAGCCAAGCCAAGGGCACCTGTGGTTCCTGTTGGGGTAGTAGGATCCTGTAGGTGCCCTGAGTTTATATAAATTGGCGCGGTTGGAGGCAACACTGAATTTCTAGCGTTACATAGAGTATTCAAAGTAATTGGTGCACCTGTAGAGGCAGAGAATGTTTCAGTTTTTAAGCCTCCTAAATATTCTAAAGTTCCTGAAGCTCCTAAATTTTGTTCGTTTTTAAATGTGATTGGTGAAATACCTACCATAAATAGATTTCCCTGCAACTCCGGAACATAATTACTGTTACCTGAGGAGTCTACGGAATTTGAAGCTTGGTAGAATGGTGTGGCCCCATCTATATGTCTTATTACAGGAGTATTACAATTATTAAAAATAGAAGATTTGTCGGCCAGGCTTGTTACACTCACGGTGTCTATCACACCAAAATTAATTTGATTATTATTTGGTCTGGATTTAATTATATTGGTAAGCACTCCAAAATTAACATTTCCCCTTAATTGTGCTCCATTGTTTTGTACACTAGTAACACCTGGCGGAGTGTAATAAAAAATAGTAGATTCTTCTAATTGCAGGGCTTCTGTATCAAAAGTATAAGTACCGGCCATGCTTGCAACTGCGTCAGCTGTGCCTATTATTAAGCTGCCGCTAGTGAATCTCATTGTTTCTGTTAAAGGAATGCTTGTGAAGTCACTAGTTATTGTTCCGTAAAACACACCTAATGTCTCAAAAAAAGAATTAGATAGCTGGCAAGCTAAAGTAACCCTTATATTCGAGCCATTCACATATACTTGCTTTATAAATATATTTTTACGATCGATTGTGGTTGTTATACTCGCCCCTACAAATAATTCATTTGTTATTTTTTTACCGTCTATAGAAGTCAATGAAGATCCTGATTTAAGAGGGTATCTCCTAAATTGGTTTTTGTTTAAAAAATTAAGAGTATTGATAGCCATCTGTATTTATTTATATCTTAATTTAAAGCAGTTTTACAAGAGATTAATAATTGCGACCAATTAACTGAAGTGTGGTGGTAGCTGGGATAATATTATAGTCAGTGCTGTTGCTAGGATAGAAAGTAGCTGACCAAGTATAGCTACCTCCGTAATCATACTCCGCATAATCTGGGGCATAAATGAATGTACCAGGAACAGAAGCAGTGGCTCCATAAGCCCCCGTAAACCAGGGAACACCTACGTGAGTTATTTGTGGCCAAGTAATTACCGGATCTTGTTTGGGTATACCTAGCGTAATATATATTACCTGTGCGCTGTATACCAAATTATCGGGAGATATAGATATCGAGAAAAGTCTATCTATATCATTACTGCTTGGGTTGCCAACTATGTTTCCATTTGCACTTATCGATAATCCTTCAGGCAACCCTATTGCCTGAAATCCAAATGGAGGATTATCTGTGGTTATTGAAATTAATGGATTATCGTCTGTGTATGGTCCTGAATTTAAATAAACAGAAGGCATAATAGTGTATACATTCACATATACAGGGAAAGAATAATTTAGGCCCGGAGGTTTTACATAACTAACCTGACTTGTTTGGCTAAGGACTGGAATATTTACTGCTACCCCTGTTATGGTTACTAAGTTTGTTGTTGCTGGCACTACATTTATATGCACGGTTTTCGTGACGGGTATAAAATCACTTGAGTTTGGCGTGAAAGTGACGTGTAGCGGAATATTTGTACCAACCATTAAAATTGTTCCTGGGACGGGATCATATACGTATTTACCCAAAACGTCAGTTGTGGCATTCAACTGGGCTCCAGGAATTAACTGTGTTTTATAAACTATATCTGCAGGATTATCCCAATTAAGTTGTGGTATGCCTTTCTGAATACTCAGTACAAAATGGAATGCGCTTGATAATGTCCCATTATTATTAGCATATACAGTGACATTATAAATCGCGTTTAACTGACTAGCTACAGGGGTACCTATAATATTTCCGTTGGTGTTTATAGATAGGGTATTTGGTAAACCTTGAGCGATGAAACCGGAAGCCAAGACATCCGTGTTTACTGTAAGTAGCGGATTATTGTCTGTGTATGGCCCCGCAGCCAGATAAACAGAAGGCAAGAAATTATAATATGTACCTGTTGAGCCTGTTGAACCGGTATGTGATTGATATATAGCTTGAGTTGTAGAAATTCCTGTTATTGCTATCGGGCCCCCTGCTGGGTTTACATTTATATTTACTGATGCCTCGGCTGTGTAATAGTCTACAGACGTAGGGGTAAATACAGTATTCAATGTGTTATGGATATGATTTAATACTGTCCCTGAGGCTGGAGAATATGTAAAAGTTCCGTCTACGTTTGAAGAGGCATTTAATTGGTCTGTACTCAAGGGAGTACCATAAGTTATTGGATTCGGAGAAGACCAAGTTAATACTGGGTGATTTTTCGGGGTTAAATCTAAAACAAAATTATAAGGAGGAGACTTCAAATAAAATGACCTTGGGCGATTATTTTGGTAATTATCATTACCTTGAGCGTATAGAGATATATAATATACCTTATTCAAATCTTGCGTACTTGGTGTACCTATGATATTTCCTAGTCCTCCCACAGTTAAAGAAGAAGGTAGTCCTGTTGCGCTGTATGTATATACAGTAGAAGCAGCACCAAAAGAAAACAACGGGTTGCCTCCTGTGTAAGGTCCATTGTTTAAGTATTCAGAAGGATTAGGACTATATACAGGCCCGGAGGGTCCTGTGGCTGCAGAATAATATGAATTTAAAAAGCTTGCTGGGGTAAATGAAGTGATTTTATTAATCAATACAGTTAAATTGTTTGTAACTGTAGCTGAACCATAGTCTTCACTGTCTGGGGTAAATACTGCTGTTATGGTGTTATTGCCTACGTTGAATACTGTGCCGTAATCCGGGGTATATGTGAAAGATCCCGCCACGTCAGCTGTTGCGTTTAATTGCACTTCGGTTATAGGTGTACCATAAACCACAGGATCTAGTGCAGGCCATGTAATATTGGTGGGTATTGGTTGTATAGATAGCGTAAAATTGAATGGAGGGGGATCGTTATAATGAGCACCGGATTGTGGATAATAAACAACAGTATTAACTAAATTTATAGTAACGTTGTATGTTTGGTTTATTTCTGAAATCTGCGGATAGCTACCAACAATCTTTCCAGTATTAGTTATTGTTAAAGAATTTGGTAGTCCTGTGGCAGTAAAAATATAACCACCAAAGTTGTGATAATCCGCAAGCGAAATTAAAGTATTTACAGTAAATAAGGGGTTATCTTCTGTATATGACGAGTTTAAATAAACAGAAGGTAATATGTTATATGAAGGACCTGAACCTCCAGTAGCTCCTGTACTAGACTCAAAAGTTTGGTCTGAAGATAACCCTGTTATGAGGTTAGGCGTAATAACAAGAGATACAGATTTTGTGGAGCCTGCTACATTTATATCTGACGATACGTATTCCGCGGTTAGAATGTTTGTTCCTACGTTCAATACATCTCCTAATTGATAATTATAAAGTAATACTCCACCCTCGGTGTATATATCAAACGATGCATTTAATTGCTGGTCTGTTAACGGGGTACCATAAATTATAGGATCTGGGGTGTCCCAAAATACATGTGACTTTCTTGGTTCAAATGCCAGTATGCAATTGTATGGGGGAGATTGGTTTCCTAAAGAATCCACAGCAGTTATAGACAACCCATAGCTCTTGTTTAGCATATTAGGTAAAACTGTTCCAATTAAGGCTCCACTGTTATCTATTGTTAGTAGTGGGGGAAGCCCAGGGTAATATGGAGGAGTTAGTGTGATTGGTAAATCCGGCCATGCAGGGCCTGATGAGCCTGATGAGCCTGTAGGACCTGGAAATGTTGTGGAATATAAAGATATTTCCCAGCTAGAAAATGTTCCACCATTACCCCCAACACTGCTAACTGATATCGTCATACGGTTTCCGCTATAAATAGCAGATATTGTTCCTATCATATAGCTGAGGTTTATTCCTCCTGTGTTTGTAACCATGACACTATCCCCAGCCGCAAAAGATCCTATAGTATTAACAGTAAATGTTCTTGTCCCTGTGCCTACTTGTATTGTTGTGTTTGAAGTAACTCCGAAATACCCTAAGTTGGATTGAGAGGCTCCTGTTGGGCCTGTGCCTGCTGTAAAGCCAGCGATAGCAAATTTTGTGGTTGGATTAGCGGAGGATACTAAAGCTAACGGGCTAAGGTCTGAAAATTGCTTATATAAAACGAAGCTAGGATAAAAATTGTATATGGGTGGATTTATATTTGACGCGGGGTAAAAATCAACAGTTACGTCTGGAAATAACCCATATATCAAATTTGATAATACAGTAACTTGATTTGTTTTTTGTGTGGGTAGATAATCTAAACTTGTAGGATTGTAATAGGCGGTTAGTGTGTCAACACCTATTGGAGGTAGGTATCCCGCCGGGGGAGAATATGTTATATTCCCAGAAGCTTGGGTGGTCGCATTTAACTGAAACTCATTAAGTCGCTGACCATAAACCATTGTGTCTGGTGTGGGCCAATCTATCGTCGCATGTACGGCACTAAAAGATAATACGAAAGTAAATATATTAGAGCTACCTGCAGGGTTCGAAACTCTCGCGGATATGGTGTAATGTAAATTTATATCATCGTACGAAGGATAGCCCACTAAATTTCCGTTGGGATTAAAGTGCAGACTAGTAAAGTGTCTGGGTGTAATGCTCGTTATCTCAATACTTGTTGGATCGTTTGTTACAGATAAACTTAACAAAGGATTATCATCAGTATACTCTCCCGGCCCCAGATAAACAGAAGGTAGGAAATTATAAGATGGTCCCGTATTCCCTGTGGCTCCTGTATAAGATTCGTATGTTTGATTTGTTGAAATTCCTGTTATGCTGGGCAGTCCCCAATATTGAATATCGTATTGATTATTAGAAGCGCCTCCTAAATATTGATTTTCAATCACAACAGAAAATACACCTGAAGAATTAGTGCTTGCGGGAGTGCCTGTGAAATTGCAGTTAAATCCAGGAAAACCATTGTAAGAAACACCGTCGGGCCATGTACCGCTAATATTGTAGAATATGGCGTTATCTGCGGAGGTTATTTTTTTACAGACTGTATGATTCTCAAGCATCACAATAGATTGATCTGCAGTATCAGAAACCACTATTGAGCAAGTACCTGTACCATAGTAGCCATATTCAGATTCTACCGAAATGGTCACATTGTATGTTCCTGTTTGGCTAACCGGTCCTCCCACAATTTGTCCCGACTCTGGAACTATACTTAAAGAAGGAGGTAACCCTACAGCAGAAAATAGTATCGGATTTTGAGTAGCATAAACACTAAACAATGGGGAGTCTGTGGTGTATTCTCTATTGTTGTAGTCTGGAGGATTAATATAGTAAATATTTTGGCTTAATGGTGTAGTTATTTGGGGTGTGGGTGAATTAGGTAAATAATTTAAGTTTAAAGAAAGGGGCATTTGTGTGCTTCCTTTATTTGCAAACAAAGTTAATGGGTAATTTGCCGCATGGGTTAATCCACTAACGGTACCATAAATATTGCAGGTTGCTCCTGTAGCCCCAGTAAAATGAAGTCCAGGAGGTAATGGGCCAGTATAACCATAACTGTCGGCTTGTCCTAATCCTGATATCTTATAACAGTAGGGGGTATTTAAAAACACACCACCATTCAACGGAGAAGAAGAAATATATATTTTAAACGAAGATATATATCTAGCTCCTGAGGAAGTACCTGCGATAACCTGCACATTATACGTACCCTCAACATCGTTAGCTGCACCTATAACTTTTCCGTCTTGTGTTATACTCAAGCCCCTAGGTAATCCAGAGGCTAAATAAAAGCTTATAGGTCTAGCTGTGAGTATTTGTAATAGTGGTGCGTCAGCATTAAAAGTTATCGTGCTATAGCCACCAGAATAGACTATATAAAATAATTGATCTTGAGCTGGATAAGTTATTTGTAGTGACGGAGAATATATAAAATTAAAAAATCTATTGGTTATTAAACCGGCATTATTTATGGATAATGTGATATATTGTTGAATTTCATTAGTCTGATTAAGAATTCCTGAAGAATAGATGTGGCAAGAGCTATTTGCCTGACTAGAAATATTTAAAAATGAAGGTAAATTTAATATGGAGAAAGACACATTTAAACTAGCACCTAAGGAGCTTAAATCACTAAAAGTGTAGCAAAATCCTGTTCCATAATCCGCAATGATTTCAGATATTTCTTGAGATAGGTTGATATTAAAAGTAACTGACGTAGTACCTACAGCATTAACTGCGTTTATTGTAACTACATGGAGACCTAGACTTGCATCATCTGAAATCTGCCCAGTAATATTTCCATTGTTATCTATGCTTAACCCTAGGGGAAGTGTTCCGTTATTGTCATTAAATGAAGTTGCCCCTAACGCAGAAACTGTAAATAGTGGATTTACTGAAGTAAATTGTGTATTGCTACCTATCGGGTTTTTAAAGTCCGGCGGATATAGATTAATAACAGTGGAATTAGTGGGGTAATTTATTATAGGTGTAACGATATAAGGTATCGTATATGACACAAGCCTGTAACTTCCACCATAAAGCTGTTGCTTAACAACAATATTTATTTCCGTTGAGGTGGTGTCATAATTCGTACCATAAAAATTAGGTACAGCTCCCGCAGAAGAGTGATTGAGGGTAGGATCAAAAAGTAACCAGTCTGGTAAAATTTGTTCTACTGTTTGCGATATTACTTCAGGGCCAACGATTATACTGTAATTAAACTGTTCTCCCTGTTTTGCATACGATGTAGCTATGCCAGTCTCGTTTATCTCTAATAATACATGTACAGGAGAAGAGCTGCCGGCGGAATTGTGGGCTACCAAAGTCAAAGGATAAAAAGCAGGGTATACGGTATTGCTAGGCATCTTGAGCTTACCTATCAGCCCGTTGCCCCCCACGGATAATCCTGGAGGAAGATTGTTTGTACCTGTAGGCCCTATACTTACACCACTTAAATTATTGTCTAAAGTTATACTATAACTGGTAGGATAATTCGATGCAGCTATGGGAATGAGGGGGGCACTCTTTGTAAAAGTTCTAGTGGTTAAAACCTGAGGGCCTCCGTCAGGAGGATAAATATTTATAACCTCGTTTTGTGTTGGATAATTAATTACCGGAGGAGCAAAATAGTCTATGGTTAACTGAAGGAAGTAATAAAGTGATCCGGATTTTCCAAAAACTGTAAAAGAATATACTTCTGAAGTATTTCCGTTCGGATTTGAAGAATAAATTCTAGGAGAATTTGAGGATGTATCTATTGTTATCCAGCTTGGTGGAGTACCTGTAACTGTAAATTCTGTAGCCTCCGGCATGTTTATAGGGTAGCTAAACGGTACACCGTAGTTCACAGAAATTACATCTTGAGTATTATTGACAGAAACACAATATGCTGCCGTTATGGTTGCTCCTGGCTCTGGTATAGTCATTGGCGTTTGAACCGCATCAATAAGAACGCCATTTGAATAGTAATTTATAGGTGTGTTACTTGGAGTAGATGTGTTTGTTATTTCAAATGTAACTTTCCCTGTATTCAAATGATCTATATCCTGTGAGCAAGGAATGAAATATATGGATTCAAATATATTGTAATCCTTGCAGGCGATTGTTCCTACACTTGCCCCATAGCTAATATCGCCTATACTATTTTTTATCTTTACAGAAGAAGGAACGAGTGTGGCTTGGTCTGAGGTGAATGCGGATACAGAATATGAAATAGCTGCTGGTGACGGATTGTATATAACAATTACCGAAGTTATGAATGTACCATACTGCTTGTCAGCATTATAGGCTTCTAGTGTGCCGTAGTTTAAAGTTGCGTATGGCTGATTTTTATTAGCGGCGGCGGCGTTACTTCTAGTAATTGCGTCATTCAGTGCGTTTTTTATACCGTAGTCGTTAACGATAAAGTTATTTAAGTTTCCAGATAGGGCTGCGCATATATCATTAAAAGCTATATTTGATTGCGTGGTAACCCCAAGTATAACTTCATGGGTGGAAATAACTTCTTTTATTTGAAAAACATAATTAATGGCCCCAGAGGTTATTGTTAATTCTCTTCCCTCATGGAAATACTTTTTAAACCCTCCTGAACACGTAGGTCCAACTGGTGTAGGTTTGCCATTTCTATACGCGCAAAAACTGGTTACTACAAAATGTGCGCTATTTATTAATCCAGTAGAATTATTTTCCGCGAAGGCAGATCCATTTATTTTTCCTATTCCATAAGTCTGTTGGGGATTATTAACTACCTTGTAAAGTTCTGCTAAGGCATCTGTGGATCTATTGAGATAATTTGCAAAACCACTTATATTTTCAGGAGAGCATTTGGGACTGCAGTGATTGTTAAATACAAGTCCGTGCCCTCCCATATCAGAGGATATGGCATTGAAGGTATTGGTGTGTGCTGCTACACCATTTCTAGCAGGGATAGGTGTGGAGAAATTTGAATAATCAGTCTTTGTTTTTAGCTCTCCTGATGTGATCTCATTAAGGGTGTTGGCACTCAAAAGGTCTAACGAATAGCAGTCGGATGGAGCTATAAACAAAGCCCCGGAAGAATTAGGGGAGCTGTTATTAACTGTATATATGTCTACTATGTCTCCGTCAGGGCAGGGGTTCCATAATCCCGTACCTAATCCTTTAGCTACATCTATATATAATTGATGTGTGCTATCAGTGGTAAATTCATTATTTGTTCCATTGTCTAAAATGACAGCTTCTCCAGCCCCGTAAGTTTTTATGTTTTGTAATATATGGCTGGCGGTGTATCCGTCATGGGCATATGTATCAAAGCTAAGCGAAGTTACTTTTCTGGGATACCACACTATCAAGGAAGATAAAAATTCTGTTTGATCTGCTGTATATTCTACTGTACCGGAAAAGCTAGATAAAAAATTTATCTCATCGCCAAATATTAATTTGATCACCCAGCCATCACCAGAATAGCTAAAAAAGCTTGTTTGCGTATTTGCTAAATGACTAATCGCAGAACTTAAAGGAAAACTTAAAGAGCCTATATCACCATTATTAACTTCTGATAAGGCTATATTTATATCTCCATCAATGTTAGAGATACTAGAGATATATACTCTTTTTATATTTTTATCGTTAGTTACAAACAGCGCGTCTAAAAAAGCCCCTTTAGGAATATCTAAAGACTGATTGGGGGCAACACTATCTTTAAAAGGATAGCTGATCAGGCTATTTGAACTTAAATATTCTAACGCGGGCATATACCGGTAATTTTAACTTCCACACGAACAGCTAGAATTAACGGTGGATAAATAATTTGTGAGCTGCCCATTGAGGGTATTATAATAATTTTTAATAGTTATAAAATTATTTTCAAGGCTAGTCAATCTTGTAGTTAACGTAGATAAATCCGAGCACCCGGAGCAAGGAGTACAGCAGGTGTCGTTAAATTGTAACGTGTATGGAGAAGTACTAGAAATTTGCATACAGTCTATACCTACCATTGTTATATTTCCATTCGACGGGTCTGGTGTAACACCATTTATTGTTTTTACACAGTTCGTATAATTACAGGTTTTGTTTAAACCTAACCCGTCCCCAACATCCATAGTTACGCTATTAGAAATACTATTGTATGTGAAAATAACATTGTTTCTGGCGTTCATTGTGATATCGCCGGTAAACGTGGCTGTGCTTGCGTCTGCGTCTACATATGTAATTGATGTAACTCCTGCAAGACCTGGAATTATAGTTCTTGGCTCTAATTCTGTATCTGTGTTTGTAAAAGAAAATTGTCCTGCGGGTTGTAGTTGTAAATCATCAGGCAGCCCTATGGTGATTTTGCCGGAGGCTCCTGCATAACTGCCGATAGGGGTTAAATAATAAGTATCGTTGAGCTTATGACTATTGAAATCTATAAAAAAGCTACCCACTACTGTACCTGTGTAATATTCAGCCAGCTGAATAGTGCAGGAAAAAAGGTTATTAAAAAAAGAAGAGATATAAAATCTCGCTGATGGGTCTCCACTTGCGGATAATGAAATATCAACTATTAACGTGTTTGGAATTTGAAAAAGCCCATCTGTACTCGTTGCGCTAGTTCCTTCTCTTATAGGATATCTGCGTAATGAGTTTAAATCTAGATAGTCTAATGAGTCAATCCAGGGCATTTTTAGTTACTAGTTGTTCCCCAATAAATTCCAAGAATTCCAATATCCCCTACGTAGTCATTATTAGACCCGGTGAGGTTTCTTGTGATTTTAAAGTTTATCACCGTATCTTCGCCTACGTAATTTTCTGGAATAACTAATCCCCCTGAAATATTAATTGGGGTATACGCAGTGTATCCTGCGCTAGGTAAGCTTAGAGTCACTAAAGATGACGCTGCACTAGTCAGGCTTACTGAATTATTTAAATTAAGTGTGACTGAGCTAGCTGCTCCGTTTTGTGCTGATGTTGCCGAATATTCGAAATTCAAAGCAACCGCGGTGTTATTCGTGTTGCTTCCATAAGTACTATTTCCAAAAACTTGAAGTATTAAATTCAATGGGACGTTATTAAAAGAATCTTTTGTGAGAACAATTTTACCTATTAATCCGTACGGTACAGTTACTGGATTATAATATGGTAATTTTATATATGAATTTAATCCCCTAAATTCTAATCTAGAGTTAACTGGCTCTATAGAGTCTACCAGTCCATATATACCCTGAGACATATATGCGATATTGTATGTGCCTGGACTGCCGCTAACTGGAGTAACATTTATTCCTCCGGATCCCTGCAGACTAGCGACCACAGGCGTAACAGTTTTTTTAAACTTGCCTGAAATGGCGTCCCATGATAGATCTGCCACAGCGCTTCCAGCAGTATACGTACCTCCTGTGCCTGTTGTTGATGGTACATTCGTGCTGTCTCCTGCTATTGATATGGTTCCTACAGTTATAGGTGCGGCTGTGGGGCCAGATATAGATATATTAGAGGTATCTATAACAGTAACCGTAAATGTACCGTTCCAGGAATTATTTGAATCATAAAAACCGGTCGTCACGACTTGTTGACCTGTTGTTAGTCCGTGCGGGCTTGAGAAAGTTATAGCCCCCAATGTACCTGATACCCATGTGGCCGACACTATTTTTGGTAAATCAGAATATCCTACGGTATTAAACTGAGGAGTAATATTCACTAACAAATCCCCTGTGGCTGAAAGTTCTCCTGGGTCACTCTTCAAGTCAAACGAGATAAAATTACTACTGTTATTAGGTGCTACCCCTGTGGGAGGATTAGTGGTTATGTTATAAGGCTTCAGGGAGCTTACAAGCTGTGTTCTCAGTGCTGGGTTGAATTTAGCGAAGTTTATAAACAGTCTTGCTCTGTTTCTATTGGTTCCTTTAAATGTTTCCCATTGTGTTGGGTCCCATCCGGCGTTAGCTGTAAATGTAGCTCCTGTTGCGGCGGGGTGTATTGTTGGCTTATTTAATATTAATGTATATGGCCCTGTTGGACCGGATGCTCCTGTTGTGGAAAATACATTAGATATATATGTACCAGTATTTAAAAAAGACGCTGTGAGTAATGACTCCTGAGAAATACCGGAAACAGAAGAAACATGCAATGCTGTGGCTCCTGTGGCACTAGCTGCAGCCGATAATGTTAATGTTACGGGGGCGTAGGTAGTTAAAATATCTGAAGCCCAAGGCTGTGTACCGTCAACATTAGAATACCACCAAATCCCATAATCATCTATAGAATATATCCCATCTGGAGCATATACATCACTATATCTTTGAGTTACGCCATTTTGTAAAATTTGAACAAAGTTAGATGGTACTGGAGGCAGGTTTGCCCCTAATTGATTTGCCTCAGCTATCTCATAACTATTTAACACCGTAGAGTCTGGTCCTGATGATAAATCAGAGGGTATATAGTAGAAAAATTTTGCAACTTGCCCTGCAGGGTTTGTTGGGATGACATAACCAGGAAGATTTTGTGCTGTGGCAGCGATCCACCCAAGTCTATCTGGGTTATTAGGAGAGCCGTAAGGCGTTGGAATTGTCCAAGTATGGCTACCGGAGTCTAAAACCGGAGGATATACAGGACGATCTAATATATTATAACGATAGTTAATAAAAAACTGTGTAAATTCATCCACAGAAGGCTGAAGTATGAACTCTGTAGGAGACAAGGCATACCCAACATAAACAGGAATACCGTCCGGGTTTTGTGTGATCTTTCCTGGTAATTTTCTAGATAGATAGTATGGCCCAACACTGAATGGTTGAACAACGCGGTTTCCATAGTTATCTAGAGAGTACTCTATTAATCCGTTGTATGGATCATCTATAGGCACAGAAAATTCGCACATGCCCTGAATATAGCAGTCTGCGACATTTCCAGGATTTACATCTCTAATAATTCCAAAAACATAATTAGAAGCATTGGGCTGGAACATGCTTGTGGTATGGTCTGTAGAGAAACCCGTAGATGCCTTTGATATTCCTTCTCCACCTTCATCACTTCTAAAATATACAACCGCAAGCTGTCCTACGGTAATTGGATTTGCTCCTGTTAAATCTCCAGGGTATATAGGTTGATTAAAACTAGTTAACGCAGACTTATTTTGAAGTTCATTAAACTCATCGTATAAATGCTGGTCGCGTTGAATCAACTGCTCTAGAGGTACATTAACTACCTGCTGAGAAACATCTTGACCGTCTTGAATTAGTTTTACCGTGGGTACCCAGGGAGTTACTGACATATTTTTTTAGGTTACGAGGAATTTAATTCCCCAGGTTATTGTAAAGTTAAAAGTAGAGTCGTAGTTAACTGGGTTAAACGAAGTTCTTGAAAATACGATATCTTGCGCGCTGTTATTTGGATTAGGAGCAGAAACAAGTGCCACTTCATAGATATTGCTGCTCCCTCCTTGAAAGGCGGCTCCCCCGAACGCTGTGGAATATGTTATCAGAGTGCTGAATAAAACTGTATTGTTTGTATAGTTGGGGTCAGATAAATAACTAGGTGTGAACGTTAGCGGTTCTCTAAGATAACCAAAACCCGCAGAAGCATTAAAATTGCTGAAAGGTTGTGAATAACTCACATCTATGGTAGGAGGACTAAAAGAGGAATTATTATTATAACCTATATACATTCCCCAAATACCTCCATTAGGTACCCCGGCTAAGGCTTGGCTCATTACCGTAGCTCCTCCATAAAGTACCAAGTTAGGTTGGTCCACCACAAGTTGTGATTCTCCCGTGATAGGTGAGGATTTCCAGATCTTAACAAACCCAGAAATAGATTTATTCAAATTGTTTTTTTCTAAAGCGCCCATATATTTTTCTTATTATACTTTAAGGTTAAGAAAAGTCTATCAATAACACAGTAGGAATGTCTCCATTTGTTTTTGGTGGGTTTGTTATTGGTATATTAGTGAATACTTTACCGTCAAGAGCTCTAGGGCCCGTACCACCTCTAGCTGCCGAAGAATTGGCTAGTGTTAGATTATCTAAATTTTCGGAGTAAAACAAAGGGTTTCCATCATAGGCATGTGGGGTTTTACTTAAACAAAAAAGTCTATTTTTATAATCTTTATAGTACGCGGGGTCACTCACACCTGTTCTTGGTCTTGTTCCGTCTGCGTTAGAGCCGTCTATACTAAATTGAAGTCCAGGAAATCCTGGGATACTGTAACGAGAATTCATGCCAGAATAAACATCTGCGGATAAATTTAAATTTACATCCAACAAAATATATAAATGAGAAGGAAGGTACTTTTGAAGTAATGGATAATAATTAAAAAATGTAGCTACATCGTCAGGTGTATAAAAATTAAATTTAAGTAATGCGGTATTGCTTTTAATGAAATTGTTAAATATAAAATCAGCCGGAACTATAACTGCAGTATTTCCAGGATTATTAAGCCCTAGTGCCTTTAAATTACTTTGTACGTTTTCTTGTGCGTTTAAAAAAGCATTAAATTGTGCCACATCTGAAGCATTTCCAAGTACGGGAAAATTTATATCTCCGTTTATATCTCTGGTTACTAATTCTGGGGATGTTGAAAAAAACAGCTGATGTTTATAATTACCTATAAAAATATGTGGAGATAGACCTATTTTTGGTGTATTAACCACCGTTTTCCACCAATGGTTATCCAGTAATTGATCATAAAACTGTACAGTATCTACCAAGATATCTCCGGCATACACAACGCTGCCCGCTTTAAACTTTTCTAAAATTGTTTGATATATTTCAAATTTGTAAACTCTCTTATCTGTAATCACATAATTAAACAAATTATCAGAGTATATATCTTGAATAGTTTCTTCTGCCTCAATCACAGGAGTTACCCCGTTAAATGCCGCCATTATGGACTTAATAGCGTTAATTGTAGGGCCAGAAACAAAAAGATTAAACACCCCCTCCAGTATGGCCTTATATGCTTCAGAAGAATTTAACCTTAGGTCAAACAAAGAACCAAAATTATTATATAATTCTTTGTTGTCAACCTGAGCATTATATCCCCAAAGAATAATCAACTGGTCATTTTGAGTCACACCGTCTTGATCTACGAAGGTGGCGGGAGTGCCGTTGGTGTTTATTAAATTTGTTTTAGGTAAACCAGGGTCTTTGAAAATATCTACGTTAAAATAAAGTACATTGGACGCATCTACGACTACATCCACACCGTTAACATACAAATTAGAAGGAGCTATTACTCTGTCAGCAATTACTGAAAACTTTCTAAGATCAAAAGTTGGAGAAAAATTAAAAACTCCATTTGATGCGCTCTTTGACTTACCAAACAAGAATGTTTGACCTGCGTAATACGTATCATTGGCGGGCTGCGCGCCAAAAACAACAGTCTTAGGAGCAAATTCAATAGGAGTATAATTAAATTTCGATTTTTGAATTACTATTGGCTGCCATTTTACCTTATTAAAGATAGGAATTTGTTTTACTGAATATGAATTCAATATATCTATGAGAGAATAATAACTCTGTATTAATTCTTCAGCCATGGCTAAAGTATAGCCTTTTAGCGTGTCTGTTTCCTGGAATACTTGGGTCCAAAAAGAACCCAAAGACATATAGAGATTATTACTGTTTGTATAATCGCTTGATGGATATTTTGAAGATAAAAATCCTAAATTCATGACACCAGAGTAATTCCAATATTGTCAATTACACCTGCACCACCAATAGAGGTGTCAAAATAATTTATAAAAAATTGTACGGTTTTTGGAGAAACCCCCAGAGGAATATTAGTTGGTATTTCTAGACTATCGCTTCCGGTTATAGTTATTGTTGTGCCATCGTTACATAGAATCTTTCCTGTCATGCTTATAGGAAGTTCAACTCTAGATATATTATAATTATGGCAAATTTTTACTATATTCGACGCATGTACAGATCCACCGAACGGTATCGTATTTATATATGTAAAAATATCCTGCTTCAATTGGTTTAACTTCAAGGAGTCATATGTGTCATTGGGGTTGTTCAATACCAATGAAAGGTTTAAAGAAACAAAGCAGGGTAGGGCGGCTTTAACCAAATAATCCGCACAAGCGAGACGTTCATCACTAGACGTGACTAAATCCTGAATATCCCCTATATGCGGTTGATAGTATGAAGAAACCACAAAATCTGCGGTGCTCCCCACAGCCAGTAATGGATTTTCATCATATGTAAACGTTATCGTAGCTGTTTGATACTTTGTAAATCTAGCATCCTTATAGTTATTTAAAACATTATTAATGGTTGATTCAAATGTTCGATACCCATAAGTAATGTTGGTTATAGGTAAAGTACCCCCTAGGAGCTGCGTGGAATTAGGTATTATTGAAAAAACTGTATAAAACCCCGCGCAATAAGAATTATCTAAATTAAACTGCCAGGTACTTGCAGCTATTTTTTTACCTGTAACTATAGCTGTGTATGTCTCCACTCCCACACAATTGCGTAAATAAACATCCGCCATACCAAATGTAGAAATGCCAAAAGAGTTTTGTTTAGACCTGGTCATTTCAACATCATTAGCTCCACAAACAGACAAGGTTTGAAAAGTTGGATATATATTCGAAAGTCTATTCGCTATACCTGCCGGAGATTCAAATCTCGAACTACCCAGCTTATTTTTAAATGTAGAAATTAGTTGCTGGTCGGTTTGTTCTGGAAGACCCGAGGTAAAATTACCATAAGCATTGGCGGAAACAAAGTTGGATATTACTCCAGTAATAACCGTAGAAAATACTGTACCTGAAGACACTTGAGATGCATAGCCCACCGCAGTTGCAGTTACAGGAAGAATAAAATAATATTTATTTCCCTCTGTGTATAGTTGTAACTCTCCGGCGGATATATTTGGAGTTAAAGATATTCTGTAAGCGCTGTTTACCTGATAAACTAACTGAAGAGTAGGTTGAATGAATTGAAGTGTGTTAGAGACTGTATAATTGCCAGGAGAACTAACATAAACTTGTATATTTCCGGTAGAATAGGCTCCTTGATTTCTAATGGTATTATAGTTAGAGGCAATTAAATCTATAGTTGAAGTATATGTGCCGGTGGTGCTGGCTAGTGCCTGGCTTATGGCCTGCCCCTGAGATAGAGAGGAAATATTGTTATATTGAACATTTTGAAGAGACGCAGCCAATTTTATCACAAGTTCGCTTATTACAGATCCTGGAGCAGTATCCGCATTAGCGAAATTTTGGCTTATAAATGTTGTTAGCCTGGTGGCTGTATCTTGCACTGATTCACTCATAAATTATATAGGTAAAGGTACCAGAAAGCTAACAACATCACCAGCTAATGTTGTTATTTGTACAGAAAAACTTACAGAACCAGGAGTCAATATAATCCCTAATAGCTTAGTACTACTTAATTGTTCGTCTGCAGGCATATCTGAATTGTTGATTTGATAATTTTTAATAATATTAACAGCAAGATAATCTGCAAGAGAAAATATCTGGCCAGCTCTTATATTATCTACCGGCGACAAACCTTGCTGTAAAGTTTGTAAAAAAGATGTACCAAAAGAACTATAATTTTCTTGAGATCCTGCATTAGTTAATAAAATAATCGCATATCTTTGTACCAATTTTTGAACACCTGAGCACAACTGAGAAGGATTGCCAAAAGACGGAGAAACTGCTACAGGCGTAGCAACGTTAGGTGACGGTGTGCGTAAAATACTTACGTCTACCTTTCTACCAGTATAATTTGTAGATGTTCCTGAAATAGGCATTTTATACGTCTAGTTTTGTTTTAAATGTATTAAATATAGCTATAGACTGCCAAACATTATACATAGTTCTTCCTCCCTTTTGGGACAAGTCTCCTCTATAATATTGCAGTCTTGACTGATGTCTTAGAACGAATGATTTATTAAATGAGTATAGTTGACTTATCTCTAACTTAATAGCAGAAATTCCTTTTCTGGACTTAGCATCCTCTACTTTAAAACGCTCTGTATAATCTGAGTTTAAGTTAGTCCTATCTGTGGCCTTTTGGAGATCTTCCATTTTGAGGGTGCCTTCCCAGTTAACAGAGTCTAGAAACCATTTTCTAGCCATTCCTGGCGTGGTCATTGATAACGGGAGTTCTTTAGAAAAGAACACATTCATTAACTGAGTTAATTTTGGTAAAAGATTTGCTATCATATTATTTCCATCCTTCGTTAATTTTATCGCTTATCAATTTTATCCTTTGATTTGCTTGCGCTTCTGAAATATTTAATTTCTTTGCTATGTTTTTTATAGGTAAAGTAGGTCTCCCTCCGAAACCTGTCATGTGTTCAAATATTAATTTATCTTTAGGGGTTAAATCGTGATAAACAAATGCAACCCATTCATCATTAGAGCTATCCATGATTGTGGGAGTATTTAACATGTTATTAAAAGAAATTATGGATTTTTTGTTTTTAAGCAAATTATTAATTGTTTTTATATTCATTCCTGAATAGTCGGATAGCTCTTCTACGGTGGGATTGCGCCCTAGCTCACTATCTAGTTGCTTTTCTATATTATTGAGTTTGTTTATTGCAAATTGTGTATTTTCTGGAAGTCTCACAGAGCTGCCGTATTGCGTAGAAAGTCTAGATAATTTTTTTAAGCTATTAACAAGATGTGTGCTAAATTTACCCATGCTTGGAGAATAACTTTCTGCCGCACCTCTGGCCAATCTATGTGCCTCTATCTGTGCAGTAATAAAAGGAATATTTGTTGAATATTTTTTTGCTTCTGAATCTATGAGTTTTTTATGCTCAGTCAGCAGTTTATTTATTTCAGTGATATTTTGCATATTAAGAGGCTCCTATGTCTCCTGTAAAATTGCTTTTAAATGAATCTTCTTTACCTTGGTTGTATCCAGTAAAGGCATCCTCTTTTACTCCCACGGGTTCCGGGGGAACTCCGCCCCATCTACCACAACAAAAATTTACAATTGTTATAGCTGCCCCACCTGCTGGAGGGGTCATATCTACTCGATGAGTTACGCTTTCTACCCAAAAGTCTAAAAATGCCCCAGAGTTATTTTCTCCAGACTTAACAAATATGGTTCCTCCTGCTCCTGGAGCCCATTTGGCGTTAAATGACATAGTTATACTTCCTTTTCTTTCTCCATATCTAGCCTGATAAAATTTAATTTGAGCGTAATTTTTTAATTTATCAGGGTTGGCTAGTTGTCCTTTGTAAATGTCCTGCTTGCTTTGCGCCCTATCTTTTTGATTTTCCTGGCTATCGTTTGAGCCGTACTCTTGCTTATCACCATAATAAGATTGAGACGGTCCGGCGTCTGCTTTGGTTTTTAAAGATTTTGCATCGCCAGCGTAATTTTCACTATCCTGCGTTAAAAATGAAAATGGATGTTCTTCTATAATTAAAACACCCGAAGCATTAGTTAATTCATTTTCATCTTTATAATACCCTATCATGTTACAATTAAGGGGCAAATCGTTTAGATTCTGTCCGGTAACTATAACTCGGTTAGCCAATAGCACGGCAAAAACATCTTTGTATCCATTGTCATTGTAGGAATAACCTCCATAGTCCGCAGGATATGCTTTATTTATTTCTGAAGACTGTTGTTTGGGTCCTGGTCTTGAGTGCGTTTGTGTAATAAAAGATCTTTCAGGTATAACAAATCCTCTTTCTGAGCCAAATACTATAGTTAAACCTAAAAAGCTTAAAAAGTTCAAAAAATTCTCTAAAATTACATTAGACCCTTTAAAGAAAAAATGCTTTATTACGCTCATCGCATTAGGTAGAGAAGATTTAATATCTGTAAGCACTCCTCCATCAACTGAAGAAATGTCAATAGCTTCGATTATATCTAATGCCTTAGTTATGGCTTTCTGATATCGTTCTTCGCTATATATCTGTACTAATGCTTGCTGATTTTGAGTGTCTTGTTCTTTACCTATAAATGTACTAAAATCTGATTTTTGAATATTTAATATTGTTTTTATTAATTTAATATAAAACTTTAATGGATTTTCAGTTGGGTCTAACCCAGACGAAAAAGCCTTATTAATCATCGCTTCATCGCTTTGATCATCGGGATTATCAGAATTTGATAAAATTGAATAATATGGATTTTTATATATGTCCACAGAATCCGGAGTTAAACCAGGAGTCATTGTGGTTAATTCCAATAATGTTTGAGCTTTACCCTTAAGCACTGCTTGGTATCTGATATCTCCTACATTGTTGCTTGAACTAACACCGTCTAAAAATCCTTTCCAGGATAAATTGTGTGACCTACTACCGCCAACTCCTGAGGATTCTTTTGTACTTATGTTAACATTTATAAGAGTTTGTCTTTTAAACGTGTCGGGAGATGCAAGGATTCCGCTGGTATTTCCTGATATTCTTGCCGGAGGTCCCGGTTCCGCTGGCGCAAAATCTACCGTACACACCGGGATAGCTCCAGCAGTAAAATTTAAAGTAACTCCGGTAACTGTCACACCAGGTAAGGGAGATACGGAGAGCTGTACGTCTGATGGCATTTATTTAAATTATTTAATGAGTTTGTTTACCCTAGTGATATAGCAATTTAAAAGCCCAGCAAATCTATATACAGAATTAAAGTGTAAATTCCATATATTTTCGTTTGTTTTTTCATCTGTGTCTAAACCATAGTTAATCATATTATCCACCTTGCTGTTGGCTAACTCTAAAGCCTTTAATGTATCTTGAAAAGAAAAACGTAAAGGAGCCTCTGCAATAAAAGTCCACTGTTTGTTTGAAGATAGGTTAAAGTTATTAAGTGGACCAGTAATAATGAAAGAAAGGTTTGAGCCCCCTATTTGCATCGATGTAGAAGAGGTAGGAGAGTTTTGGGATATTGTTAATGGTATGGTTAGATCTCCTGTTAAGGTTTGCCCAAATTGGTTACCATTTAAAAAAAGCTTATCTATATTTGAAAAGACTGAAATGGTATTTGTAGAGCCCAGCTGAGAAACAGTATATGAATTATAATAATAATTATTTTTATTGTTTTTGTATTTACCTGTAACTAACAATGAGTAATTTGGATTATTACTTACAGGCGGAGAGATTTGATAAGTTCTAAAATATTCAGTTAATTTATCTAAATCATATGTAATTCTATTATCAAACGATGTTAATAGGTCAACTAGCCCTGTTGAATGTATCAACCTTAGGTAAGAATAACATAAAAATTGCTTTTGATATGCTGTTGTTGCAGGCGGAAAAATTATATTGTAAAAATCCTGCAGGGCCTTTGGTAGTGTCACGGGAGAATAGTTTCTATCTATAAAATAAGAAGGAGTTCCCCCATTTTTGACCCCGGGAAGATTCATTAATAAAGTGGCGTAATGATTAACCATATGAATTAAAGATGATGGTCTACTACGGAAAAAGACATTTGAAAATTGCCCATAAAGTCGGGTTCTGAAAGCATTGTTAAATTTGCATTAGTGACCACAACAGTAAAGGTTTGCCCGCCCATGGTTATTTGCTGTGTTGTGCCTCTCAATGAAGAAAAAGCTGAGAGATATTGGGAGGCTCCTGGTAAATTTTGGGAACAATCAGAAAATAAAGTTCCATTTGCCGTGATATTTCCAACACCCTTACCAAAATGAATATACTTGATAACGTCGTCAAACGTTAAAAAATATTGTATTGTTTCTCCGAGTTGAAGAGTTACGTCGGAATATACTGCTAAACCTGATTGTCCTATTATAGCGTCTAGTGAGGGAATCGTTAAAATAGAAGATGCCCCGCCTGTTCCGCGTTTAAAAACATCTCCGGATCCTTGGTAAAAAGTAGCAGCCATATATTTTTATATTATACTTTACCTGCCAAAGCTACAACAGCATTTGCTAATTTACTGTCATTTAATGCTTTTGTAAGATCTGCTAAATGTTTGGATGCTTCGTCTTGTGGTGAGCTTGCGCCTGAGTCATCCATATCTTTTCCACCCATGGCTTTTTCAGAAGCTTCTTCAAAGTTATTTTTAACTTCTTTTAACCCGCTAACTACACCTTTAAATTTTTCGGATTCGAGGTCTACCCCGTATTTTTTAGCTTCTTTCGAAGCTTTATTAAATAGCCCCTCACTTTTTTCCATGTCTGTGAGGAGCTTCTTATTATCTCCACGATAATAATCTTTTATTGCGCTTATATCTTTTTGAATTTCTTGGTCTTTGTTTCCTTTTGCAGCACTGGCCAATAGTGTATCTACCCCACCTAAAATAGTTTTTCCTTCTTGTTTTTCAAAGTCTGCTCTAGCTATCGCTGCCTCTTGCCCTGTGATTGTGGCTGCGGTTATGCCGCCCGCAAGATGCCCCCCTTCTGCACCTTTCTTGGCCGTAGAATATGCCTTTTGACTAGATAATATACCTAGCTTATCCAGGGATTCTAAAGCAGATAATTGTTTTCTTTCTGCCTCCCCGAGTTTATTTTTGTTTTTCCTCAGTGTCTCTAGTCTCCCCTTCGCGTCTCCTACATCTTTGTCCATGAACCCGGCATCTTGAATATTCTTTAATGCCTCCTCGGTTAGTCCTGCTCCTGTAGCTGCGTTGAGTCCTTTAATCGTGTCCCTGTAGTTGTGGGAGATATCATCTGCTCCGGCGCTTACCACGGCCTGCTGAAGTCCTGGTTTTAATTTTTCACCCTTAGCTGTGTCCCCGAATATTCCCATTATTTGAGCTGCGGTACCCTCGTCAAATTTACCGCCCTCTGCTAATTTTGAAATTGCTTGTGTTATTACTGGGGCATACCTGCTGGCGTATTTTTTATCCAAAGCTGTGTCCACAGCTACTTGATTTTCTCTAATTTTTTTTACGTTTTCAAAAACCTGTGGATTTGTGGCTTCGTATAAGCTAGACATGATTGTCCCGCCTACCAAGTCATCTCGCATTAGGGCAGTTGCTCCAGGCGCACCTTTGAGCTTACTACCCACAAAGTCAGAGAGACTACCCTGGGGATTCTGTTTAAGATATTCGTCATAACCACTAACTAATTGCTTTTTAGTATAGTCTGCTAAAAAGTCAGATTTGTTTAAACTGGGGTTTTTCTTCTTCGCCTCTTCAAAAGCTTTTTCACCTCCCGCTCTATCCACCTCAGAAACACCACTGTAGTAAGCGTTAAGTAGAAATTCCTTCTTTACGGCTTGTGTTGATAGATCTGTGGCTGTATTGAAAAACTTGCTATTTTTCTTGCCCTGCTCCATGTAATATTTGTCAGTCATATTACGCATGAGCTCGGCAGTACTCACATTCTCCATACCCTTCTGTTTCTTTATCTCTGAAATAAATTCAGGTAATTGCTGCTGTGAAATTCCTCCCTCCTTGAACTTTTGCATAGCCGCTTGCACTGCGGCTAGCTTTTGAGGATCTCCTGCATAGGCCTGCTGCAGCGCAACAAGTCTCAGGTTTTGGTCTGAGCTACCTATTCTTTGTCTTTCTGATATTTGCTGCGCAACTATTCCTTGTGTTCCTCCCGCTTTTCTAATTTCGCTACTACTCATAGCACTAGATAATGCAGATGCTGTTTGGAATGCTTTTACGGTCATGTCTGTGGTAGCGGCGGAGCTTAAATATTTTAACCTCGGGTTATTGTTAGCTAATTGTTTTGCCGCGTCTATAGTATCTAGCATTGCATTTATGCTAACCCCAGCAACCCTTGCGGTAGCTTTCATATCTCTCAAATATTTCTCTATATCTTGAGAGCCTGATTTAGAGGACATATCTACCGCGTCGGATCCCATCAAATTGCTTATTTTGCTGGTGAGTTCTGCTCCGGACTTATTGCCAAACACGGATCTGGCCGCACTTAGCGTTCCCCCTGCATTTTGCATGAATTGATCAAACTTGCCTGTAAAAGTGCCCTTACTACCAAGCATACCTAACTCAGCTGACGTTTTATACGCAGAGGTAAAGTCTTCTATATTAAATCCTCTTGTGTTTTCAAAATTTATACCAGCATATCTACCTCCAGCTTTCTTATACTGCTGGTATTGCTGAGCCATATACTCAGAGTATGTTTTGGCCTTCATCTTATTTTCAACTTCATTTAGATAGTCGATATCTATATGTTTATTCGCTGAATTAAAGCCAAGTATGCCTCCGCCGGTTGTTTTGATGTCGGATTCTTTTATACCACTAGATATAAGCTCCTGTTTTATTTTTTTCTCTATTTCTTTTTTATCTGCAGGACTTGTTGCACTATCATACTCTGCTCTGAGGCTATTTATAGTATTTAACCTAATATCTTTAGCTTCTCTATTTTTTGTAATATTTTCCGCAACATCTGTTAATTTTGTGCCCTTTATTTTGTTGTAGTCTAGGCCGGCTTCCTCAATAGCTGCTCTTTGCTTTTGAGCTCTTGTTAAATTTCTTACAACCTCAGGATTTATTATACCGTTAGGATCCGTAGCTTTCTTCAATTCTTCTTCTGTGAGCTTTTTAGAATTTAAAAGAGTCTTCTTGAGGTGGTCGCTTATATTTTTAGATAATTCTTTTTTATAGTCTGTGGTGTCTTTTTTTAGCTCATTAGCAACTAATGTGTCTACGTCGCTATCAAGGGCTTCTGCAGTTTCTCTTCTGCTCTTTCCTATTTTTTTAGTTTTCTCGGCGGAGGCTTCGTCTTGAACTCCTATACCTGCCTGTCTAGCTAACTCAGGATCCGTTATGAGCCGGTCTGTAAACTCTTTATTTAGCTTGTTTCCTGTGGTAGTCAAATCTTCTTTTTTATAAAAGCTTTTCTCTAGAGTGCTCATCAATTTAGCTACCTCCCCAGAACTAACACCAGTCTGACGACCAAAGGCACCCATTATATTAGCTCCCTGGAAGCCGGCGAAGGCTTCTTGAGACGCAGCCATAGGGTTTCCCCCGATAAGAGGAGATAAAAGGCGAGCCATGGGACTATCTGGACCTGCAAGAGTATGTCCAAGAGTATTCAATACTTCATTATTAGGATCTAAACCTGCTGCTTTAAAAAGCATATTTTGTGAAAACTGCTGAGCCTGCAGTCCCATAAATCCCCTAGTTCGCTCTCTCTGCTGGTATACATCATAAATATCCTGATCACCTTCGGGTCTGGGGGCATAATTACCTCCAAAAGCACTGTAAGCTAATAGATTTAATACAGGATTTCCGTAGTTATTGCCTAACGGCCTATAACTACTATAATTTGGATATCCTTCAAAAGGTGTTACATCTACAGGCATTTTTATTTATCTGGAGAAGAGCCAGGCGGGGGTTGAGTTGAAATTTGCTTTTTAGCCGCCTCTAAAATACTACGCATTTCTACAAGTGTTTGCGGCGGCAGGGTTTTTTTCTCCTCAATTTTAAACTCCTTAGCCAGTTCTGGCAATTTCAATCCAATATACTTTGTGTGGGCTTCGTCTAGGCTCTTAAACAACTTTTCTGGCTTGCTGGACAATCCCGCAAAGATAGTGTAATCCTTTTGCAATCTCTCTTTAAAAAGGTCCAAATATACCTCTTCCTCTAAGTTGCGAAGAATTATTTCCTCCCTAAGTCTTGATAGGCGTTGCGGGTATTTAAAATCAAGCCAGCCACGTAAATAACCAGTAGTTAAAAACTTTACGCGCTGGCCGTCCAAAAATTTTCAGTCTTTACCTCGTTTGTGAGCTTCACCACTTTTTCTTCAAAATCATTAAAGGCCGATAAAAAGGCAGAAAGTTTGAAAGTAGGCCATTTTTGCATATCATTGGCTCTTGCTCTGATATATGTAACACCCTTCTCGGTTTCTTTAAATGTATTTTTATCTATAGCTTTATACGGTTCACCATCTATAGCTACTAAACATAAACCTAATCTATACGTAGAGATTGTGATAAAATAAGCGTCATTATTTTCGGCTATTTCATTCTCCTTATCTTTATTTATTTGGGCTATAACATCATTGTTTTCTTCAACGGTCATAGTCCTTAAAGTAATTGTCATTCTGTCGTCAAAAAGACTGATTTTTTCTTGAAATGGTTGATCCGATAGTACTGATTTAAAAAAAGCCTCTTTGTCTTCGTCTGATATAATCATGACTTTATTTTTCTGTGGGCTAGTAGGGTTTTCCAATATTGAGGAAGTTTCGACTTGTTGTGGTTGTTCGTTTTCTTGTGAGTTCATAGTTTATTGATAGGATTGTATTTTATATTCGTCGAGTGAAGATAATTTTAACGTAGCTGGGGTTTTTTTCGCTGTTGCTGAGCTATAACTATCTTTTTCTCCGGATTGGGACTTCTTTAGATTTTTAAATACTTCGGCGGAAAGATAAAAAGTATCATAATCATCTTTTCCAGGAAACGGTTTTGTATCATTTACATCTTTTTCTTTCCAGGGTGTCAAATTATATAGTTCCGTCAACTTTGCATCTTGTTGCGCCATCGTGGTAGGAATAGCATCTATCTCTTTTTGAAGACCATAATAATCTTTTGAGTCTAAAAATCTAAATTTAAGATCAGTAAACTTTTTATTTTCTTGAAAGATGGAATATTTTATCGGTTCCTTTATTTGATCAAAGTCTTTATTAGTTTGTGTACTAACTGTTTTTAAATCTAATGCTCCCTTTAAAATATCCACAACGAAACTCTTCTTATCATAAGTAACACCAATATATTCGTCCTTTTTACCAAAAACAGAACCACTATCTCCAGCAAACGCCGCGAGGCCTGCTGAAGATAGAAATAAGGCGGAGTCCTTACCGTCAGCCACAATGGTTTTCCCTTGCAGCATAATCTGACTATTTTTAGATTTTATAGAAATCAATTCGTCTCCCTGGATCAAGAAATCTTTTACGGCCTGAAAAAGAATCCTATCTTTGGAGTAATTTAAAATTTCTGTTTCGGCATAATTATAAATACCTAACTTAGATTTAAGTACAATTCCTCCAATATCAGTGATTGCCTTTGTTGCCGGGTCTGGCGATCCAGTGGTAGGAGTTGAAGAATTAGATTCAACCACTATTCCGCTCTTATCGCTATAAAAATACTGTGATTTTTCTGTTTTTAATCTAAAGCCTTTATCCGTAGAGGAAATATCTATATCCTCTTTTCCTGCTATACTTGTCCATCCTCCTACTTTTGCTATGAAATTACGCAAGGGCTGTAAAACTAAATCTTTGGCTGGTTGAATATAAACATTTCCTCCCTCTAAAACAATGGCGCTATTCCAGGCATCTCTTATGGTTATTCCCCCATTAGGCATTAAATATATGCCTGCAGTCCGTAATTTATATTCGTTTAAGTCTAATTCAGTAGATTCGTCTACATTAGTTATCTCTGATAAACTTTTCTCTTTAGCAATATCGTCATTAACATAAAAGTCTTTTTTGTGCTTTTTGAAATTTTGATAAGAGGTTTTTTCGTTAACATAAGCTAAGTAGTCTCTTATCTGTAAAAAATAAGACAAAGGATTTTCTTTGTATATATGAGAAGTATCCCAGTCAAAAGTTTCTTTTTTATCGTAATCTATGCCTGTGGCATCATCCCCTTTTTGGTCTTCGGGGGCGCTATATCTCAGGGGTACACGTATCCAATTTGTTTTTTCTATGAATACCTCTTTTAAGCTTCTTATATGTACTCCTCCGTCTGTACCTAGATGTAAATCAAATAATCCAGTATCTGGTTTTTGTGGTGTTTTTTCTGGGTCTAAACATCTAACTTCGTCATCGTCGGGTTTTACTAAAAATATATGTAAAAAGTCACCAAGTCTTCCTAAAAAGACCTTAAATCGCTCGATGGCCTTGATTCTTTCATTTTCTGTAATCTTGTAAAAATCTTCTTTATCGTCTGGAGTATTCGAAGAAGTTTCTGAAAAAACCGGAGCTCCTGCTGCGTCGGATAAAACAGAAGGCCTGCCCAATGATTCTGCTGGTATATGGGTTGCTCCGAATTCTGCCATTAATGATTTTCCATCATGCCAAATATTATATTCTCCTAGGGCGGTATAATGCTGGAAATTGTGGCTAACTATTCTTACCAAGTCATCTAATAAGTGACATTGTACCTGAGCTAACTCTGATGCTTTTAATGTGGCTAGAGTTTGAAATAAACCCAACAAAACCCCAAATTCGTTAGAAATAACATACTCACCATCCACAACATCGGCAGGTCTTCTATTATTAGGAATAACGGGGTGTTTATCTTTGTGTCCTATTCTGTTGGCATCATCATTACTAGCGCAACCAACTCCTGCGGATACCCTACCAGGTATAAATCCAGAGCTTAAATTATTTTGTGGAATAACTCCAATAATATAGCAAGTATTAGATCCGCTGCCTGCACACAACACACGACTGCCTGGTTGTGGTATACCGCAATCTTTAAAACCAAAGAAAGAAGCTAGGTGAGAAGATATGGCTATACCTTGAATTGTGTTTCCTCCATCAGAAAATGGGGTTATGTTATTTTCGCGCACAACAGACACCGTGTAAGTTGCTGCAGTGGATGTAACTACAACGGCAGTAAATAGCGACATCTCGCTTCCTTTAGTGTTGTGTACAGTATGTAGCTGGCGTTTAAAATCTGAAAAAAGAGTATTAAGATCCATATGTGATTAATTTAATATAGATTGCTTGTTCTATATTGCAAGAAATAAAAAGGCCTCACCAGAATTAACCAGTGAGGCCTTTTTATTATGATTTATTATTTTTATTAACCTTGAGAAAGCTCTAAGAACTCAATCGTGATATTATCTAATACTGTAAGTCCCTCTGCCTCAGCCGTGAGATTGTAGCTAGAAACAATTGCTCCCTTAGCTGTGAGGCTATAGCCACCAGCGGCGCAATTACTTCCCTTTCCTCCAGACATCGCGAAAGTTAAAGTACCCGGAGTACAGGCCGACCAACCCTCGCTACTGAATATATCTGAGGCTCCGTCTGCAATAAGTCTGGCGATGGTTACTTGCCCCACTGGGTAAGTGGCGTAAATGATAGCGCTTTGATTTCCAATTGTTCTGCGGCGCTGAATCTGCTGCTGATACGTGATTTGTACTTGAGTAGCAGCGGCAACTACACCACCCCATGTAATTATACAATTATCTGCTGTTACTGGGGTTTTGATTGTTGTATCTTGACGTTGAAATAAATCGGCCATAGTAGTTTTCTCCCTTTATTGTTTATATTATTTTAAATTAATTAATCCTAATTGTCTAGCTACATCGTTAAAATTTTTATCTTCTCCCTTAGTGTATCTGATCCAAGCTTTGCCGTCTCCTATAATTCTATATATAACGTTAGGAGTTCCATCATCAGAATATATTAATAGCCCTGTAGCTTTATCTGTATCTAATAATAGAGGTTCTCTAAAATCGCCAGTAACTACAACTCTCATTATATTCCTAGTAGTGATTTGGTTTTTTGTATTTGGTGTTGAATTTTCTCCTGCTCCATCAATTTAGCAATTTCTGCTATATGTGCTGGAGATTCTTCGTTTCCAGATATGTCTAATTTCTTAAATACTTCGGAGGTTCCAGGATAAGTATTTGCTCTTTTCCAAAGATGGTCTGCCTCTTCTTGAGACAGACCTATCTCTAGAGCTTGATCAAAAAATCCCTGTTTAACCAACTCCATTATACTACGAGTGTTAAGTTGATGTAATTGAGTGGGTAAGGTACATGGAGCTGAAGCTTCACATCGATGCGGTCGAGATATGTAGGATCTTGCTGGATCTCAAGAATATCTGTGGCGGGTGTAAAGCTCACGAGCTGATTTCCTGCCCTGACCGTGTAGGTCTGAGTGGCGTAGAAGTTCATCTGATTGATGATTGCATCTCTGATGACCTGGATGTTTGCGGGATTGATATTGTACGTACCGATATATGGAGAGAGCCTGGACTTAAGACCATAGCTGATGCTATCCACGTTAGTTGTGATAGAATCTTCAGAGGTGTTTAAGTTTGTGCTATCTGTGGTGAGCTGATGACGAACATAAGGAACAGCTCCAACAATTTCCTGGGTAACCAACCAGATGCCTCTTTCAGCCATCACATTAAGCTGATCTTGAGTATATACGTTGACCACCTTGCTGAGATCGTCTGCACCGAGGATCTGCGTATTCGTTAACCCTTGGTGAGGTACAACACCCGAGCGTAATCCGGCTAAGGCTGCCGCGAGGAAATACCCATCATACTGCTGACCATTAAATCCATAAGTGTCAGGGAAAACAACACGAACTCTTCGATTCATGTAGCTGCCTCCGATATCCGCGAGGTTTTGAGCTCTCTCGTCGAGAGTGTAATTGCGGATAATCTCTATCAACACAGGAGCAACAAGAGGAGCCGGTAATTGTGTAGCAATCACGAGAGTAGTCTGGCTCCTGACTTGGGCCACGGCGTATTCTTGATATGTTTGATTTCCTTGTGAATCCGTGGAGAAATTCATGCGGATAGAATCGCCGGGGCGAATTCCGTCGGTGATGAATGTAGCTCCAGATACCGTTAATAACGTATTTTGAGTATTTGCAGCTAATGGGTCCGCGGTAATGGTACCTACCCAAGCAGTAGGCGACGAAGGATTGGCCATGTTTGTGGCTTGATCCAGAATGGATCCGGGACCGTACAGTACAGCGGTGTGTTTGTCTTGAATGGACAACCAGGCTACGCGCCAGAGACCCACCTGAGGGGTACTATAGGCGTTTACGTGGGAAACTACAGCTTCTTGTACAGCCTCATCAAAGGTAAGTGGTACGAATCCATAAACCTTATCACTCTTCTGGGCCACTCCGATAGCGTAATTATACCCGGCTAAGTCATTAGATATAAGCCCGATATAGTAAACAGAAGCATCATTCGAGTTTAACACTGCGTTATAAACACCCTGCGCGAGAGGATTGTCGGGGTGCACTGTACCTAAATACTTAGTAACGTCCGCCTCGTTATTTACAGAACCGATAGAAACAGAGTTCACTGTGGTGAGGTCTCTGTGTTCTACATAAATATTGGCCGAAGTGATTGTAAGCGGGAGAGGAACTCCGCCAAAAATGATACCAGGATCAGTTGTAACCACTCCACTGTTGATCTGAATCTCATTACCTCCCAAAGACTGCCAGTTGTGAGTACCGGTAGTTAAGTTTTTAATTGGAGGAATCTGAGTGGACGCTTGATTTAACGAGAGCGTTAAGTAGATATTTGGATTGCTGGCATTAAGAATTGCACTAGGTAAGTTGTCAGCAATTTGGATAACGTTAACAGCTCCGAGCGACGCGGCTTGTGCGGTGATGTAGTATATATCACCAGCAACTAAACCGGCAGCACCGGAAGTGGTACCAGCGGTAAACGTTGCAGCTACACCATAGTTACCCACTGTGATGGCTGAGTTAAGCGGAACAAGTACGGCGGGGCTAGAGTCACCGTTGTCTGCTGTGATAGCCACCTGGGCGCAAGTATTTGCGTTACCGGCTCCCCCATTGAGTGAAGGATCGTAGAAGTTACCGCCGCGAATAACGGTGATTTTATACACGGTGTTATTTACACCCGTGTATGTTCCTGCGGTTGTATAGGCAGCATTCACAGTAGGAGCCTGGAAAGTTAATGACCAGCTCATGCCTACCGAGAAAGCGTTTGAAATCGAAGCGCTGTTTGGGAAAGTTAATGTGATTGTATTGCCCGCATCATCAGTATCGATCACTAATGTCCAGGTCTCTGTACCTCCGGAGCCGACGCCAGTGGCGGCAACACCAGAAACAGGCACAAAAGCTCCATTGGAAGATACAACGTTAAATGTAGCGTTGGAAACATTAGTACCGCTGGCAACAGTCACCTTAATGGTGTCACCCATTATTCTGAGTGCCTTATGGCCGACCCAGGTGGCTGAATATGTAGCAGCAACAGTAAAGTTGGGAGCCGATGGAGCTGTGGTTGCCCCTGCCCAGGCATAGGTTGCGCTAGATGGGTTGAGGATATTATTGATACCGATATTAGACGGATCTTCGAAATTACCGTTGATATGGTACGTTATGCCAGAACCTGTGGTGATTCCTGGGATAGGCTCTCCAAAGACGCGGTCAAGAACAACAGAGTGTACACTCTGGATGCCCACTATTCGGTAGGTAGTACCAGCAATAGCCGCTGTTTCACCGCTAGGAGCGGTAGCTGCGGTCACAGTTAAAAACTGGCCAACATTCGCTTGAGTGAAAACAACGGTAGAGTCTGTGAATATGTTTGTAGCCGGATTAGCGACAGACCCTGAAGTGCTCGAAAAAACAGGAGAACCTACAGAGGCAGAAAGAGAGGAGTTCTCTCTATATGTGTCGCGAATAAGTCCAGTGATTTGGGAAGTTAAAGAATTTCCAGAGTCATCGATAATGCTGACAACGTCCCCAACCTGTACGTCACGGTTTGAAAAATATGTTGAGCGGGTATATCCATACTGGGACTGAAGAGCGGAAGAGCTGTAGTATGAATTCTGTGGGTTCCACTTAAGTCTGTTTGGGTATTTATTGCTGGAGGGGGCAGTGACAAGGCCCACCTTTGTTTGATTGCTCTGAGGCGCTACATTAAATGCTGCGAGCGGGAAATATGTAGCTACAACGTTTTCGAAAAATACCTTGGTATATGAAGAGTCAACAAAAGTGCCAGCAACCACACCAGGAACGGCGTAGAGCACCGTAGAAGCAGGCTGATATGCATTACCTAAGCTAGGTGTTGTGGGGTGAACAACTTCGGTATTCGGCTTCTCAGAGGCTACGTTATATCTAGCCAAATTGAACTGAGGACCGATAATGAAGGCCGCTAACGGATTTGTTGTATAAACAGGGATCTGGGTGAACTCCTGCTGAATTAATACTTTTGGTACGATGTATGCCATATTTTTCTCCTGGATTGTTATTTATAATTTTAGATTAATCTTCTACTGCTTGCAATATTATTTTCCCACTTATTGATTTAGAAGTGGAGATTCTGCACAATTTGTAAACACGGTAAAGCTCACTGTTTTCAATTTTAAATGATCTCCCGTAATTGTAAAGCCCATATCGAACGCCGTGAATAAATTTAATGTTACGGCATAGTGTTCTTTAGATTCTAAGTACAAAGAAGGGCTAGACATAGAGTCGATTCTAAATTTTCTTAAAAAGAAATCTCTCCTTATTTCTTCTGCATGATCTAAATAAACCCTAGATAAATACTGGGCGAACTGCTCTGCAAAACCTATATTAGTGGCCACCACTGTTACTTGTACAGGCATTTGCAATATAGCTAATTTTTCTTTTTGTGACTCTTTTGAATTTCCGCCTATTTGCTGATTAAATGTGGGATGATCGTATCTTGCGTCCCCTCTACTTATAAAAACAGCTGGTCTTTTTTGTACCACGTCATCTCTATAATTGTATGCAATATCTAAAAATATTTCTGATTTTTTAGGGTCTCTATCAAATTTTTGAGAAAATACAAACCCCTGACTTTGTGGGGTATTAGAGAGCATGTAATTAGCTGCCATTTCATAACAAATATTCTGCACCGTCCACGGATTTAAAACTAAATTTTTATTAGTGTACGGTTGAGGCATTTCTCTCAAAAAAGGAGAGGTGTAGCCTACCAATGGGGGGCAAACTAAATTATCTTCGTTACTCATATAGGTCAACAGGCACTTGAATTTGATATATAGTATCAGTGGGTGGGATAAGGCGCAATGTTACTTTCTGACTAACTGGAATACCCGTGCCTGGAAAATAAGTAATACCTTTTGAAAGTACATCGTATCTAAATCCGTCTATGTTCGTACATATCACATCTCTTACATCTAGTGAAGGATATCCAGGAAATCTTGCTATGGTATCTGCTGTTTCCTTAACGCCAAGACCACTAGGATCCATTTGTTTATCTAGCTGGGCGGTATCTATAACGTATGTGCATGGAACTGGTGAAAAATATCCTCCAGCTATACCTATACCCAGATCTTGATTTCTTTCGTCCGCGATGGGTACACCAGAAACAGGGTCTACGGTTGGAGTAGAAACTGCTCCGTAAGTCTTTTTCTTTAGTAGCCAGGCCTCGTGACCGGCAAAACGAGATAATAAAAATTCTTTCCTTAATATCTCACTAGCCATCGCATATCTGCGCTGCTCTGTACTCGTATGACCAAAAATAATAGAATTTGAATAATACTGTTTATTGTCTCCTGTGACTAATAAGATTCTATAATTATAATTTAAAGACCAAGACTGCTTTTGATTAGAATTATCAACAGCAAAAAAATTATCTCCTACAGAAATTTGATATTCTATTTCACTAAAATCTAAAGCCTGACTTACTTGCAGTGTAAAATTATAAGGCAGAGGAGCATTAAAAAAAGGATCAAGTTCCCATTGAATAAAATGACCTCTGACAAAATCAGGAATCATGAAAATCTTAGAAAAAACTTCAGTGCCGTTCATTTGTTTTTATTGATGGGAAATACATTACTCATAATAGCTCTAGCAATTATCCCTACCGGCGAAGTCAAATTATTTAAATAGCTAGAGTCATTTAAAATAACCATAGCTGGGTTTTTTTTAGCTGCAGCTGCGTATATTGCTCTTGTTAAAGCTCCTGGCTGTCTGCCGTTATTTATACCATCCAAAGCTTCTCCAAGCTTATTTAAGCCATCTGCAAATTTATTGTCGCCGTTCATATTTACCCTATATCCCTGTAAATATATTCAGAGTTCTTTGTGCCGTAAACTTGAGCGATATTTTGGCTTATCCTTATGTTTTGCGCTAACTCCTTAAACTCCGTCCATAATTGATTTCCAAGCTCTAAAAATATTTGCGCCTTGTCTTTGTCGTTAATTTGCACACCGTCAGCAGCATAACTGAATTGATTACCTGCCTCGTTTATAGCTGCACTCCTCAATAAATAACCTGATGTACCTAACAGCAATAAACCTCTGAATGGAAACTTTTCTATTGTGTAATAAACTCCTATAGGTGGAAGCATTAAATTGAAATAATCAACTGTATTAATCATTGCTTGATTGATCATTTCCTGAGTCCAACGAATACCTAAAAGCAATGGATTTAGTTCCGCTCTGTCCATCATGAACAAACGTATTTCTTCTGGTGTGATTAGCGGGTTAGCCATTTGATTTATTTAATTTTAGGGTTATTCAAGTTTGTGGCTGGTTTGGGCACAGATCCAGACATTGTGGTATTACCGCCTGGATTAACAGGAGCTGAAGTGATAGGAGCTCTTTTAAACGGCTGACCATTATTTATATTTGGGGTGACTAAATTGTTTTGTGGGGCGCTCATTTGAGTTCCTGCCGGAGTAGCTGTTTCAGCATACTTTAAAAAACTGTCTAGAATATCTATTGCCCTCATGGTTACATTATATCTTTATAGTTTGAGGTTGTGAATACAAAAAATTAGGGGGAGCCGAAGCTCCCCCTAACATATTTACAACTCTAAGATTAAGCTCAGGAGAACTGAATCTTAACAGCGCCCTTGACGTTGCCAATGGCGAGCGAGATGTTCATGTACTGGAAGTACTCGAGGAAGTAGGCTTCGTTTCTCATGAACACGGTGAGCGGCTGGAGTCTGTAGTACTTACCGAGGAACTCCTCAGAAGAGAAGAGATAGATAGTACCATCAGGAACCAAGTCACGCTTGATCGTGTAGATGGGCTTCACGCCAAGAAGAGTCTTGGAGGGAAGACCATTGATAAACGTTTCCTGGGCGAGGTCACCACCAACTTCAGAACGACCCATCTTAACGAAGTCGTCCGCAGTAACGGTGTTCATGAGCATAACGCCCTTGCTCTCTCCACCATCAGGCTGCGAGGCACCAAAGGGAACCTGGAGGCGCTTGATAACCTTGAAGGCTTCAGCCACAGACTCACGAGTGATACCGCCGGAGATGCTAACGTTCTGAGGAAGGCCGAGACCGTTCAGTGAGTTAGCTGTGTTGAGGGTACCAACAGAGCTGTTGATAGTGTTGATGAAGCTCGTGTCAATCTGCGTAGCGATATCCTTGGTGCTGAGCTCAAGCATGATAGCACGGATGTCGTAGTCGTATGTACGAAGCTTATCGATGTCCTTGCTGAACTTAGGCGAGAGGATGCGGCTGAAGTACGAAGGATAACGGGTACCCTTGAACTGGAAGGCATCAGGAACAACACCAAGCGGGACGGAAACAGCAGGGGCTGTATCAGGCTCGCGATCGTTCCACTTAACAAGGAGCTCGGGATCCTGGGCCTTATCGAGCTCATCATTGCTGAGATCGATAGGGGTGAGGATCTTTTCAGCGAAGCTTTCTTCACGAAGCTTGTTGCGGGTGAACTGTTGAGCAGAAACAGCAGCCTGCTTCTCCTGTCCGGACTTCACCATCTCAACGAATGTGTCGTTGAACACTTTTACATCAGCGATTTTTTCCATAATATTATATACTCCTTGATTAGGCTGCGATTAATTTGATTCCGAGGAACGCTGTGGTTGTTCCGATAGCGGAACCAGCAGCAGTGTTAGGGAGGTTGCGGATACCCTCAACAACTCCGACCTGCTTGGCGCTGGAAGAAGAAGTCGTGATTAATCCTGATGCGTTAGCATAAACGGGTACACCAACAGCATAGTTTGAGTTGTTGATTGTGAGGGCAGCTACAGAGCTGTCTACCTCAACCACTGTGCCGCCATCGAGGAGATAAATTCCGATCGATCCGGTATTGATGGCGTCGCCATCACCAGTGTTGGGAGTTACGTTGTTGTTAAGCGTGTTTAATGAAAAGCCAACGAGATCATTAGCGGGGGTTCCAGAAACACCTAAAAGAGCGGTGCCTGTGGAGGGATCCACGCGAACTACTTGGCCTGCGGTTACTGTCTGACTAGTTCCGAGCGTGACAACCTTGTCGGCTTGTCCCAAGCTAAGAGCTGGTCCTTTTTTGAAGTTAATAGCCATAATTTTTTGATTTTGGTTTGTTGTTGTTTAATTTTGGTTTTCGCTTCTGCTACCTCATACTGGTACCGATCAGGGTATCACAAGTCGCATTGCCGAAGTTTTGTATATTTAATTATTACAAAATTTTATTACAGAGTCAAATATATTTTTACTCATCAAGAAGGTTATAATTTGAATCATAACCGAAAGCTTTACGCATCACAGGGTCAACGCTATCTCCTGCGGTTTTAACAGAAGCTACTTCTCCAAACGAGGAGACATCAGAAGCTTCACAAATCTTTTGAATGATCGTGGCGAGATACTTATGATCTTCTTTGGCCTTCTTAACAAAACGACGCTTATCATATTCGTCGTTGATAAAGTCAGACTCATAAAGAGCATTAGCTGCAAGTTTGAGGGCGTGATTAAACTCTTCATCACACTGCGTGGTCTCAGAAGCGATTTTTTCGTTTACCTTGGACAGCTCTGCCTTAAGCTCACTAATTTCGGCTTGCGCTATTTTAACAAATTCTTCAATTTTGTTGAGCGTTTCCTTGTCCATTGTTTTTGGTAGTTCTCTCTAGGAGGATTAAACTTTCAATATATTCTAAAACTTTTCTTTTGTCTGCGTCGGTAATTTTAGTCAAGGCTTTTAAGGCCTCTAGCTCTAAGGGGGATTGAACTCCTGTAGAGCTTTCCATTAAAGGATTAATTACTTAGCGGCCTCAGACTTAAGACGCTCGAGAACGATGTTAGCAACCGTCTCAGCGAGCTTGGTCTGGAATTCGATAGACTCAGCGGCTTGCTTCTCTTGGGCTTCCTTGCTGAGAACAGTCTCGGCAAACTGAGAAAGCTCAGCGACCTTGGCCTTGAGGGCCTCGTTCTCCTTGGTGGCCTCTTCGAGAGCAGCCTGCTTTAAGATTTCTTCAAAATAAGCGGCACCAGCAGCCTCAGCCTGCTTCTCGCTATCTGCGGCAGTCTCGGTCTCGAGTTCCTGCGCAGCCTGAGCGATAAGAAGATCAAAATCTCTGCGACCAGCTTCTTTCATGAGCTCACCATCAGCCTTTACGGTGGTGGAGGCTGTTTTAAGAAGAGCGGCGCAGAACTGGCGACCGAGTTCATAAGAAGCTACCTTGCTAGCAAGGGTCTCGACCTCTTCAGAGGCCTTCTTGACTTCAGCAGCGGGCTCGGCCTTATCGGAGCTTTCCTCCTGCTTGGCAGTGGTCTGCTCGAGCTTGTCTGCTCCCACTTCGTTCTTGTTCTCTGTCTCGTGCTTCTCCTCAACGGACTCAGGATGCGTGTCCTTGCCCGGCTCACCAACAACGGTGTCCTGAGCATCAGCATGCTTACGGATGAGATTTAAAATTTCAGTGCCGAGAGTTTCAGCGGTCTTGGCGGTGGGCTTGGACTCGTCTTGGCTAGGAGCCTGATGATAGCTCTGAGGAAGATTTTCGGGACCCACGTTGTTTTTGTTAACGGTCTCGTGCTCTTCTTTAACGGAATGAGGATTCTGGGAGGCGGGTTCGCCAGTAACAGACTTCTGTGCTTCCTCGGCTTGCTTCTTAACCAGCGAGTGGAGCTGGGTTAATACTTCGGCGTGTTTTGTTAATTTGCCCATAATGTTATGTTCTCCTATTGTTTTTTTATTTTAGTTTAGTTTTAGTTGTTTGTAAATAGCTAATTATTCCTTACTTTCTCTACCTGCAACGATTCCCGCCCCGCCAACACTAGCAGCACCTAAGCCGATAGCTTTCTTGGGGTGTTTCTTCACAAGGTCTTTAGTATCGCTGTATACATCTTTGAGAGCAGTGGCTCCGCGTCTCAGGGTATTTGTAACAGCCGAACCCGCGGTCTCAGCTAAACCGCTCTCTTTTTCCATAGCTTCTTTTACAACCTGAAGTGCCTCGGCGTCGGATAAACCGTATTCGCGAGCACGTTCTAAAACTCCTTCATAATAAGCGGCGGTCTTTTCTTCTTGCTTTTCTTTTTCCTTCTTGGATTTGCATTCATCGCAAGTTCCGCCACATTCACACTCTTTTTCGGCCTTCTTTTCTTCCGAATCCATAGACTTATTTTCACCCGCGGGAGAAGCCTTGTGCTCGCGGAGCTTTTTGAGGTCCTCTGCATCAATCTTACCATTATGATTTACGTCAAGCTTCTTCTGACCGCCGACGAGCTCACTTTGCTTCAGTTGATTGAATGTGGTGGTGAAAGCTGAGTCATAGAGCTCTACAGCTTCCTTCAGCCCAATACCACGACCAACGGCTTGTGTTAAAAATCCCTCAACGTAGCTGGCGGACTTGATAAAATTAATAGCGCTCTGCTTGCCGAGCGTGGCTTCATCAGCTCCTGGATGCGGGGCTAATTGCTCAGCAACTTCTGGGTGCTGAGAAAGCTGCTGTTCGATCCCTGCAGCAACATTAGGAATTTGTTCGGCCTCTTCAGAATGACCAGTGCCCTGCTGTTCTTGCGCGACTTCAGCAAGGAGATGTTCTAACTCTTCAGGAGAGAGTTGGGAAAGCATCTCTTCAAGTTCTTCCTCGTGAGGAATTCCACCTTCATGATGGGGAGCAGCTTCATGCGCCTCTTCTCCGCCATGCTGAGCAAGCAATTCTTGAATTTTAGCGTCGTCCATTCCTGCGTCTTTAGCGGCCTTAACAAAGCCAATTAAAAAATTTTCGTTCATATGTTTTTCTGTAAGGATTGTTTTATATACTATCTGATATTTATTTATGTTCCAAGTTTTTTTTAACGATTTTGAATGAGTGCATTTAAAATCGTTTGATCGTCTAATTTACCGCACTCATCCATATAACGCAATGCCGCTAATTTATAGCTCAAGTATTGATGAGCTAATTCGTCAGCAGCTGCATTTTTTTCAACCTCTTCAGAATGAGGCGAGGGCTTTAAATCACCAGGAATTCTCTTGATGATTGTGATGCGCATCACTCTTCCGTGTGCAGGCTGATCGAATAAAGAATGCCCGTTGAAAAGACCGCTGACAAGATCTTTTATTTCTCTTGGAATAATCCCCATTTCCTGGGGGTCAAATTTTTCATTATTAACTATCTTGTTTTCAACATCGTCATCTTTCTCCATAGCAGAAAAACCAGAAGGAAGACGCTTTTTCATCTTATCTATGATTTTGCTGTCTTTAAGATGATCTCCAAAAAGATACTTTACAAAGTCAGTGGGCGAAAAAATTATCCCGTGCTCTGCGAGTACCTTTAGTAGTTTACCTGGTTCTTGCTTACGAAGCTCATCTATCGTTTCGTCAGAAATTCCATCAGCATGATTTATTTTTGACGCCTCATGAGCAATGTATTTTTCAGAAGAATCCTTTGGGCCCTTTGTGGCAATTCCTTCTATATGTTTCTCCATCTCGGCTAACTTACCAACAAGATGACGTTTATCACTTGCCTTTTTAGATATAAGGAAATCTTGAGCGTCAGAAGGTATTGAAAAATCTGTATATATCTTTAAATAATCTGCGGTAAGCTTAGGAGCATACTCAGAGGCTAATTTAAGAGACATACCTATTCTGTCCGCGGGTCTCCCTACAATGGATAATTCAAACCAATGGGGATTAACGTTGTCCATTCCGCACATTTCACCACGTTTGTTAAGCTCGCCTATTTGTCTAGGGATATGCTCACAACGCCCACGATCATCTTTGGCTTCATGTCCGCACCAAGTGCAAATATCACTAGCTACTTTAGCCGCCATAGACACATTGATTTGCTGCCCCTCTGAAAGTTTTTGAATTTCTTCAGCGCACTTATCGTTGTCCAGCCCCACAATAAGCTCAATCCTTTTCATGTCAGGATTATATGCTGCGGCTTTTATATTTCCGTATTTAGGATCGTGGGGCTTATTTTTATGGTGGCGATTTATAGCCCTTCCGTCATATTTACCATCCTTATCCTTACTGCCGGATTTAATAAATGTTCTATAATGCTTTAAGCACTCAGCCTCTTTAAAAAGATCTCCATTTCTGTTTTGCCCTATGCCTTCATAAGCTCCCAGAGCAATAACATGCACATCTGTCTGATTGGCCGTTTTTTCAACTTTAAGTTCATCCTGAACAGCTGCTAATTTTTTTAAATCAGCAGATTCATTAACAATATTTACAGGAGGAACATCAAAGTTCCAATCAGAAGTAGAATTAAATTTAATCATTATTTTATGCGGTTAGCCTCTTCGAATTGTCCCTTAGAGCGAAGCAGGTTCCTTTTCCACTCTTTGATTTTCTCTTTACCGTAAACTTGGTTCTGTAGACCTTTAAGTGCGGCATGTAAACCAAGACCGCCAGCAGCTATTCCACCTCCAACAACAGCACCGGGACCAAGTCTACGGATTAATTTAGCTGCTCTGGAGCGTCCGAATTGATTCCTAACTAAGTCCTCTCCAAGTAAACCTGCCTCACCTTGCTGTTTATTCAAGGCATCCTCAAATATGGCGTTTATAAGTGCCGGGCTTTTGTGTTCTTCGGGAAGATTGCCAATCACGGAATTAACAAAATCTCTAATAGGTTGGTGTTTTGAGGGCAATAACTCATTTAAAAAATTGTAAACATGCTTATTCTTGTTTGCTAGTTCTGATGTGAGTACCCTCTCTCTAAGCTTATCACCAACTCCAGAAAAGATAGGGGCTTTGAGATTTTTTCCTCCATCCCTGAGCCCTTTATGAATTTCGGCGTACTCTCCCAAAATATTGTGCTCTTTTGTACCTACTAAGTTTTTTAAAAAGTTCTTTTTTTCTTCAGGAGAGGTTAATGCATTGTATTGCGCCTCATAACCTGACTTTCCTCCAGAAACCATGTCCATAAACTTAAGTCTTTTTGTTATAGGATCATGTTCTCCGGCTCCTGCAGAGATCACATCTTCTGGATTTAACGAACCAAACATCTGCAAAACGTGAGGGTCCGTAACTCTACCCGGATGCTTTCCTTCCATCGGGCTAAGTTTGTTAAGCATGCTCTGCGCGGGGTCAGAGCGACGGCTGTCATACGCGCTGATTAATTTTTTAAGCTGGCGGGCCTGGTTAATCCCATTTGCTGCCGGTACGCCTAAAGCGGTGGCAGTACCTAATGCTCCAGAACTAGCTAATAAATCAGAAATAGTTGCCTGCGCTGGATGTTTGTCATAAAAAGTCTCTGCCTTATTGCTTTTAAGTCCTGTGAGGTACTCAAGGCCTACCATGCCTCTACGCACATCATCTTTTAACTTGTTGATTCTTTCGGCATCAAACTTATTCTTAGCTTCTGGAATATTCTGTAAATTTAAAAGAGGGGATACCGCCCTATATAGCTCCGAATTTCCGTCAGTAGCGGGATTATTTAATTCTTGTTGAAAATTTGTGAGTTCGTTGGGCATGGTTTTAGCTGGCTAAAAGGGTTTTATCTGCTTGTAATGCTCTTGAGATTCTTTCTATATTCTCTGGGTCGTTCAATTTTTGAAAGCTGGAAACGTTTTGTTTTTTTGCCTCGTAGGCGGGTAAGCCTGTGAGAAGCCCCCCTGCGATAGCTCCACCCAATCCTAAAGATACCGGTAATTTTCTACGTAGTGCATTTAAAATTGTGGATTTACCTGGGCGGTTTAAAAAACCGCCCGTTAAATGTCCTGCTGTGCCACCGAGAAGTGCTCCGGGTATGGAGTGAGAAATTCCCGACAATATCCCCTGGTTGTGGGGCTCTTGCCCAAGGCTCGCGTCTCTAGCATTTAAAATTGCTTGGTTGTAATTTGATGAAGTGAATCCAGAAGGATCATTGTACCCAGGAGAGTAACCCGCCCTTCTGAGGGCAATTCTTATCTTGGCTAAATCTTGCTCACTTAAGTTATCTGCATAAGCAGACTTAATAAAATCGACTATATTTTCTTCGGGAAGTCCTGAAGAATTTGCTGCCTTTATAAATCCAGAGATAAAGCTATTGGTATTCATTATATCCTTATTGGTTAATGCTGGGCTGCTGTGTTTGTTGCGGAGTTAGAAGACCCTCTACTCCAGCACCTATACCTCCACCCAGTACGCTACCACCAAGTTGTCCTAATTGAGAGGCTAGCTCACCGGCGGGGGCAACAGGATAATAATACTGGTGGCCTGCTAGTTCAGCGGGATTTACTTTTGTGGATAAAGAACGTAATACAGAGTCTATTTTGTTCGTTGCCCAACCTGGAGGTTTTGGAATTGTGCCTAATTCTCCGGGTACTATTGCCCTAGCGGCTAACCTTTTAGCCAGTGCTCTTTCGGCCCAAGAACCTATGGCTGGAGCTAGATATTTACCTGCCAGTGTTGCACCCCTTAAACCTCCATAGAGGGTTCCAAGCAATGGCAATAAAAATGCGCCTTTCTCTAAATCATATTCAGCGCGTTTATTCATATAACCGCGAGCAAAGGCCGCCTTAATTCTAGGATCTTCTAAATTCATAAATTAAAAAGATATTCTCCGGTAAAATTGTCTGTGTTGCTTCTTAGTGAGCTTAATGCAGCTGTATAATTAGCAACAATCGCAGTTTGATATGCCACGGCCTTAATCTGGGTGTCAGTATTAAATGGAGCAGAGGTAGAGTCAAATGTTTGAGTGTAAGGTAAACCAGAGATAATGCCGATATACTGATTGGGTAGGGTATATTGATCCGGTGAAGTTCCGAAAGTTCCGCCTACGTTTATTGTGGGTTCGCCAAATTTAGAAATTAAGTCTAGATCGCTTTGAGATATTTTTGACTTGTCCACAGAAAATGTGAGACTCCAAACGTCGTTCTCGATAGCCCTGGTAACTTGAAGAATTAAGCTCATATGATTTATATTTTAAAACTTTGTGCTATCTAGATTACCACGTAAATAGTTCTCAGACACGATTTTTCTTTTCATGAGATCCATGTCCAGTTTTGTTAACTGGTCTGCATCATGGGGAGCGATCGCCTGAGAAGCCACCGCCTGCCTTAGCATTGCACGTAAAACTTCTTTCTCTTTGGAGACTTGCGGAGAAAGCCTTAAAATCTGTTCATAGGCTCTTGCCACTTTTTGTGGATTTGCTCTGGACAATATGGGATCAGTTAATAGCAATTCCTGGAAAATAAGCTGCCTCTCCATATTTTCAAGAGTAACATTTCCAGCATTACCTACAGAAGAGCGTCTTTTATTTACATGCCCAGCCAATTCATGATGAAGGTTGTGCTCTTCTAAGGCCTTCGCACCACCCACTAAATTAGCTAAAGAAAAAAGATTAAGTCCACCGGTAAAGGCTTCCTTTTTAAGTTCAGCCTGTTTTTTAATTCTATCTAAAACAGGATCTCTCTCCTCATCCTTCTTATCTTCTGAAGTCGGCTTATTTTTTTTTTTAACTTTAACTTCAGGAGACTCTTCGCTTTGTTTTGCGAGAGTTCCATTACCCGCCACAAGCTTGCCTATCTCAGAATAATATTCTTTTTCAAAACTATAATTCTCTTCAGCTGTCTTGAGGTTTTGCTCCACCTCTCCTAAATAAGTGGCAGCCTTCATAAAAGAATCAAACATGCCTAATTCACGAGAAGGCTCAAACATTTGATATTTTGCATCATGCACACCTCTTTCCTCTGAAATTCCTGCGGTCTTGTAGATCAAATCTAGGTAAGGTAACGCATTTTCTCCATGCTTACTAAATACCTGAGATTCAAATTCCTCAAAAGGTAATCTGTACCCGCTATCCTTACGGAAATGATCTGCCAGCTTCGAAAATTGCTGGTTGAGTGAAATCTCTGCCCCTACTTTTTCTGTTTTTTGATTATCGAGGTCTTGTTCTAAGTCCTTCAAAAGATTTGCAGCTTTCTGAAAAGCTCCGCGCATGGTCAGGCTGTAGGGCTCGTTAGAGGCCTCGGCATTAACAATTTCAAGATATGCTTGTTTATACCTTGGATTGTTTAAAGCTCTGTTGAAATTAAACACTTCTTCGTTAGTTTCAGAAGCAGGAAAATGTTCGGAAATATATTCGTTTGCCGTTTTTTCTGATGTAGAAAAAATTTCTTTAATCGTGCCTGGAATGTCCGCAATAGGAAATTGAGAAGACCTGTCGGAAGCCTTTTTGAAATGATTGTAGTGCAATGCCACATTAAGAGCCTCTCCTACTCTATGAATATAGTTTGGATTTAAATCCAAGTCAGTAGCCACCTTCTTAAGGGCTTGTGTAGGATTTACGCCAGTGTTTACTTGTTGTACCACTTCGGCTAATGCAATTTTTACGAGAGAGTTGGGTTGTTCCATAGCTTTATCCTTAATTTATAACAGGTTTTTAAAAAGAATTCAATTCCGTAATTGGCTTATATTCTGGAAGTGAATTTTCCTTTAACGCCAAAGTACCTATTAACTTTAACGCTTCTTGGTCTGTAGAGTCAATCATTCCTGCATCTTGGCTATTATCATTAACAATTCTAACAGTACTAGCATCCAGATTTCTAACCTTAGCTCTGTAGTAATTGACTTCTTCTTTCTTTATATAGAATGAAGCTAAGTTATTAATAACTCCATTGAAATTAATGGCATCTTTCATATCAGTAACAGCAAAATTAAGGTTTAATACGTTCTCTAGCATAGAATCACCCAAATAATTTTCAACCTTACGTTTTTGTTCCTCGTCAAGAGTATGATAATTTGCCTGAGCCTTTAAGCCTACCTCTCCTAACTCAGATATAAGTTTATAATATCTTTTATCTAAATCAGAAATAATGTCATTGTCAACCAGTTGGGTAAAATAAGCTGATTGCGCTGTTACCTCTCTAGGTGCCGAAGTAAAATCGAAAAATAAGTTCCTTATTGCTTCTATTTGCTTAGGATACATTTTAAATCTTTTGGCGATTTCGTGATCTGAAATATTAGCAAAAATATGATACCCTATGGCCCTAAAAATATGTTCATGCTCTGGGGACATTTTTAAGCCCACCGCAAACTGAATATAGTGATCAAATTTAATATTTGATATGTGATACAATAGCTTTTTTAAAAAAACATCAGAAATGCTGTCTACGTACTTAATGTTCCATATTGGATTTTTGCCCTCGTAAGTCCTGCAAAAAATCTTTTTATCTCCTCCCTTTTTTAATTTAGAGTTAAAAAGTTTATAAAATGTTTCTCTATTTTTCCAACTTAATTTGTTTATTACATTTTGAAAACGTGTAGGAAAAGAATAATTAACTTCTACATTATCTTTAACTCCGGGATAATTCGCATATCTTCTCAGTGCGTTAGCTCCATCCGCAGGTTTGCGACAGCACCATATAAGATTCGCCTTTCCTGGATTTAAGTATATTTGATACCTCCAGTTGGGAAAGTTATAAAAAGAACCTATTCTATTTATTGGAATAATTCCTTTACGCTTCATGTTGTGTGGGATCTCAAGATGGCTGTGTTGACTGTGAATCGTTATTTCGTGAAGATAGATAGCCTGCACCTAAACCAATACCAGTACCAATTAAACTGTTTCTTAAAAGCCCTGTTCTAGCTGCACGGATAAAAGGATATGAAAGCTTTCGCCAGTTAGGGTAATTTATTCCAACAAGTCCAGGTTCTACCTGCTGTATCCTAGTACCTAATATTCTTTTTATTGCCTCTCTTGCAGGCCCTAAGAATGTTGCAGCTCCTCCGGCTCCCGCTCCCACAACACCAGCTAATGCCGGTCCAGCATAATTGTTATTACTATTTGAACTTACTAGTGCAGATAGTTCTCCTCCGGGCAGTGCGGTAGCGTAAGGATGGTTTTGTAAAATAGCTGAAGCAGAAGACAGCTCCATATCGTTTGGCTTAGATTCACTAGAAATTATTGGTGTAGCTGCTCCTGCAGCTCCTGCCAGTAATGCATTGGTTTTTGCATCTCCCCAGGCATGCGAAACAAGTCTATTACGGTAGGCTGGATTATTTATAGCTCTATCTAAATTTCTACCTAATTGAAAGGGACTGCGTAATTCTCCCCATCTATTGATAGGTAGTCTAGGTCCCAATATTCTAGCACCTGCCCCAACTAAAAAACCTGCAGGAAGACCCACCAAACCTAACTTAAGCGCATTTTCAACTGCCTGCCTAGCTACGTTTTTCTTATTTCCCTGCGAATGTTTTATTCTTTCAACCGCAGCAGATATTTGATTCGCTCTGGTATTAGGGTCAGGAGAGATTGTAGCTAAACTAGGAGCTAGCTCTTTTAAGTAAGGCACAGCTCCCTGCATACTTGAGGGAAGATCCTCTGCCACATCAGTAAAGCTATATTTACCAGGCTGCTGATAATAAATATTATCCCTAAGTACTTTTAGGGCTAAATATTTTTTAAGCAGACTATCCTTTTCAGGGGATGTATTAGAATTCGAGGGCATCTTCCTTACCCATGTTGATGTTTAATTCTGGGGATTTACGCTTAAGGAAGATGACTAATTCTCCAAGATTTTTAAATACATTAGTGACCAACTCTGAGAGCTGGGGGAGGTCATTTCTTCCGTACATCTCCACAAATTTATCAGTATCCCAGTTAAGAAGGAAAATAATTCTGCCCAGTCTATCCATACCTTCTATTAACGACGGAATGTATTCTGTGATCTTGTCGCTGACACCTACATATTTAGCCAATGTGGCCATGGTCTGAACGTCGAATATTTCTTTCTGTCCGTTCTGAGCCATCTGGGCGGCCTGGTTTACATATTTAGGATCAATCTTGTTCTTAGGGCTGGACGGGTCCACTCCTTCAACTTCCGGCATCACCGTTAAACCTAAGGCTGTAGGATCTCCTGTGTAGCGAATGTCTGCAGGGAGTCGACTCTCTTGACCAACTCCAACATATGTCGGCTGTCCCACCTGGTTGGTGTACGGCGCTTCCTCGTAAGGGATGGGATAATAGTCTCCTGTATAAGCAATTTTTACATGTCCTGAAATTGCCTTGGAGGGAGTGAGATTATCAATAACTTCACAAGCCTGCTTGAAGTCTAATCCAACTTCAGTAACCATGGCAATCTTGGCCTTCATTGGATTGTCATACTTTTTCTTCGCTCCGGCAATATCGCTAAAGTACTCACTGCCGTTTGTTCTTACAGTCATCGGGAAAATATTATTCCTAGTAAGAAACGAATTTAATGCCCATACACCGCCCGGCCTATTCTCTAAATACTTTTCGTGAGCTTTGGCTCTCTCGGCTTGAGCTTTATCTGCTTCACTTTTATCTTTATTTGAGGCATCTAAAGAAACATATGGAGCTTCAACACCACAATAACCATATTCATTCATTGGGTGGAACTTCACCTCTAAAAGCTTATAACCTGAAGGTACATATACCGTGTGCCCATGATAATCAAGCCCACCATTAGGTTTCTTGGTCATTACGAGCAATATCTCTTTGGCTTTTCTGGGATGTCTATAATAGTTTCCACGAGGAAGATTATGAACACTGCCGGGCCTATCTGTCATTCCATGATTATGATCTTGATACTCATAACCGGTCTTAGGATCCTCGTGAATAGAAAACGGCTCTACACTAATTCTTCTGATCCCTTGCGCATCTTTAAAGTTAGCATTAATTCTAAATGGCTGAGTAGCCTGCATTTGCTCGTTAATAAGAACATAAACCGAAGTATAGCTAGGACGAGCTTCAGCGGGATCCACCATCATCTTGTGGACTAAAGAATAGTCTGCGACTTTGAGTTGATCTTTAACAAAAACCATCTTAGTGTCTGCCACATAAGCGGTTCCTTTGTCTTCAGCATCAAGGTTGATAATTATCGCATCATCCGTGGCAAAATCTTGTTGAAGCTGCTTAGGACGAACAAGGATTAAACCGTAGTTAATATTTCCTGTTGTTGTGATATATGGATAAAAGCCAGACTCTACAGGATTTTGGAATGTCTTTACATAATCAACAGCGCCAAACTTAGATTTTTTATCTACAGGACGTTTGTCAATTATTATAAATCCCTGAGTCATAACGTCTTTTCTTTGCTTTTCATCAAGCTTCAAGACCTCAGGTTTTTGGTCTTTCATCACCACCTTAACATCATTTCCCTCTCTATATTTGTCACCATCTTCTGTTTCTACAACAGCTTCTGCAACTTTCTCTATAGGATAGAAGCGTAGTACAGACTCGCAAAAGTCTGCGTCCTTCTCTAAAAGCTCTGTGAATGCTCTCTTTGTTTTATTATCAGAATCCTTTACGTAATCTATGCAAGAGGCTATGGTGTACTTACCTGTACGAGGAGGAATAGTCATCTGGCGATAGTCGCCTTGAGTCATATCCTGTAGAACCTTCTGTCTTGGTTCTTTTGCTACGGCACCCAAATTAGTGGTTTCGTCTTTTAAGAATAACTCAGCAAAGTCTTCATCCAGAGGATAAAACTGCTCGTTATTTTTAGAATAAAGAAGATCGAGATTCTTTACTTTACCGTCCACGAAGAAAGCAGGTACATAAAGGATTTGTCCTCCATGAGAGCGAAATCCAAAAACACCAAGAGCCTTGGTGTTGTCCTCGTTCTTTTTTACGATCTCAAAGCCTATTAAAAACGGAAGAAGATTCTTCAAACTGTCCTGAAGCTTGTTATAGGCAAGCTGAAAAAATGACTGCTCTAATGAATCGTCGCCCGCCTTTTTTGTTTTAGAAAAATTTGCCATAATTATATAATCCCAGAATTTATAAACAATATTACGTATTTTTTAACCTACATGCAAGCTTCTAAATAGCTTAACTACTCTTTGAAATTTGTGTGTTCGCCAAATCCTACACCATGAGCAATGCCAGGAATAGGGCTAGGTCCTCTAATGTCAGAAGAAGCTCCTTCGTTCACGGCATTACTAAAACGCTTTGCTAGATTTGTACTATAGAGCACATGCATAAAGTCATCTACGTGCTCAGGTACGTCTAATAGTCTAACCATGTGAGGTTCAAAATTGGGGGGATCGTCATTAACCTCAACAGATTCTATTCCATGCTCTGTTAAATTTTTAATAACCGACGAAGATATTCTTGTACCTATTGTATAATGTAAAGCAGGCTTTTCCAAATATTTACCGTAGGCTAAGTCTGATCTTAAAATTTTACTGTTAGGTCTAGGTACATAATTCTTCTCAAGTGCGGCGTATGAAACAATTTGATCGGGTAGAAAGTCACCAAGCCCGTCATTATCATTTATTTTTACGTGATCTATGGCGGACCTGGCGATCAATTCAAAGTTTCTTCTATTTACTCCCAGGTTACCCTCATCAAAAGCCTTTTTCATTGCTTGAGCATAATAGCTTCTTCCCTCACCTATACCTTTGTATCTTACAACCTCGCTAGGATCAACTAGTCCCGAACTTAGCACATCCCCTTGTTCAACTTTATCTCCAACCTTAACATAAGGCTCTTGCCCTACACCTATATAATACTCTGTATCATTTATTTTTATAAAATATCCACCGGCGGCAGCATGTTGAACATTTGTAACAATTCCATCTTCTTGAGCGAGTGGAGCCTTGTTTAAAAATGTCTTTGGAATATTGGCTAGCTGATTAATCATCTTGAACCCTGTGACCCCACCTAAAGATGTGGCGGCTCCTCCTCCGTGTCTCAGTTTCATCGCGTACTCGGTCAAGGGTTCGCTGACTGCGGTACCCGCCACTAAACCAATATAACTATCAGGGGCCGCCAGCCCCTTTTCTCTTCTGCCTACACATAATTGGCAAACGGCTCCAAAGTGACTGTTGTTACTTGCCTTGCAAGTCATGGGCGAGCGTATCAAAATTTTATCAATTCCATGACTTTTCAAGTCATTTAACATCTTAGCAGTAACTTCATTATTACGCTTATACTCTCCTGCGGGTTGTGCAAGATAAGCACCAACAGAATCTTTATCTGAGGTAGGTACACTTATTCCGCTTGTGGTTCCGCAATCATGTTCTGTAACTTGTAGATTCATCAGGGCTCTGGAGAACTGCTTAGAGCTGTATCCACCCTGAGCCACACCAATCTTTTTAACAACCTCACCAGAACGAGTACCAAAAGATGTGACTAAATATTCTGGAAGAGATAATCCTTCGGCAAAAGAGCTCTTAACGGGGATATCCATCTTAGGGTTACCTTCCGCATCCACTACAATTCCCTGAGTTGCGATAGTTGATCTATATTGTGCAGGAGATCCTCTAGACCCTGCTAAAATAATCTTAGCCAAAGACTTATTATTCTTAAGTCCCTCATCAAGAATAGTTTTGTTGGTTTCTTCCATCAAAGAATTATATTTATCAAAAATTCTTTGATTCTTGATGTGCTCTGGGTCTTTAGAGCTTTTTACCTTTTCCTGGAACTCATCGAACTTATCATAAATTTCTTTAGTATTAACAGGAGAAACAAGATCTTTAAGAGTGATGGATGTTCCTTGCCTAGTGGCTACTTCAAATCCAAGCCTAGTAAGATCTGAAGCAATTTTACTATAATTCTCCGGCTCCTGCTTTACCAGCTCACTAAAAAGGTTAGAGATTCCCTTTTTATCGAGAATCTGCCCATCTATCATGTGGTGTAAGTGTCTAGGAGTATACTCCTTTAAAAGTATTCTCCCTACCGTGGTAACAGGCATATTATTTTTTGCTGGTTATTTTATCTAACAAATCTTTTACAGGAGAGGCTACTTTTAATTTATCCTTATCTATTTGATTTAATGCCTCTAAGTCCTGAAAAGCTCCATGCATTAATTTTCCCTCTAAATTATCATGGGCCTTATCTTGTTCTGATGTATCTAAATCTCCAGTATGCTCGTCCGTACTTTCTTCTGAGTTAATGACTCCTGCTGATTGCACTGCCTGCATATCCGCAAGTTTTTCTCGAATATAACAAGCATAGTCAAAATTTGCATCTTCTGGAGTGAAGCTGTCCAAATAATTGCTAACTTTTTCTAAGGAGCTCATTGTTGTGGTTTTCCTGATCCCATGGGAGCTGTATAAATACCACCTTGCCCCATAGCGGATTGCTGGGCTTGCTCTTGCTGAGCCTGATCTTCTGCTTGCTGCTGCTGCTTCTGCATAGCTTCCATTTTTTTATTATGGGTGTCCGCAAGTTGTTTAACCTTAAGCAAGCTATGGGTAGCCTTGCCGCCACTCGAAAGATCTAAGAGTTCTCTGACAGAAAGTGTTACCTTTGTGTTATCGAGGCTGTTCTCCGCATTAACATTTCCTGCGGCTTGCTGAGGTTCCTGCTCGGCTTGTTCTGCCGGTTGGCCTTCCTGTGGTTGCTGAGGCTGCGCTTGTTGTTGACCTACCTGCTGGATCTGCTGGGCAAGCTGTTGCATGGCCTGGAGCTGCTGGTCGGGCGGAAGCTGTTGAAGTTGCTGCAACGCCGGGGAAATCTGCTGCTGAAGTTCGGGAGGGAGTTGAGAGATCATACCCATAAGCTGTTGCTGAGCTTGTTGCAACTGTCCCTGATCTTGTTGCGCCTGGGGATTTGGGATGAACGCCTCTTTAACTAGGCCATCATAAGATTCTATAAGGGATTGAATATTCATTTGATATACTCCAGGTCTATTATTTTATTTATTTTCTTCTTTATTTCTTTTTTTAAAGTCTTAATTTTACCCTGTTGATGGGTACCCCTTAGTTCATGCTCTCCGGAATCAAGCCTGCGGAGTTCATCTAGATAGTGTTCTAGCTCCGCCAACTTTTCTTCATCAGTTAGCTTAAACCAAATTTCTTCATCTATCATTGTATGTGATACTTAAAGTTTAATAAAGCTTTAAGATAAGTCAATATTATCTCCTATGTCTAGCTTTCCGGCCATAAAATCGGCAACTACCTGGGCTTCGCTAGAGTAGTGCATAGGTTTATTATGTTTATTCTCGTAGCTAGCCGCAAATAATCCCACAGCCGCCTCATTTGATGGGGTATATATAGGGCTAAAAGTTCTATGATAAATTAAGTTTTTCTCAGGGAATAACTTTTCTTTAACTTCTTCTTTAGCTGCGTCTCCTGCCGGAACTTGCACATTCAATTGGTCTCCGTCAGAATCAGCACCATAACCTTTAAACACCAAGGGGTTGAGCTTTATAGAGAAGTCTTTAGGATCCGGGTTAGGCCTAAGGTAGAATCCTTGAAAGTTATATTTGGATAACTGCGGGTCTCTGGTAACAATTCCTGGGCGATCCTTGAGTTCTTCTTGTAAAGCCAAGGAGGCTAAAGGGTGTTTAGACTTAACATAGTCTCTTGCCTTTGTGGCTGGTACTCCCTGCCTTACTAATCTCCGAATAACAAAAGGAGTGTATATATTCCACAAAATAGCCTGAGGAATTGCCGCTTCGTTCAATTGAAGATTTCCATCCGGCACAAGTACCCCTCTACCCACGAGGTCTATTGGTTTATTCACAACCTTTGCCTGGAACATTGAGCTTTTTGCACTACCTCCTTGTGTGCCCAGTGTTGTGGCTAACAAACCTTTAAAGTTTTTTTCTTTGCTCCTGGTGCTGATTGGTTCGCCTAAACCATACACAGCTCTAACGCCCTCGTATAATTTTTTGCGAGCCTCTCCTTTTAATTCCACTGGAGTATGCTCGTCTATACCATTAAAAGATTTATTAACCAGCATCAAATCTTTATATAGCTCGTTAACATCAGCGCTCATGATTTGATTACCTTGAGCAGTAATAGGTCTATATTGGGCAGGGATAACCGGAATTTTAGAAATTAATAAATCTTTAGGATGTAAATCCTGCCTCTTCAACATGGTTAAGAAAGACAAAACTTTAACAGCTGAGTCTCTCTCTGTTTTTCTGTTAGACTTAATGTAACCCTTCAGCTCGTTTATTTTATCGTCTAGCTTTATACCATTTAAAGCTTTCTCTAACGATCCATCAGCAAGCATCTCTTCAAACTTATTTTTAGTAACTCCTAAAAGTTTACGAAGTGGTTCTTCACTAACAGGATTGGGGACTTTAAATGAAAGATTGATATGATTATAGTTATCTCCATAAATACCTACATTTACAGGGTCAAAAAGTCCGTTATTCTCAGCGACTAATTCACCATTTTTTAATTTGTAGGTTAGAGGTTCATGAATTTCACCGTGACTAATTTTTTCTATATCCTTATCTGTTTGGGGAAGAATATTAAACTTAGTTCCCTCTTGATTAACGTGCACACCAGAACCTTCTAGGTGAGAGATAAACTTGTTAAATATAAATGGAACTTTTGGTGGAGGTGGAGCATAACCTAATTTTATTGCATTCCAGAACTCGTCGTTTTTTGTTCCTCTAACAACGGCAACATCTTTTAAAACTTCTTTAGCGTCGTTAGAAAGTGCCACCGTGGTTGCAAGATTTCCCAAACGCTTACTCTTTTCTTCTGTGCCCGCCTTAGAGGGTTGCATATTGATATCGTAGGTAGTTCCTGACGATCTGGACGAAATTTTATCTTCAGCTATATGATGGAGTCGAGTGTAGTAAGATGGTCCGGTGAATACTTCTATGTGTTTACCAGAAACAGGATCGTATAATTTCTCTGTGTCTTTTATGCCGTGTTTCTCTAATTCTTTTATTGTTTTTTCAACAACGCTACCATCAGAGAATGGTGTGATTTTTAGACTATGTCCTAATTTTTGAGCAACCTTGCCCATTGCCATGGTCGTGATGAGCCCCGGAGCAACACGGCTAGTAACACTCATCGAATTGAGCAATACATCTATAGGTTTACCGTCTTCTCCTTGAGGCATTTCACTATTGCTAACAATTCTAACCACCCCCTTTGCTCCGAAAGGATTAGATAGTTTGTCAGCTGTGGCCATAGGCCTACGAGTCTTTATAGTTACTGTGATTAATTTACCTGTGTTGCTAACATCCACAACTTCACCATCGTGCTCGTAAGTCCAGGTCTCTGTGATATCTGAATACGCGTTTTTTAATGCTCTGGAAAGTTTACCTAATTGAATCTCTAATGACTTTAATGTTTTAGGCTGATAGGCAAGAATCAATGGATCTCCGTGCTTTACTACACTTCCCCTTTTCACAACACCAGAGCTATCTAATTTACCTAACTGGTCATTAAAGTATTTATTAGGAAACAGAGAAACATATTTATCTTTTTCTGTTTCTATACCTCTAGCTATCTCCAATCTAACTGGAACAAGTTGCTCTGCTTCTAATTTTTTTGCAGCATCTTCGCTAATAACAAGTGCGTCCTCAAAGTTATACGATCTATACGGCATCACGGCCGTTTTGAGATTCATACCCAAGGCCATATTGCCATGACTGTCTGAGTAGTTAGAGGTAGCTAATAAACTTTCAGGTTTAACAGAATCACCTACTTTAACAGTAGGTGTATGGTGCATATAACTTTCTCTACCTACTAAATAATTTTGATAAAGCGGATGTTCGTGCTCTTTACCAGAGTTGTCTTTTATAACAATCTTGTCGTTGTCTACTGAAGTGACTTTTCCTGAAATATTGCTGCGTATACTAACAAGCTTGTGTCCAAACTGTTCAACAAAGCTCTTGTGTTCCTGACTTTCGCTAGATTGAACCAACGGGGCTTCTCTGTTAACCAGAGTCATGGCCTGCAGCGAACTCTTGTCTCCGATAAGCACACGAGCACCGGAAACGCTGCTCAGGCTAGGTATGAGATTTGTAACAGGAGAGAAGAAATCCGTGGTGCTCGGAATCTTATAATCTACTTTAGTTGATCTTGGGACTTTTTTGAGTTTTCCGTGGTCCAACACGAATTTGTACTCTTTCATCCAAACATTCTATCAACAGCCTGTTTAAAAGGCTACTGATTTGTTAATAGCCGCGTTATGTAGTTAATTCCTGAGCTCTGCCATTGCCTGCTCTAACTGGTCTAGGGTTAAACCCGCAGGAGTAGAATTGTTAGATTTAACCCATTCAACGTCCACAAGAGCATATGCCTCATCTGTAAACTTACTAAAGAAATCCCAAGTCATTGTGTAATATTGCCCCCATGAAATAACTTTTAATCCAACATTATTATATCCGGCAGCAATAATGGCATGCCCTCCTACTATAGTATTGTCTGCTGAAGGTTCGAGTGTCCAAACAGCGGGAGGGTTGCCTTCTGGAGGAGTAATATATTGAGGAACGTCTATACCCATATACAACACACCACATGCATTGATAGCAGATTTTATGGCGTCAATGTGATTAACATGAATTTCATAAAAAGCAGTCAACTTATGTCTCTCTGCGTCTCCCGACCCTACAGGTGCCCCCTCATTGAGAAGATAGGTGAGAACTTGCTGCTCATTACCACCGTTATCTGTGGCAGGATTACCTGGTATATATCCGCAAGCGCGCTCATACAGGATTTCAACTTCAGCGTCGTCTTCTGTTAATAACTGCCCTGTTGTATTATAACTCCAAACCTGTAGTGCGTGATAGAACGCCGCGCAGGTACAGTCGCCCAGTTGGTCATTCATCATCACTCCCAGATTGCTGGGCATTCCTACGGTATAATCAACTTCTTCCGGAAAAGCGGGAATTGGTTTGCCCGCCAGCAGTGTGCGCATGAAGGGAATCTTGGGATTATGACTTCTTGGCTGCCTTCCTCCCTGAAATGTTTTTCCGGTTATGCTCATAATATTAGATATGTTGGTTATACTAGAATATTTTAACCTTTTTAAAGAAGTTAGTCCACCTCTTCTGGGTTATCCACAAATCTTAATCCGCATCTCCAGAGTACATGCGCTATGTCATCACTGATTTCATCCACGATGTCATTGTCTAATTCCCAAACAGCACAATGTATCAACTCATCCAAAAGAGTAGCCAGCATCTCCTTAGGTGATTGATCTGGATCTACAACCACAGTTTTACCTTTGGCTTCTGGGTTATCCGTGCGCCCTCTGTTCTTGGTTTCATTAATCAGATTAGGTAGCAATAGGAATTTATACCTTCTGCCTCTTACTGTGATAGAATGAATATTCTCTAGCTGTTTCATAATGTATTTGCAGACTAGGATACTCTATAAACCCCTATATTGGAAGCGAGGATTTCAAGGGCCACCTAGTCTATTAGATAGATCCCTCTTTTTAACATCTCTCTCCTACACATTCCATCATCCAAAAGATTCCAGTACAGAGAATTTGACAACCGTGCTTTCTGTGGATAATTTGAGCCCATGCTTTCAGAAGAAGAGTTAGCCGGACAATTGTGTGGGGTGGACATGAAACCTAACCGCCCAAGGGATAGGGTAATTAACGAATGGTTGGCTTTAGGGGCGAACAGGTGTATGAACAAACCCCTAGACTATTCTCCCACCTCTAGAGCTGAAGTAGACCCTACAAATATGCGCTCTATAATTGCTGGTTGGGATTATCTCACTCCTGGTGAAAGTTGGAACATACTTAGAATACTAGAGAAAGAAGTTCAGGGTGAAGGTAGATCTGGTAATCATGGAATCATTTACTATCCTGCATGGGGTATGAAGCGTAAGAACCAATTTACTCGTTGGTGCTCATTTGTTGCTCTTACTGGTGATAGCCTGTTGAGCTCTGGTTCTCTCTTAAACAGTATGCTCTCATATAAGAAAGGAGTTTGTGGTAAGAATCTCAAAAGCAAGACTCTCAACCCATATACTACTAGGAATGATAGTACAAAGTGGTTGAATCAGCGTTCGCTCTCTATCTCTGATCTCTTCAGGTCTGGTAAACGTGCTATGACCTTTGTTATTCATGAAGATGATGTTCACATTCCAGATCACGGTGAAGAATGGATATCTAGTTTGGACGGTGACTTCAAGAAAACCAGAGGTAGGTTGATGGCATTGAAGCGCTCTGGCGTTATCTCTGACTACTTCTACAGTCATGAGTGCAGTGCTACTTCTATCTCTAGCCGTGTGATTCATCCTCATACTCATGTGGTGTTCTGGGCGGATAAAGGTTGGTCAGAAGAGGATATGAGATCTAAACTTAAGTTAGACAAAGCTATTTCTATGGGAATGGCTGGAGATAACAAATATATAACCTGGAAGAGCAGAACCTCTGAGTTTGAGAACTATCTAGGATACATAACTGGTGTGTATGATTGGAGTGATAGACTGTCCACTGAGTGGAATCCTGATGATGGTGCCGAGCTGGTTAGAAATGCTCGTGAGATGGCATACTCTGTGGCTTATTTCTTCCTACATACACACAAAACAGGGTGCGGAGGATTAGAGAAGAATCCTGACTTGCAAAAAAAGCATTCTAAAGATAAAATCGATAGAACTAAATCTTGCGCAAACCCAGAATATGAATCCAGAAGCACTGAAGTCAGGAATGTTAGAAGTATTATCTCAGGAGGGAATATCCAAAGAAGCCTCGCTGGGAATAGTGGATACAATACTCTCGAACAAAGAGACTATGGAGTTCCTGGAGAAGACTTCAGCTCTGTTGAATCAAGTGAGAGAAGAGAGTCTAGAGTTCAGAAAGGGCGTGAAAGAGGCTTTGCTAGAAGAAGGAAAGGACGAAGCATTCATAGAGGGATTCTTCAAAGAGAGCGAGGTTGAACTAGAGAAGATTGCAGGAGAGTTCAACGAGAAGACCGCAGGAGGAGAAGCTTCACTCCTCAGGGGACTAGGTGGTATAGGTGAGGGCTTGGGTAGAGTTTTCAAGGGAGTAGGAGACACCTGGAGAGAAGCAGGAAAGGGTGAGGGTATGCTGCAAGGATTGAAAAATACATTTATGGGTGTCGGAGAAGAGGCAAATAAGATTCGTCCTGGCTTCAGTGCTTCAGAAGGGGCTGGAGGAGTTCCTGCATCAGAAGCAGCGCATCCAGCTGCGGAGCCTATTACACCTGCAGCAGAACCCACAACTTCCACCCCTCAAGCAACTCCACAGTCAGGAGACCCTGGATTCATGGGTCCAGGATTCTGGGCACGTAGATGGAACAAAGCAGGCAAGGGGGCCCTCTACGGCGGTGGAATAGGTGCACTGGGAGGTTTACCAGGAGCTTTAGGAGGAGCCGCGCTAGGAGGGGCTGCCGGACTATTAGGTAGAGCAGGAGTTGCTGGCGTTGGTGCCGGTGCATTAGGAGGAGGAGCTTTACTGGGTAGGTCTATCTCAGGAGATGGGGGAGACTTCAAATATGGTCAGCCGCCCTGGAACCAACACCAAATGATTCCAGGAATTTCTAACGAGCTGGCTGGTACGGCAGGAGGCGCATTAGGTGCATTGATGCTCAGCAAAGAATTGGGGCTTCCTCTAGGCACAGTGACTCCTTTACTTTTAGGCGGGTTTCTAGGCCATAAGTTCTTACCAGGCATGATGAACTCTGCTATGGGAGGGGGCAACCCGTTAGCTAGCTATGGTTATGGTTGGAGCAGAGACGCGATGCCTTCCTCTATCAGATAAATATGGATTTAGACCTCACGGCTTTTAGCTTGGGCTTTAATGACCTCCTCAACGAGAAGAAGGGAGATTTCAATAGCTATGTAGACCACCTGGCTAACGAGAATATACTTCCATCTTTCTCAGGGCAGAAGAACTGGAAATATGTGGTTACTCCTGAAGGGTTGAGGCTATCTGATGGTAACCATGTTTACGGCTTTGGATTGAGTGAGTTCGGAGGAGAACTCAAACCTGTTGAAAAACTCAAAGATATAAATATATTAGACTTTGAGAAAGACAAACTGCACGGAGGCACGGCCCAAATCCACAGAAGTAGCCCGCACAGCATCTATATGACCCTAGCCACAGGCAGAGAAAATCCTACATTTGTGTTAGAGCACAGTGAAGGCAGAAACTGGAAATATCTGCCATCTAAAAAGATGATGAAGAGGTTAGAGGCTATTAAAAATCAAGAATCGCAAGTCATTCCTAAAGTTGATCCAGAAGCACTCTTGAGAGGAGGAGAAGAAGAAATTAAAACTGCAGAATTCAACGGACTTCTAGGCTCTCCTGAAAATGCGGCTCATCTCATGTTCGGAGGAATCAACAATGTGAGAGGAGCTATGGGCGCAATGGCTTCACACCCTCTACTCACCATAGGTGGAACAATTCTTGGAGGGTTGCTCTTGAATCATCTTAGAAAGAAACTTAGCCCTGAATATAATCAGCAAATGCAGGCAAACCCAGGGCAAGAGTTCAATAGATCTGTTGGACTTCCATTGCTCGCTGGTGGAGCTCTTGTGGGGTTAGGAGGGGCTTTAAAATGAACGAAGCTATCTCAACAGGCATGGAAGGGTTGGAGCTAGGAGGTGCGCTGGATTTCTCTAGTTTGATAGGTCCAGGAGAAACAATGCTTCCTGCGGATCTTGCAAAATATATAAAAGCAGACCATGCTCTTTCTCAGGATCAAAAGACCCACATATTGAGAATGCTCAACTCACCAGATGTAGCCAGTCATTTGCTCGCCGGAACAGCAGGGGCAGCCTTGGCTCTGGCTGTGGCTAGGTGGAAAAAGATGAGCGGCACTAGCCAGGTACTTATGAGCTTGGCAGGTTTTGGATTAGGAAATATAATATTAAACAAATTGATGGGTCCCTCGAAATTTACACGTTGGGACCCTGATACAGGAACAGTCACAGTACTATGAACTTAACATCTTACGCAAAAACAATAAAAGAAGTATTAGCCGATGATCTTCAGAAGATCGGAAGCTCGTTGGAGGAATTCGAGCATGCCCTGGCTAATATCAATACGGCAGAAGGAGCCATGAAGGTTGCGTCTGATCTTAATGTAATGAATGACTTTCTCATTCGTCCTGCTGCAGGTATTGCAGGAGGTCTTCCTCATTGGGCCATGAACACAAGCGCCGCAGCAGGAGCTGCTGGCGGCATGGCTTTTGACGAGATGGAAAATAATGTTTCAGAATTAAATCAAGCCCTAGCCAGAGAGAGGCAGAAGGTACATATGATTAGAAATTTAACCCACAAACTAAAACAAGAACATGGCCTACACTAACACAGAAAAAGCAACAGAACATTTTGACTTTGGAACAGCTAGTCCTGACTTCAGGCCTCAGCCCAAGCGCAGCATCCAGAGAGAATTAAAAGGAGAGATCCTAGATCAGCAAAAAACAGTAGATGCCTTTGAGCAGGCCAAGGGCTGGGCTAAAAAGCCAAAGATGGATCTCTCTATATATGAGTTTCACAACATCGTATTAGACCCAGAAAAGCAGCATGATGGTGAAATGCTGTCCAGGCTCTTGAACGACGAGAAATATGTGATCAGCTACTACAAGGATAATTGGACTCCTCAAGGAAGTTATAGAGTCTTTGTGATTTACGGAAAAAAGAAGGAAACCTCTAATGAATAATAACAACCAAACAAAAATACCTCTATCTCCAGAAGAGGCTTATCTTGCTTCTAAGCTTTTTGGCAGAAGCTTGTTCAGTGCTATACAACTTGCAAAAGAACAGGAAGAGGCCACCCGCAGAATGGAAGGTCTTGGTGGAGGAGACACCTTGAGAATTCCTATTCCTGTAAATACTTTGCACAAAACCAGTGAAGAGGGCGAGGCTTCTCCTGGGTTGATAGGAAGAGCAATCAGATTCAACAGAAACCCAATTCGCTCTGTGTTTGGTGGTGAGGCAGGCTTTCACGAAGCCAGGAGAGAATACTTTCAGCAACAGAAGATGCAGATACAGCGTGAACTTCAGGATGCGCAAAAAGAATATCTCCAAACACTTCAAAAGATTAAGCAGGGTGAATTAGAAACCCCTAACGTGGATGCATTCTGCAATGGATTGGCTGCAGAAGCGACCATCAGTGAAATTCTTCCTAAAACTGCAGGTAATACTGCAGAAGATGTAGAAATAAGCGATCACAGCCTAAAGAGACTTCTTGGTAAAGGCCTAGGTATCTTGAAAAAGCCTGTTGACCCTGTTATTGATTTAGGTGCCACAGGATTAATAGGTACAGGCGCAGGTAGTGCTTATCTTACTTATGTTATTAAGAAGAAGCTTAGAGAGAAAAATCACGCTGAGGATTATATCTCTAACATTCCTACCAGAGTAGAATTAGAACCTTACAACATAGGATGAAAATAGACTGGAGCGAATTTGAAAGAGGATTTTCCGATATGGAAAAAGAGGGAGGTTTTTTAACCAACCTCTTAACCTCCCGTGTGAGTAAAATATTAGATAATATTGCACCCAGACCTAATCCAGGAATAGCTCCACTGCTTCCACAAATGCAGGGAAAGTTGAATTTAAACTTAGGCCCTGAAAAAACCATTTTTAATACTCCAGCTAACGAAGTGCACAGCATAGGCTCTCCTGTTAAAGGGCAAGAAAAGTTAGCAGGACTCATAGATCCTCATGTGCTTAGAAGTGTATTAACAGCAAAAGCCGTTAAAGGTGCGGTAAATACCATTGCGGGTCCAGACGCACCAGAAACTTCTGAGGTACCTGAAAAAAAGGTTATTTTAGAAACTAAATATCCTGAAATGAAAAAACTTCTTGAAGATGAGAAGACTAAAGCATATCTTGAATCCTTACTCACAGAGGATTTGAACAATGCAAGCTAAACAAATCTATATTCCGTCTTTAAAAATAAAAGGAACATACCTAGAAGAAATCGGCGGAGAAAAAGAAAAAGTGACCTACCCTGGTAAGCCTATAGAGGTAGAGTTAACAGCAGAAGATTTCTTATCAGAAGAAGATTATCACAGTGCCTGGATAATAATAACAAGAGCAGTGCAAAAAAAGCTTTCAAATGGAGTTTCCTAAAAATACCAGAGATTTTTTTGATCCGCATGCACTGAATAAGCTTATTCAGAAACATGTGCTAGAAGGTTTTAAGTCTAAGTTAGGGCAGATAGAAACAAACGACCACAAGTTAGAGGTAGAGAACATAGAGATACACCCAAAGCCATTCTCTATAGAGGACCAGAAAAAGGCTATCTTAGAAAAGCGTGATCTTACTTACCCAATAAAGGGAGATGTGCACTTGGTGGATAAACGCACAGGTCAGCGGGTAGAATCCAAACATATTACCATTGCGAATATTCCTTTTGTCACAGACAGGAATACGGTTGTGTATAACGGCAGTGAGTATGAGCCTATTCATCAGCAGAGATTGCTTCCTGGGGTTTACTCCAGGATTCGCCAAAGCGGAGAAGCAGAAGCTCACATCAATCCGGCCCCTAGAACAGGAATGGGCGGAAGAATATTATTTTATCCAGACAAACAACTTTTTGTTTTGATGCTTCAGAACACGCAAATAAAGCTTTATGGTGTGATGAGAGATCTCGGCGTGTCTGATAGCCAAATGCAAGCCGCCTGGGGAAATGAGATTTATTTAGCCAATAAGAAAATGTACACAGGCGACGAAATAGACAAGTTGTACAATAAAATATTTTTAAGTTAAAATTTGCAACCCTACCGTGTCAGAGGTATATATTAAGAGGAGGTGAACACACACATGAATAAAAACGCATACGAAATCAGATTAGACATTCTTATGGACGCTCACAGGTATTGTACTGAATTATTTCAGCACAAAGCCTCTGCGTTTATGGCGGCAGCTGAGAAAGACAATAAGGTTGTTTCACCAGAAGCAATTGAAAAGCTATATCCATCAAAAAAGGAAATCATCAGCACTGCAGAAATGTTTTATGAGTTTGTGGGAGGCAGCCACAAATAAAATATTGCATACTAACAAACAATAAGTAATAATAACTATCAGCAATGGAGAAACCTTATGTTTCTCTGGATTAGTAATCCTAGTCTGTTGCAAGGGCATAATCCATTGTTGATAGTTCAACCAAAAACAAACAACAATTAAAAATTATGGCTACCACATATTCAGTTCGTAAAAACGCTTCTGGCGTTACAGCCGACAATCAGATCGGTGGACTCATCACTTCTCGCTACGAGAAGGCTAGCATGGCCTTCGGCACTATTCCTGCCGGAAGCTACAATTGCGGCGACACCATCAGCTTTGATGATGTTGACAGCCGTTATATCGTTGAGGCTCACGTCACGGCCCACCTCGGTGGCGGTGTGATCGCTCTTGATGTTGTTCCTGGAACGGATCTCACCGCAGGTCCTCTCGCGCTCAACATTGGTACAGGAGCCACGGGCGCTGGTACAGGCGGAACGGGAACTTATTCCAACAACAACCCTGGTCCTTTGCTCAGCTATGTAATTTATTACATCCGCGGTAACGGCACCCAAGGTTCAGCCGGATCCACGAATCCTAACGTTGGTGGTTCTGCTGGTGATCTCCTTCAGGTCACCGTGTCCGCTAGTGCAATTGTTACCAAGGATTCTGTTTCTAACACAGAAACAGGCCCTACTGTCTAATCTTTAGACCAGTTAAAAAAGAATGGGGGTGTGGAGAAATCCACACCCTTATTTTTTTATAAAAAGCACTTGCGCGTAGCTAGAGATCGTATATATTAATTCTCGTCAGTAACACTTAAACAAATAATAAACACATGGAAGAATCAAAAGAATCCCAAGTATTTCGTCTTGTTCAAGAGCTTGAACAAACCAGGAAAAATAAAAAAGCCGAGATGCAGGCTTATAACGAAGACATCAAAAGAATCAACGCCGAGATAAAAGAATTATTAACCAAGGAATAATATGAGCGCACAAGATGAACAAAGAGGCACAGTAGAACTTCCCGCAGTGGTAAGTACAGAAACAGACAAGCATATCTCTATGCTCCTGATAGAGGACGGTCTAGCTCAAGTTGAAGATCAGCTCAATGGGCTAGAATCAGGAATTGCCGAAGTCACAGAAGCAAATAAGCAGCTAACAGAAAGAATGAATATGCTACAAAGCCGAAAGATCGCAGCTACGGCCCAAAAAAACCTATTATTCGAATTGCAGAAAAAGATTACTGAGTTGTCGGCTGCTCAGTAAATAACTATATGTCAGAGGCTCCTAATAATTTTATTATATTGTTAGGAGCCTCTGCATGGTTGGCTTATATTCTATTGGTTTGGTTTAGAACAAATGCGTTTGCCGAGTATATAAATCTTTTCAAGCTTTCTAAATATTTTAAAGTAGGCAAATATTATGAATTGGTAGAAAACGGCTATCCGGATGGATACGTTCAATTTTTAAAGGAATATTATCACGACTCTTTCCTGGTTCGTTTAGTTACATGTCCTATTTGTTTTGGATTTTGGTTAGGTTTAGATATTGCTTTGGTATTTAATATTAACTTTTTAGTTATACCTATAGGCTTGTTTTTATATGGCTGTTTAAATAGAATTATTTGATATGGCCGGATTAGAAATAAATACATCTAGTGTAATACTAGGCTCACCAGATACTTTAGGAGTTCCTCAATACACGGCGCAATATCAGCCAGGATATTTTAGTATTTCTAATGAGTCTGTTGTAGTTACTCAGTTAGCATTAACAAATGCATTAGACTTAGTTGTAAACAGCCCAAGTTTATTAAGTGTTGGTCAGATTGTAGAGGCTTATGGCATTCAGCCCAATACAACAATAACTCAGATCTATGGAAATACCATAACTCTTAGCGCGCATCTCACACATAATATTTCTAGTGGCACTAGTCTTATATTGGGCACAATAACCCCGCCAGATAACTGCGCATTACCCGCACTTAGCGCTCCTCTATTAGACTTAGGCAGCCCTATCACACCTATGGATAGGGCCTGCAGTTTTGCATTTCCAAACGTAAATCTTGTAACGCCTGTTTATAACGCTCCGAATATTGCTGCTCTCGCCTGTCAAACAGTTCAGGTAAAAGGAAACATAGTGCAGACTGGGGCAGCAGACGGGCAAATAACTGTTACTAGCTCTGGCAACGCCCCTGATTGCGGTATTTTATTGGGAGGAAATATTCACGTTACTGCGTGTGAAAATTTTAAAATTGATTCTAATGTAAAGCTCACAGGCAGTGCGCAAGGAAGTTTAACATTCGGAAGTGTTTCTAGCGCTCCTGACTGCGGAGCCCAGCTTACAGGGAATATATTCGTTCCTCAGGCTTGCGAGGTTATTTTTGTCGAAAAAGGAAATATTAATTTTCCCCCTAATATGGCGGGATCTGCGTTTAATATTTACAACAAACAGTCACTCACGGCAACAACAGGGCCTACAGGCGGAGGCGGTGGTCCTCCATGCACAATAAGCTATGATTTAGACCTTCATGTTAATGCCTGTGAAGCAATTAAAATAAATCCTATATTCAACCCTCCCTCGGCTTTCTCGGGATCCACTTTCCTGGTTAAACCAAAAGCCATAACAGGTCCAACGAGCTCCACAGGCCCAACAGCTTCTATATCTTCTGCTAGTTACGCTCAACAACAAGAAGAAAATTGTTCGGTGGATTTAAAACTGGATCTTGTGACTAACTTTTGTGAAGCTTACAAAGTATTTGGAACAGTTACCACATCAGGGATGGCACAAGGAAACGTAAAACTGTCCTCCTCTGGGAATAAAGGGCAATGCCAGCTTATATTAGATGGTAATATAGAGGTACCAGAAATTCTATTTGATAGCGACGTACAGACTCACGGGTTACCTTGGAGTGTTGATGTTCTGCGAGTACCAAGCGCGGCAGGTGCTACGCATACTCCTCCTCACTATCAACTAAAAGCAGACTTTAAGCTAGGAGATAAGTTGTCATCTGTTCTTAGTGGCTGTTGGTTACCTATATCTGTTTGCGTTCTCGGAGTAACAAGGGATATTTATGTTTGGGTGGTTGGATACCGCGGAGATAAACGATGCCCAGGCCCCACTTGCTGCTTACTGCCATCTAATCCAAACGACGGTCGTAGTCCTATCGAAATATATAGTGGCTGGTATAACGGGTATGCTCCTGCGTAAATTTTCAGCTTTCTGGAACCTCAACAACAGAGTTCAAGAAAGTCTGATGATCTATCCAAATTTTTTTACCAGAAGAGTCCTCTACTAATCTATAGAGCTTACCGTCTTCTCCTTTTCTGCAGTTTTTAACAAAAAAGTTTACCACGCCTATTGTTTCGGCTTCTACTGTTTGAATAGGGTCCATTAGTCCAAACTGACTCTCATTAACACTTCTGGAGCTATCAGGAATGCTCTCTGTGCTTCCTATGCCGCCCTCACCCATCTTGCTGACTTTGTGGGCAAGCATATATTGCTCCATAGGATTTACACCCTCGATGTTTTGGCTCAGGGCGTTACCCACAAAAACACTCTTTATTTGAGGAGTAAAAAAGCCGCTATGCAGCCAGGATAGATTTCTTTTTTGTCTGAGCTTCATCTTTGCTTTCATTTGTATCTTACCCGCATCGTGCTCTATGTGCTCTTTGACATAATCCTCCGCACCTAAAAATTTTGAATACGCCAGGTTATCTCTATCATCGGGATGTACTTCTCTGCTATAAACCTTTAAAAGCTTACTCGTTGTCTGCAGTAATACCGCGGGATTTATGTGGTTAACAGACATACCAAGGGTTTTCCCCATAACACCCACGTCTAGTCGAATGTTTCCAAAGTATTCTTTTATTTTTTGTGCCTTCTCGGCCTTAGTCATCGTATTCATCTGAATTATTATATCTTGTAAATTAAAACCTACAATCAGAATTGCTAAGTAAAGATATTCTTTGACGAACGTAAAATATGTATTAATATATTATTAGTGTGCTAAATAAAACTATATGAATTTTGAATTCAACTACGACCCTGAGTCAGAGGAGATATCTATCACTTATGACAATTCGATAACCCTCAGGGCATACCAACAAAACGGTAAAATAATTTTTGTTAACTTTGATAGAGTAGACGACCCGGACATAGAAGACCTTTTAAAAAACGTTTGCAAAAACACATACAGTCTGCTTACTTAGTCTAATGGCTAAAAGCACTAACACACAGAATAGATTATCTTGGGATGAGTATGGTATGCTTCTCGCATACGCGGCAGCCCTCAGATCAGAAGATCCATACAAAAAGGTAGGAGCAGCTGCCCTGCGCAATGATTATAGTGTTGCAGGTACTGGTTATAATGGAGTACCGAAAGGGGTGGATATTTCCTGGGAAGATAGAGAAGAGCGCAGAAAATATGTGTGTCACGCAGAATTGAATTGTTTAAGATACACAAAGCCTTCAGAAGTACATACTATCTACACCACACTGTCCCCTTGCTCAGACTGTATTAAAACAATAGGAGCATTCGGTATTAAAAGAATTTTCTTCTCAGAAATTTACGACAGAGATAAATCTTGCTTTGAAATTGCTGATGTATTTGGTATAGCTATACAACACTTTCCATTTAACCCACAAATAATTTTTTAAATCTTGTTGACAATACTATGAAGCCGAAAGATAGTGATGATGAGTTTTATAACCCCTCTCACAAAAAAGAAAATGATGGGGGGAATAAAAAAAGTGAGTTTGTTAAAAAAATAAGAAAATATCAAAAATCTATAGAACCTGACGAATATGACGAATACTACGAACACAGAGACGACACAAGAGACTGATACTTGTAAAAATTGCAAGTACTGGTTTAAAGTTCAAAATGAAGCAGCTGAGACAGAAGGTGCTTTAATTTTTGGAAGGTGCAAAAGAAATCCTCCCCTTTTTGTACAAAAGGATGATACTACTTATACAGGATTCCCCATGATTGTGGACCACGAATGGTGCGGAGAATTTATCCCTAAGCAATAAACACATATATGAAGAAACCAACAAATAACAAACCTAGAGTAAAAGCAAAAAACCAAAAGCTGGTATCTCGTGCAGTGAAAGAAGCGGGATTCAAAAATATTAAAGAGGCCAAGGAAGTGATGGCAAAGCAGAAAGAGCAGATTTCTGCTGATACCGCGGTAGAGCAAGCAAATCTGGAATTGATCATTCCCGAAGGAGCGAACTATCAATTTATCAAGAATGAAGTCGAAAACCTCAAGAATGAAGGAGCTCCTTTTGCGTATATCACAGAGCGTGTTAAGTATCTTGTTTGGAAGACCAGAGCCTCAGAGATTGAAGCAGAAAAGAACAAAACCCAAAAATGCATTTGCGGACGTAATCAATGCCGCGAGGGGCAAGAAAATAATTATATTGAACACGTTGGAAGTCCCAATGAAATCACAAAGGCAACCACCGGAAGAATTCCAATTAATATTGGAGATGCCTTTATCATTTCTAATCAGGAAGTAGACCAAAATCTTATTCAGGAGTTTAAGGAGATCTTTGGCCCTATCTTTAAAGTCCTGAAAGTTTGAATAAACAGTCACGATATGTCAGAACTGTTTGCATTTGGGCTAGCAGGATTCCTGATAGTCATGTGCTACAAAGTCTGGAAAATATTCGATAAATAAAATTCGGGGTTGGTGGTTAGAAGTTATAGGTCGGGGCAATCGTAGCCCCGGCCTATAATTTTTTTGTTTAATAATGAACTAAAAGCTTTTAAACTTTAATGAACCCCTAACCATAGATAATTAATGTTTATTTTTATAGTAACCCTGTCCGCCCTTTTTATTGCTGGCTGTGCAGCCTTCTTTTCCATTAAAGGAATAACTCTTCTTTTTGCTGGCAGTGCACTATCTGTGGGTGTAATGGCCTCGTCCTTAGAGATAGGCAAACTTGTTGCCGCGAGTTTTCTACATAGGCAATGGAGCAAGATCTCTCTATCTCTAAAAATATATCTTTGCTTGGCTGTGAGTATACTGATGATGATTACATCTCTGGGAATATTTGGTTTTTTAACCAGGGCCTATGAGGAGCATAGAGGTGTGGCCGTTGGTTACGAAAATGAGCTAAAGGGCTACGATGTTCAGGTAAAAATATTGCAAGACGAGCTTTCTGCCGGGCAGATCAGAATAGAAAGCTTAAACGCCCTTAGAAAGGACCAGGAGGCCCGTGTAACTGCTGCAGGTAAATACAAGGCCCCTAGAGAGCAGGCATATAAAGCCATAGCAGATGCAGATAAAGAAATAGCAGAAAAAGAAACCAAGACTTCTGAATTACGCAAAAAGATAGGAGAGCTAGAAATTAAAAAAACAGAAACATCTTCTGCAATAAATACAAAGACAGATGTTGGCACCTTTACATTTGTAGCAAAGGCGTTGAATACTGATGTAGATACAGCGGTAAAATGGTTTATTCTCTCACTGGTTTTTGTGTTTGATCCACTGGCGGTTTCTCTAATTTTGGCCCTTAATCAATTGGTAGAAGAAAGGGAGAAAATCAAAAAAAGTGAAAATGTTTGCTACAGAGAGCCTATAGAGAGAGAGGTAGAAAAAAGTGAAGATCTAAATGAAGATGTTGTTATGGAAGAAATCCATACAGCTCCAGTAGAACCTGAAGCTACTCAGTCTCCAAAAGTTGAAGAGCCAGCTCTCCAACCCGTCGTGAGTCCAGAAGTTTCAGAAATCCCGGAAACCATTCAATTAAATGAACACACACCGCAGAAAATACTTGTAGGAAAAAATAATTCGATTATAACTATTAAATAACGCCTGAGTCCCTTAGTGGCCAATAGGATCGGTTTTGTAAACCGACGCGCAAGCTTCGTGAGTTCGAATCTCACCTCAGGCTCCAATTTTTAATATGCGACTATTCGATTGCTTTCTATATAACGGGGAAGAAAAAATGTTAACCTTTAGGTTGCATGAGTTAAACGAAGTAGTGGATTACTTTGTAATTGTAGAGGCAGACACTGGGTTTTCTGGAAGCAAAAAGCCAATTAGGTTCAATATAGATAACTTTAAGTCTTTTGAAGAAAAAATAATTTATAGGCCTTACACGTTCCCTCCTACCTCTAACGCCTGGGAAAATGAAGCAAAGCAGCGAACATATTTAGCTAGCGGTTTAAATCAATTAACACCAAATAAAGCAGACTTGGTAATGCTGTCTGATGTTGATGAAATACCTGACACAACAGTATTAAAGCAGATTAAATCTTCAGGCATGGTAGGAGCTTTGGCCTTTTATCATAATTTTTATTATTATAATTATAAATGTAGAAATATTAATAAATGGGCAGGTACAGTCATAACCAGCATAAATACCTTCAATACCCATTTTAATAATAACTTTGAGATTGTTAGAAATAGCAGATGGTCTATATCTAAAATAGGACAACCTGGAGATTACAAGTCAGGAGGTTGGCATTTCTCGTATTTTGGAGATGAGAATTATATAATAGATAAAATAAAGAACTTCTCACATCAGGAATACAACAACTCTAAATATACAGATCCAGAAACAATTAAAAAGTTAATCAAAGAAGGAAAAGATTTATTTTTTAGAGACGAGCAGAAATACGAGTTTATTGAGAACGGCGATTATTTGCCGAAAAATATAAGCTTGCTGGATTAATTTTTAACTGCAGAAATATGATTACTGTTTTTTATCATATGTTTTGCGTGAATAATGCAATTGATTTGTTTAATCAAACTTTAAAAAAAATTAAAAGCAGTGGCTTATACGACGAACTAGATCAAATTTACTTAAGTTTAAACGGCCCCAATACAGAGCTATATCGCCAGGCTTTAAACATACATGATTCAAAAATTAACGTAATAGAATTCAATTATAACTATCACGGAGAGTTTAATACTTTAAATTTTATATCAGACTTCTGTAAATTTAACGAAGGCAAAATTCTATATCTACACAGTAAGGGAGTTACACACCCCTTGCATAATCCTGTTAATCACTGGAGAGAGTATATGGAATACTTTGTCATAGAAAATTTTAAAGATTGTTTAGATGGTTTGCAAAAAAACGACACCGTTGGAGTTAATTTACAAGAAGATCCAAAAAAGCACTACTCTGGAAATATGTGGTGGGCAAACGCCAGCCACATTAGAAAATTACCCAAAATAGAAAATTATCGTGACAGGCTCTATTGTGAGTTTTGGTTGCTTGATACTTCTTTTAACACACCATTAAATTTATACTCCTCAAATAAAAATCACTATATAGATATTTTTCCTAGAGACGAATATTTAGGAAAGCTTAAAAAAAACAATATCTTAAACCGTAAAGTATTTTCACACACCGGATATATAGGTGACATAATTGCTTTTCTGCCCATTTTTAAAAATTTAGAAGGAACCACCATACAAATAAAAGATGGTCCTTCGGGGTTTGAACCGATGGCTGGCAATAAATATGACTCTATAAAGCCATTGCTAGAGTCTCAAGATATTGAAGTTTATTTCGGTGAGAATGAGCTAGCTGTAGACTATGATGTACATCCATGGAGAGAATGCTACCAGCCAGGAATTACTTTAATAGATGCGCAAGCCAGATACTTAAACGTAGTCTGTAGAGCATCAGGTAAATTTATAGTTAATGAGCCTTGGTTAAATGTACCAAAAGATCCAAATACAAAAGGTAGAGTGATATTCAATAGAACTACTAGGTATAGAAATGATAATTTTAAATGGGTTGAGGTATTTAATTATTTTGGAGATAAGGCATTATTCGTTGGCACAGAAGCAGAGCACTCTGAATTTTGTGAAGCTTATGGCAATATAGAATATTATATAACAAAAGATTGCTATCATGTAGCCAGGGCAATAGCGGGAGCAGACTTTTTTGTAGGAAATCAATCTAGTGCTTGTTGGATTGCTATGGGGTTATTTAAACCTTTACTGCAAGAAGTTTTCGAAGAACACCCTAATAGCCAAATAAATTACCCAGGAGCATATTATCCTGCTAACGGTAAAATTGATTTTAATATATTAGATAACTATAATTTAAATTAATAGAATATTGCCTTAAATATAACAGCCTTGTTTATATATGCCTATGTTTAGTATAATTGGTAATGAACAATCCGGGCGAAATCACTTGGAATAGTTGGAAATTGTTTTGCGCCATAACAGGCAGAGAGAAGCTTTGGGGTGCAAAAATAGGGAGATTACTCACCCAAGAAGGAGTTCTTCCTACAGGGTTAGTTTTAGATGTAGGAACGGGTACCGGCGAGTTTTTAGACTCGCTCAAGAACTATACTCATAATGTAATAGGTATTGATATAGAAGATTACAGAGTATTAAAAACATTTAAATTTCAGAAAGTAGGTGTAGAGAAATATAAAGGCATAGCCCCTAATGTAGTTATATATAAACAAGTTTTTCATTTAATCTCTTCTCCTTTCCACATAGCTGAAAAATATCCGAAAGCTACCATAGTGATTATGCAGATGCCTTTTGAGGAAATTCACGGCTCTGCAAATCCTTTAGAAGACACTAATCAAAATAGAATAAAATTTAACAGATTAGGCTATGCTACAGAGATATACACAATAACTCTAAGATTTAAATTACCAGAAGAAAAATACAAGGAGTTTATTCTTTCTGGATATATGTCCAACCTATCAAAGATGGATTTATCTCAAAGATTAGAAGTTTGGGAAGCCCTGAAAAACGACTATAAAGGAATATACAGAGATAAGTTGGAGATACTCATAGCCTATCCTCAAAGCGAGTTGTAACGGCTATTATGTAAGTTTCTCAAGGTCTTTAACGTCTCTTTCCGCTCTAAGTTTAAGCTCGTTCAGTTCTTTTTTATAGCTCTCGATTAAAGCTTTATTTTTTTTACTAAACGGACGTTTTGCGGTATCAGACAATACTTTAACTTTATTTTTTAAGTCCTCTAGCCTGGAATATATCCAGTCTAAATCCTCTTCTATTAATTTCATCTTGTCGCTCATACTTAAATCCAGGAAGCATATGTCATTCCTTTTGGTTTAGGTTCTAGTCGATAGTCTATAAATAACTCATCACCCACAGTTATATTCTTTTGAGCCACCACCAATCTCTCCTCTAGCTTCCATAAGCAGTTAGGATTTCGACTATGATTTATATATGAAAACTTACTCCAGCTATCGCTAGTTATGCAGTTTTCGCTGTCTATCATAACATATAGATTTTTACGCTTTTTATCTTCGCAAAGATCGGAGTACTTGAGGTGATACCAGCTAGCTGGAAACAGATTATAGTTTACAATAATCTCACCTATCTCAAAGTCTTTCGCCGCGAATAAGCCGTAGCCTTCTGTGAATGACGCTTTTACTTTTGTGTTTGGAGCATCATCGTTATTTATAATTATGTCTAATTTTAACATGATTAAAGCGTGGGTTGATTAGATAATATTTTAGCCAATACCGTCATCTTATGCTCACCGTTGCCGGGCACATGCACCACAGCTGAAGAAGCGCAGAAGTCAGATTCGTAAGCATTGAAAAGTGACTTTGGTGCAACACCTATCCTGTTTTGCAAATCCATAAAATTTTCTTTTTCTAGTTTCATAAACGCTGCTTGCTCCCACCAGCAGTGATCTATAAATTCTCTTTGCTCCCACATTGCATCTAGCAATATTTTATTTTCATTACAATTACGCCAAAGCATAACCCCACAATTAAATCCGTTATCATCTCTAGATAAAACTATATCTTTATTTTCATGAATAAAATCTAATATTGATTTTTTAAAATTGTAAAAAACCGCATCTGCATCAATCCACATAACCCATTCACAAGGCAGTTCAAAAGCTTTTTTAATGCTTTTTATTTTATACCAAGAGGGGGGCCTTTCCAAATTTTCTAAAATTTCTGTTTGAAATATTAAGTTGTGCTGTTCAGCATATCTTTTATTTCTTTCAAAAGTGAAATTCGACACCCACTGAAAATTTTTGGTGGTTAAGCTGCAAACTATTAACTTTATTTTTTCTTCAGTAGTCATTCTATAAATTAATAGCTTGCGACTAAAATGGGGGCTGATCTTTACCTGTTATTTTCCAGTAGAGATAAGGAATGAATGTTCTATAGTATAAGGATTCCAACCTAGTTCTAGCTCTATTGTACCAGCGGTTTTGTTTTTCAAGAAAGCGCTCATCATCTATATGCCATTTGATTATAGCGCTGAGCGCTTTCTTCGGGTCTTTATCTAGTTCTTCTGTATAGAGCCAGAGAACCTCCAGCTCATCTACAATTGCTTCTTTCCATTTATTCTTCGCCATAATCTTATGCCTCGCAGCTCTTGCAGCTCATAATAGACCTGGCAAGTTTCTGGCTAGGGTTAGAACTACGCTGATAATAGAATGTCTTGATTCCCTGCTCCCAGCCAAAGATAAGAAGCTCATTAACTTCTTTAGGCTTGGCGGACAGAGGAATCATAAGATTTAAGCTCTGACCTTGATCTATATACTTCTGCCTATTTGCAGCCTGAATAACAATTTCTCGTTGGCTGATTTCTTCGAAGGTCTTGAATACATCTTTCTCGTGGTCTGTTAAGAAATCAAGGTTCTGCACACTTCCACCGTCCACAAGAATCTTCTTCCAGGTTTCTTCTGTGTCTTCGCCCTTTTCCTTGAGAAGCTTTTTAAGATAAGGATTTTTATATGTAAATTTACCTTTGGCCAGATCCTTCACATAGAAGTTACTAACCATAGGCTCTACGCTCTGAGAAACCTGCCCAAGGATAAAGGAGCTGGAGGTGGTGGGAGCAACCGCAAGAGTTGTACTATTCCTGCGACCATAACCCTCTAACAGCTCTGGCTCACCGAATAATTTGGCCAACTCCTGGGTTGCTTCGTCCGCTTCCCTCCGAATAGCTTTCCAAATAGTATTATTGTGTAGCTTAGCCTCCATAGACTCAAAGCTAATCAATTTGCTCTGAAGATATGAATGCCAGCCCAACACACCCACACCTAATGCTCGCTGACTAATAGCGAACTTTCTAGGGGCCTCCATAAATGCCAGTCCTTCTGTTTTTTCAATAAACTCAGACATTACGGCGTCCAGGAAATAAACCAATGTTTTAACTGCATCTGTTTCTTTTATTTCGTCCCAGTGTTCTAAATTGATAGAAGATAGATTACACACAAAGCTCTCATCCTTATCTGTGGAGAGCATGATCTCTGTGCAGAGGTTACTTGCCCAGATAGTCTTTCCCTTATCTTTATAGACCTGAGGGGCGTTATTATTCACGGTATCGCTAAAGAAGATATATGGATATCCGCTCTCGAAACGCTTTTGGATTACCTTTCCCCAAAGCTTACGTTTATCCTTATCTCCATCAATCATGCTCTTCATCCATGCATCAGACACAGTAACACCAAAACTCATCTCTTGAATTTCATTACCCTCACTACGAATGCTCAAGAACTCCTCTATGTCCTCGTGGTCTATAGGAAGATACGCCGCAAAAGAACCTCTACGAACATTACCCTGAGAAATCACATTCATGAGCTTATCAAACATCTCCATGAAATGCACAGATCCTGTGGATTCTCCGCCAGAGGAAATTGCTGCACCCCTAGGTCTAACAGCACCAAAATAAGCACTGGTGCCGCCGCCGGCCTTTGTCATCATACCTACTTCAGAATGCTTATAAAGAATAGCTTCTATATTGTCGTCTATGAAACTTCCAAAACAACTAATAGGTAGCCCTCTGGCTCTCCCAAAATTACTCCAGATAGGAGAGCTCAAGCTAAAGTAACCCTTGTGCATATAGTTTTGAAACTTTACTCCAAATCCCTCTATGCCTAAGATTTCTTCGGCCCTTTGTGAGATATTCCAAATACGCTCCTCAGGGGTTTCTCCTTCTACCAGATAACCCCGCTCTAAAAACTTCCTAGAATCTTTGTTTAGCCAGTATATGTCGCTCATCTTGTATGTGTTTTAAAATAAATCGTCTTCCCCAAAAGACTGGTTCTTTTTTGCATAACCGGTGGGGCGGCTATGAAAGAAGTCTGTGTGGTTTTCTCCCAGTAATTCTTCTTCAAACCATAATGTATCTTTTAATAAAGCTGAGTCAATATCGAATACTGGTTTAAATCCAATTTGTTTCAGGGACTCATTGATTCTATTTTTGATGAACTCTTTTAAGTGTGGTGCAGAAAGGCCAGGCTCTTTAATACCGTTAATCATCCAATCAACAATCTTGGCTTCGGCATTATATGCCTCTCTTGCCTCTGCACTGATTCTCTCTTCTAACTCATCGTCAAAAAGCTCAGGATACTCTTCTCTGATTGTATTAATAATTCTTGTGCCTACCAGGGCGTGGATATTTTCCTCATTCCTGGTGTACTTTACCTGCTGATCAGTATCTTTCAATACATTCTTAAATCTTGCAAACCAGTTAATTACATAGAACTGGCTAAATAATGAAACGTTCTCTACAAACAATGTAAACAGGATCAAGGCATATAAATACTGCTTCTTAGAATCTTTGTAGAACCTATGCGTGTACTTCTTAAGATACTTAACCCTACCCTGAATCCATTCCAACTTGAGATTCTCCTCGAATACATCTTCTAAGCCCAGAGCAGTAATAAGACGCTCGTAGGCGTTGTTGTGAATCACTTCCACGTTAGCCATAACATACCCAAGATCAGAAAGAGCAGGATGAGGGAGATTCTCTCCAAGCTTAGCCCAGAAAGTCTTAACAGCCACCTCTATCTGGCCAATAGCGGAGAGGGTCCTTACAATAATGTCTCTTTCCTGCTGAGTAAGCTTAACTTTAAATTGTTGAATATCTGATTTAAAACTAAATTCTTTATCCGTCCAGAATCCGTCATGCATTACTTTAATGAAATCATCTGTCCAAGGATAACGATTAGGTTTACGGGCGATCTGTTCTTCGAATATTTTTATGTTTTCCATAGTATAAAGGCGCGGTTGTGACTTTTTAGTATCCCCTATAAAAAGGCTATAGTCAATTAAGCTGAGCGTTAAATTTGAAACTATATTTCTTGACACGATTTTCCCGAAATTTGTTTCGGGAACATACCCTCAGTGAATAGATAAAATTAGTATTTATCTACCTTTAACTGGACATCTTGAATGGATGTCTCAGTGTTTTGGATGTACAGGAGGGTGCGCCTGCTTGTAGGTATCAAATGTCTCTACAACAAACTTACACAGCTCAGAACGTACAATGTCATCTTTGGTAAATTTAGCAGAGAAAATACCCATACTCTGGGCAGCATCTGTATCAAATATTTGGGCGCATGTAGAAAATCCTCCCTGTTTATTATGAGGAAGATCGCTCTGGTCTGGGTCAGCACACACAATAACTTTACTGAATTTACCTATACGAGTAAGAATAGTTTGAAGTTCGTTAAATGTTAAATTCTGTGCTTCGTCCACAATAACGCATTTGGCTGTCCAGCTAGAACCACGACAGAAGTTAACAGGCTTATACACAAGCCTTTCTTCTGCACCTAGCTTAGTTCTATCTCCTGCACACAAGAGCTCTTCTAATTTATCTCCGAATGGAGTCATATACGCTCCGAGCTTATCATCAATATCTCCAGGAAGCATGCCCAGCTTACTGTCACCACTCTCTACTGCAGCACGGATAAAGATAATCTCTCCTATCTTCTTCTCGTTCATGAGCTGTAGCGCTGCTCTAACCGCTACTGTGGTTTTACTAGTGCCGGCTGGACCAGTGAGAAATATTACTCTGGTATCCTTATGGGTGGCTAATGTAATAAATGCTTTCTGCTTCTCTGTCCATGGAAGTTCTCTGATATTAAGAGTCCAGCCTATTTTGTCTCTCTGATATACTTGAGGGCTCGTGTCTGGCTTTTTCTCCTGGGGAGTCTTCTTCTTTTTGGCTTTTTGCATATTCCATTAGTTCCTTGTACAGAGCTTCACGCGCTTCTGGAGTTAATTCTTTATATTTAACGTAATACTTATACAGTAGTGTTTCTTGTATATTCATACTGTACTCTAGGAATAAAGTATATCAAGAATTAATAAAGGAGTCAGTAGCTAAAAAAAAGAGCCCGCTAAGGCTCTTTTTTTATGTTATTTATTTATTTATAACCTCTAGAACTATCACTTCTGATACTGCACCTACTGTGAATAGGATTCCTCCCAGTGTATAGTCTATGTTTTGGATTATAAGATATTCTCCTGCCCCTAAAACTAACAGAGGTAGAGTGATCCAGACATAAATAAGTATGTCTTTCATTGCACTCTGGAGTTGGCTTTAGCTCTAATAATTGTGCACTTCAACCCATATACAGCTTCAGCTAAACAAGGATAATACTGATAATTAGGTATCATCTCTATCTGGTGAACCATATATTCAAGATTGGGTATGTTTATACTCAATGGAGCATAACTCACCTCGCCTGCCCTTAATGGGCAGGTGGGACACAATGGAACCATTCCTCCTGGTAATATGGGGGTTTGGACTCTCCCACCACACCCATTCAATGGCGCACTACCCAAGGCGGGAGCAGGAGAAAGTCTATAGCTAGGCTCTACCCTATTTACGCCGCAACTACTTGTTCTAAACAAGTCATCACCGTAAACACTACCGCAGACCAATACTGCTAACATTATTATTTTTTTCATTGTTTGGTTAAGGGTTATGAAATAGTGGCTACTACTTCATGGTATTATACCTATATAAAGGTTAAATAACCTAAGGGGGTAGGGGTAACCCCTAGCTAAAAAAAAGATATTTTTATTAGTTATGCATCTAGTTTTATTATTAGATATGCATATGTATTTGTTGATTAAGCACTTAGGACGTTGGAAAAGCCCAAAATCCTAAGTGCTTATTAATCAACTTGTTATATAATCGGGAGTTTCCGGTTATATAAATACTTATTAATCAACAACTAACTCTTCTCCGGTTTTGTCCCTAAACTTAATGCAGGTTAAGAACTTCGGAATACCGTCTGGAGTTAATCTTTGATATTTAACTGTGGCGTTCATTCCTACGAGGCTATCTCCGATATTGTAGAGCTTTCTTGTGTACTCTACAGAACCCTTCACAGAGCAATCAAACTCTTGACCATTATCATTCTTGCAGCGAAGTATGATACAGCCCTGTCTGTTACCCTTGCCTTCTCTATATCCCACAATAGGATATTCACTATCCACGAACTCTTTTCTCTTTAGCAGATAGTTTGTTCTCTTGTGCTGATATATCGCAGAACCATCCCTGATCATTTGACCCTCGTATCCGCCCTCTAGATAAAGATCATACAATTCATCTAATTGCTCTCTATCTGCAGCCAGACTAGTGTCCACTCGTTGAATGCAGATATCTTCGGCTTCTGCCAGATAGCTGATTAACTTTTTAGACCTATCCGCATACGATTCTTTGTTTTTATCTACATAATCATATACATGATATTCGATCTTATCTTTTGCTCTGGAAATATCCTCTCTTGTGGCTTTTGGCTGTTTTACAAGACTAACTATCTCATTGAAGTCATCCTTGTACAGGTGGTTATAAACCTCCCCGTCAAACGCCACGATATTTGGATATTTATTGAACAATGAAGCTAGGGCATCTCTGATATGTTGAAGCGTCATGAATGGCTTCCAGTTACGGCTATATGCTCCGTCTCTGGTTACAATACATCTCAGACCGTCAAACTTAGGTTGACTATACACAGGCCAGTTTAAACTATCCTGGTAGTCCTTGAAGTCTTTAGCCAGAGTGGGCTTGATTATATCAGCTACCACGCTATCGACCTCCCCTATGTTTTCTGTATAGCCGGCCTCTTTCTTCAACTGCCACTTAGCCTCTGCCTCTAGTCTTGCTTGCGCTTCTGGAGTGGTTTGATTGCTGCGCCCTATGTTTTTAGCTTCGCATTGTACTCTATCATTCACAACCATCTTGCCTCCGTCTTTGCCTGATACAGTCCAATACTTAGATCCTTCTACATGAATGGTCCAGCTTTGAACTGCTCCTGTGACTGTACGTTTATATAGTGTGGGTAACGGTTCACTCATTATATTAATAATTTGCAGCTTGTTCCGCGGCTCCAAATAGTTGATCCCATTCTTCTCCAGTGATTCCGTTCTTTATGAATTCCCTGTCATCCATATCCAAATGGGGAAACGCCTCTTGCAATAACGCTCCATTGTTATAACTAGCCAGCTGTTTCTCTGTGATATCTAAGTCTTTTGTTCTAGTGATTCCTGTTAGTGTGGATGTGCGTGTTATTTTCATTTTTAGTATTTTCGTTCTTTGAACTCTCTATACCAAGAAGGAACTAAATGATATGAGGAAAGGTCTGGCAAGACTCTCTCTATCATTTGCTCTAACTCTCTATTTTTATTTTGCAGTTCTACTATCTCTTTAGCTGCGTTTAATTGATTTTCTAAACTTACTTTTAATTGCAGCTTTAATTGCTCAACTTCATTATTTTCCATATCTTTTATCGGAGTGTTTAGTGCTCTTCTAACTGCTGGGTCTGTGCTTTCTATTTTAGCAAATCCACCATACCATTCTTCCATTGTTATACCTTCGAGTTTGTCAGCTTCCTCAGACATATCTGTTAATTATGTAAGCTTCCTTATACATTTAATTTTTTTTGTATACGATAGGCTATTTATCTGGCTTATGAAGTTTAAGTATATCTCCTCCTCCAGTTTCTTGATTTCCAGGGCGGCGGGTGCGAACCTTGGCAAAGTTTGACGCTGGGTAGCCTATCCACCCAGTTATTTTAGTCCACTTGCCAGTATAATACTCATCCCCTTCTTTGATCACCTCGTCTTGGCCAAGCTCTCGCCATCCCATGACCTCGTTGGCTTTCTCTAGGGCATTTTCCCTCTCCGCTTCGGTCAGGTTGTTGCAAGCGGCCCTCGCTTCGGCGGCGATGCGAGTTCCCTCGCTCATGGATTCCTCTGGCGCGGGGGCGATTCGGGCTTCTGCTTTGATTTTATCAAGCTCGTCAGAAGCATCTATGAAACCGCATCGGCAACGATACTTGTTCACCTCATAGTAACAGGCGGTATCGTGACCATTGCTTTGAAAGTCTTCCGCAATCTCAATCGCTCGGTTCAGAAGCTCCCTGAGCCTTGCGACTTCTTTCTCTTGTTCAATGTAGGCTTGTTTGCACTTCTGTGCTTTTGAAGCCTCGTCGCGGTAATGCTGATGCCAAGTGTTTGCTTCCTCACGGAGCCTTGCGACCTCGTTGATTTTCTCGGTCAGCTTACAGCGGTCGGATTGACCTACTACGATTTCTCCATAACCAAGGTCATGCAGTAATGCACCGCATTCCCATCTCACAGGGTCGATTGGATAAGACCCGCAGTGAGGGCAGGCATCCGTCCTCGGCGTTGGTGTGGTGTCGGGGTTCATACTAGCTGTGAGTGGTAATTAGGCTTTACTATCTTCGGGTAGTCTCGGCGTGACCACTCGTAAAACTCTTGGATGAGTTCTTGAAGGCAGATGTTTTCTGTGTGGAGCTTGGCGATTTCCTCCCTGAGCCTTGCGACCTCGTTATTTAATTTACATATTTCTGAGATACTGCAATTCCCTGCTATATTGGGAAAAGTAGTTCCGCAAACATAGCTATGAATCATTGGTTTAGCTCCGCAATGTGGGCAGTTAGTTGTGTCGGGGTTGATCAGATCAGTTGAGTTCATCGTATTTCTGTTTTAATCTTTGTAGTTCTATTTGTGTTGGATTTTCGCTGGTTGCCCATACCCTATATCTCTCCACAATTTCGCGGAGCTTCTGATTGAGAATACCCACAGGCTCACAGCAATAGCAGCTACCCTGTGAGCCATTTTTAAGCCTTGTTATTTCTCTCTCAAACTCTCGGCAAAGGGTTATGAGATCTTTTCTATCTCCATCACAAGGCTTTTTGAGTTCTTCAATTAGTGCATTAGTAATCGGTGTATCAGAAAAATAATCTGACTGTGTTTCTTCTTTGCTATTTTCGTATGGGCTCATTGTATTTCAGATTTTAATTGTTTTAGTTCTTTATCGCACTCTCTCCAAGAACAACGGCATCTGATTTGAGGTTTGCTTTCATCTGCATAACATGGTTCTTTATGTCCCCACGACAGCAGTTCTTCAACAATCTCAATTGCACGGTCTCGTTGATTTTTAAGCTTTTCAATCTCTTTTTCTGGCTTCTCTAAAAGGGCCATTACAAAGGTATTTTGATTCTCTTTGTGCTCCTTTAACTCCGAAGTTATTTCTGCCAATTCAGATAGTGTATCCTTAATCTTTTGTTTGTCTGTGTTCATTTCCATGTGAATACTGTTTCTGTTTGTTTTGTAGGATCTGTGTTTTTCCATTCTGCATATCCCCTTTTAATCGCTTCTCTTTCTAGAGGATTCACGACGAACAGAGTCATACAAAATCCTGTTAGAAAAAAGCCCGTGGTGATTCCAACAAGGAATGCAGAGGTTTCTTGAGATGACATCATTTTCTATTAATAAGGTTATTAAGAATCCACCCCAAGTAAATGCCCTGCACCCACATTAACAAACTCACCATTGCGGCAAACCAATCAGCTATTCCGTTTTGTGCTGAAATATTAGGAATACTCATTATTTTTTAAGTTTTTGTTTTATCCACCCTGTGGCTTTTAATAGAGTTTCTAAGGGTGGAGATTTCTTAGAAGCTTTTATCAATTGCTTGATAGTTTCAGGAGTCTTTTTCTTCATAGATTTATCCCAATCAATAGCGGGAACATTATCTACCGTTCACAATTACTTCTGGAGCGTCCCAATAAAACTTAACAGCGGGACGCCTGTCATTACAAACATATCTACCCAAGCCATGATTAACTGCTGGGTCTGTGCTTTCTATTTTGGCAAACCCACTATACCATTCTTCCATTGTTATACCTTCGAGTTTGTCAGCTTCCTCAGACATATCTGTTAATTATGTAAGCTTCCTTATACATTTAATTTTTTGTGTTTCTGTATACCTGCCCGTATAATTCTAATACAGGGTGGTTTTGGTTTGTGTAGTCACCCAGGCTCAAGAAGCGCTTGGGCATTTTCTTTCTTATCTTTTCTTTTTTGTATGGGTGCTTGAACCACTTTCTATGGATCATTGTGGCCCCATAAGCAAACAGGTAGCTGTTAGCCCCTTTGACATATTCCTCTAAGTCTAAAGGAAGTTTATAATCCTTTATTTTTTTAACTGCCCGCTTCTCACAGTCTAGCTCTAGCTCTATGACTTTTTCAAAAGACTCTGCTTTTTTTAATATCTTATATTGTGGATCTGCCAGCCATCTATCCACACGCCGGAGGTAAGGATCTATTTCTCTCCATATAGGTATGTCCTCTATGTACTGGTCCATATGGCAACTCTCATGCACCAATACTCCCAACCAGATTTCTAGATCGTTGTTTATGGCTACCTGCAAGCTCTTCTGATCAAACATTCCACTGCACTTTATTTTACCCAAATTAATCTGCTTTTGATACAGGAGCTTTAGCGTAACGTTATTGCTGTAACAGGTAGCCACAAGGTCCCCCAAAAAATTTTTTACATTCTGAGTTACCTTTGTTCTCATAGCTAAAAATTACCTACTCTTAACTGTTTTAGTGAGTGTAACTGTTTTACGGAGAGTTACATTCCCCTTCTTCACTGTGGATACCCTGCGTGTTGTTTTTGTTTTTTTCATAATTACCAGACTATTTCAATGTATATGACTTTTTCTTCTTTTGTAAGGTTTTTATATTTTTCTTTTATCTCTGGAGTTTTCTTCAGATTCTCCTGAGCTTCCCAAGCTTCTTCAAACTCACTTTCTTTCAATATCTTTAAATCAGACGACGTGATCCTGAAATCAGAGTCATCACTCATATTAGAGAGCCAATTATCTATCTCCCTAAAAGCCTGAAATCTGCTCATGCCGTCAGGAATTTTCCGCATGTGTGTTTCTACCATTCCGCCCATTTCTTTTTTAGCTATTGGTTAATATCTAATAGGCGTTAGCGCCTATACAAAATATTATACCTTAAAAAAAGGAAAAATTTAAAGGGGGGAGTTTTCTATCGTAACACTAAATCTACCATTACCTGTAGCAATTTTAAAAATACTGATATTAACGGCATTTGAAAAATCTTGGCCTTCAGGAAGAGTAATTATATTAGACTCTTTTATTGCTTCTATAAGTAGCTGTAATTGATCTTTTGTTAAGTTTCCAGAAGAGGAGGTTCGCACACTAACGTTTGTTGGAACCGCAGGAGAAACTAGTATAGGAGGATTATTTGTAGGGTCAGGCATATATTTTATTTTTTTTAAATTATACCAAAATCATAAATCACGCAAGGATTGAGTGTTTACTTTTACTGTAAAATTATGCATTCCAGTTACATCCCATTCAAGGCTAGCGTGTGAATAAGCAGGAGTATTGCCACCATAGCTATCAGCGTAAAATCTTCCAGTCGGGGCTCCGGTTGGTGTATGCATTTGGCAGGCTCTATATCCCTGAATAATTTGGTCTTCAAAATAATATAAAATATTTATACTGTCCATCCAATTTGGCTTAGGCAGGCCTCCCAAAGTACTCGCCAAGAAATCAAAATTTACAAATGAATTACAACTATCACTAGGTCCATTACACTGGAACAGATAGTTAGGACACCTAGGATCGCTTTTGTCCCCCTCATCTTGTCCAACAGTACTTCCAGATCCCTGGGCGGCGGCATAAGCTATAAGAGAAGCATTTACAATAATTCCTGGATCCCACCAAAATTCTGCAGTTTCGGGATCTGTGCCCACCTGGGCAACATTAAAACCTAGCCTTGGAATACTTGGTATATAAGTAAGTATAAATACGTTTGAACTTGTTCCTGATCCTTGAGCTCCTGCTGCAGCGTAGCCCTCGTCAGATCCTGCATTTGTTATAAAATTGTCTACATGTGTACCTGCATATACGATCGACCCACACTGATCCGCATGGTGTTCTGAGGATTGATCGTTAGCAAAAACACCCACAGCATACCAAGATTTATCTCCTGGAATTTCTTCATAACTTCCCGCCCCATCTCCTCCACAAGGTTCTTTATATACATACGCTAAGACTCCGCCAAGGCTGCTTTGTAAAAAACTATATCTATTAGGCGGTCCCTCTGGGTAAGGTTTTACATTTACAGGTATGCCTATAAAATTAGATCCTGCCACCAGCAAACCAAGACTAGATGCACTAAAATTTAAAGAATTTAAAGGCGTAGAGCTCTCTAATGTGAAATTACCATTTTTTCCTGATTGAACATACGTATTAAGGCTAAATATGTTGACGCAATCTTCTGCTCTGTAGGGTCCTTGGTATAATTGAGCCATGTCACAAATTTGATAAAAATATTCCGCACCATCATCTAAACATATAGGATAATATATGCATCTCGCTCTTATTTGATACGCTGCAGGACAGCTAGATTCAAAGTCTACACTAGACTCGACAGATCCTCCGTCATAAATGTATGAATATTCGTTATAATACCCACCAGTAAAAGCATCTATACACCTGAATGGTCCTTCTGAGTAAGAGGCGCAACCCTGGCCTGCAGAGTTGGCGGAACATTTTATTTGGATTGTTCCGCCACATGTGGCTTGGGCCAATACTGCGTTTATAACATTATTATATAATGAATGAAGTTGATCTCTATCAACCAACCTCATACAATATTTTGTAAACGGACCAACAACATCAATATCTTCCGTCGAAGATTCAGAAGGAAATCCACTAGGCCCGTATGTCATGCCGTCCCAATGCTTAAACAACCTTCCGGCTTGATTTGTTTTTTTAATATAACAATCTAAGTCATCTATAAGATTAGCTTGAAAGTTATTATATCCCATGAGCTCATTAATTCTATTTTTTTAAAAATAGAGCAATGATGAAATATATTCAACTACTTTTTAAAAATAAACTCAACCCAACTTTTTACGGTAACAAATATATCATCAGCTCCACCATATGTAAAAAACCCAACAGAAATATCTGCACTTTGAGAATAATAGAATAACGCCCAAGCGAGCATAACCCACCAGAATATAACTTCTGATTTACTCATGGTTATATTATATATTATTAACTATAGCGCAGATAGCTAAAAAAAGAGGAGCAGCGTTAGCCACTCCCCTTTTCTTGTTAACCAACCTTTCGGTTAGATTGCGTTAGCGAGCTTATCAGAGAGCTCGTCCAGCTTGATCTTTAGCTTACTTTCCACAGAGGGAGCTTTAATAACTCCTGCAGTGTTTCCAGCTTCTCTGTATAGATCAATATTCATATCTTCGATATCCCTCAATACATGACTAGGAAGTAATCGAACAATTTTGTCGATACTTTCTGAAGGAATATTCAAGATACCCACAAGCTGTTCTAGAAATTTGGCATTTGGCCAGTTATTTCCATTTTCAACGTTGCGGATAATGCTTATTGATGTAACAGAACGAATCTTCCTTCCTGATGAGCTGGTGTATTGAGGAAAATCTACAAGTTTTTCCCTCAACTGTTCAGCTGTTAGATTCCTAGCCCTGCGCCAGTTTCCCAGAATTTTACCAATTACTTTTCCCTGGGTTTTCATAACTGGGGCAGGTTCTTGTGCCCTGCGCACATAGGCGTCTCTTTCCATCTTCATTTTCTGTGCGACTTCTTGGGCTTTATGCAGATAGGCCTCCCTCGCCATCTTCTTTTTCTGTATGAGGAGCTCAACTCCGGATAAAGTTGGTGTAGAAAACTGCTTGCTCAGTTTCTCCAGGTCACTCTTGATTTCATCCATCATCTCGTACATCTTGAGCATCATGCCCATAGCGTAGAACTGCTTATCCATATGTTTCTTATAGTTTTTTAATGGTTAACAAAGTGCGGGCAGGTCCCAAAACTGGGTTGCTCACATAATACTATACCCTAAAAAAAGTTAATTTTTACTGGGGGGGTATATAAAATAAATTTACTTGCTTAGCATAAAAAATAGGTATAGCTTACACACATGGAAGAATATAAAAAATACGTTATACAAATCTTTGATGACGCAGATGCCGAATGGTTAGACAGCCAAGATGGGCAATTTCCATTTAATGAAACTAATAGTGGGGTTGTTTTATATGGCGCTATTCAAAAATTAAGAAACTGGAAATTAAGCGTTCCCGACCTAGAGGCCAGAATTGTTGCTAGAACAGAGGAAATACTAGAAATAGGTGATTTATGAGAAACTGGGGCGAAGATGAAGAAGACGAAGAGGATCTCGATGAGGATGAGCTTAAGCGTCAAATAGTTGCTTCTCTGCAATATCTGATCGCTGAGGGTATGGTTGTACAAGAAGGAGATAGATATAGACTAAAGACTAAAAAAGAGATTAACAAAGAGTTAAAGGCTATAGAGAAGGGTAAGAACGTAAAACTTTGAATATGAGAGAGGGTGGTTATAAATTCAGAGCTTGGCATCCAGAATGGAAAAAATACATTCCATTGTCTAATCTTTCTCTGGATTATGACTACAGCTGGACTTTAACCACAGGCAAGAATGGAAAAACAGAGTATAGGTGGTTTAAGAAACAAGATGTGGTAATAGAGGAATACACCGGTCTTAAAGACAAAGCAGGAAAAGAAATATACGAGGGAGATGTGATATTCTCCACAGACGATTTGGAGAAATATCTAGTTAAGTTCTACAAGGGTATGTACTGTGTTTGTGTAGAAGATGGGAACTATTCTCCACTGTATGAATATGTGGATGACTCTGTTGTAGTAGGTTCTCTACTGGAAGATCCAGATATTTTAAAAAATGACCTCTTGGAAGAATAAATCTTTGTTGGGTTTATTGCTTTTAACAATAACAAGCTGCACATACCCATATCCCGGAGGTCCAGGTAAAACTAAATATAAGAGCAGGGACTGGAAAATACTCCAAGCCGAGTACAACAAGAAGTATTAAACTTCTGGATGTATTAATTTAGACGGTACCAACCTTTTAGGTACATGTATTCTAAATCCAGACTTCTTGTGGGTGATTCCTACATAGCCACTATTGAGATGGCTGTCTACTTTGAACGCCCCTGGGTTTTTAGCTAATAACTTTTTAAGGACTTCATTCTTGTTAATGTAGTCTTTGTTGTCACTCATTTTTTTAGCCTTTATCAGCTCCCTGAGTTCTAAGGATTTAGCAAGCTTTACATTATTATTTAAATTTAACTTTTTCCATAAGGCGATTTCAGCTGCAGAAGGAACTATCATGGCTCCATGTGAATCATTATGAATATAATTGTTACGATTATATGGTCCAGAAGGTCTACGCACAGGTAAGCCTAAGATCAGCTGCTCTGTGGTGATCGCGCTAGGATTAGGAATATCCGCAGGTAACGGATTAATTTTAGTGAAGGCATTCTGACGGGCTTTAACTCTATTTCCATTTTTACCCATAGATGACAAAAGAGAATAATCTCCATCCCTAATAGCTTGCAAAACTTTATCAGGAATCTGTCTACCATTAAACCAGCCAGCTTTCTTTTCTTTTTTAACATGATAGGGAAGCTTTTTACCTCTAGAGGATTCATTCCATTCATCCACATCAACACCCTGGCGCTCTAATTCTTTGCGATGGATATTAAAGTATGCGGCTTGGGCTTTAGATTTATATGGCATAATTAATTATTATACTTACGTGCCCTGTATTCATCCATCAATTTCTTTAAAGCTTCCGGATTTTTAACAAGTTTTGTAGGATCTATCGCCCAATTACGCAGCGCATATGCTCTACGAGGAGTTGGATTAGATCTAAATGCATTTCCACCATGGCGAGCTTTAAAAGCCTTCCATCTTTTTATCTGCCTCTCATCATCTTCCATTCTTCTGCCTTCGCTATACCTCTTATACCATTGGAGCCAGCCATGAGGGTCTGCAGGATGATACCAATGTTGAGGCCACTCAGGAAGACTAGCTAATCTAGGGGCAGTTTTAGGCCCATACACTTCACCATACGCACCCATCTCTTTCAATTGGTTTGGCGTATAATCAGGTTGGAACTCGCCATGTATATCTGCTTTTTTTATCTTGTTAATAAATTCTTTCTGATAATTCACTCTGTCTTTTAACTTTTTTTTACCAGGAGTCTCTAGAGTTACATAAGGTATCTTTTTTTTAGCTAATGCCTTTTCTAGAGTTCCACTATATGGTTCTCTACCATTTGATATAACTCCCTGGTCTGTCTTTTCACCATCTCCACTTTTAGCTACCTCTAGACCGCCTACCGATTTTAATAGCCTCTTAACTAGTTCTTTCTTATCAGGAGAGCTATAGGCATAAACACCTTCACTGTCCCTATCCTCGTGAAGGTCTACCACAAGTTTAGGTTTCTTCTCTAGTACCTTTTTTAATATAGAGCTATCCCCATCTACATGCCTATTAAGATCCTTGCCATCTAGTTTTCTCTCTCCTGTGTGATTGCCGGCATCAACTCCAGGGGTAGCTGTTTCTTCTAACGCAATAGATCCAGCAGGCTCATCGCCATGCATTCCGTGAACAAATACCACATCCTTGGAGGCCCTAGGTTTTAAACCTGCTAATTTAAGCAAGTAACTCATGCCTCCGTCTTTCATTTAACTTACTTGATTCCCTGCCAATAAACCAGAGAAATGGCAGTTAAAGGAAGAAGTAAAAAGTTAAATAAAGCAAATATTTCAGAGTTCATAGGTTTATTTATTATATTTTAATGGCAGTTCCATTTTCTAAGAGCTAAAGCTTTACGTGTGGGTCTGCCGTGCTCATCTTTCATAGGTCCCTTTACTCCACGCATACGCGCACAGAAAGAGGCTCTTCTTGCTTTTGCTTTTCCTGTGGGATTCTTCTGAGTAACAGGAGCCTTTAAATGGCTGCCTGTGGCTCTGTTATATTTATCTCTGCCGTGTTGCGTTAAACCACCAGAAGGGCTTTTATCTTCCTTGTGCATAACCACATTTGCAGCAGCTAACTTCTTCAACGCCGCTAAATACATTCCAAGCTTCTGCCCAACGGCTGCGGGTTGCTGAGTATGGGGATGCGCAAGCGGAAGAGTCTTGTCATGCTCTTTTTGCAGTTGCTGCATCTGATTTAAGAAATTAGTATCCGCAGGAGCTCCAAATCCTTCAGCACTCTGACTAGCAGGATAGTGTGGCAAAGGAGTTGGTGTAGGGATAGGTGTAGGAGCAGGAGTTGCTTTAGGCTCATTACCAAAAGTACTAGTTAATCCCATAATAGCCTGATCGGGGTCCATTGGGTGTGGAAGAGTGTGAGGAGCTCCCACATCAGGGATGCTTCCTTCACCCGCTTCTTTTAATTGCTCGTGATGAGCTCCATGTCCCGCCCTGGCATTAGCATAACCCGCTAATCCAGTTATTGCTCCCAGTGCGCCTGCACCTATTGCGGCGTTTCTTCCTACCAATTTAAGAATTCTTTTTTTAGCCAAAGCTCTCTGTATTGCTTCTGCTCGTGCGGCTCTTTCTTCAGGACCAAAAGATCCACTACCAAAAGAAACGGGTGTATCTAGCTTTTTCCATCCTTCACCAAACTCATCTCTCATACCATCAAACGAATCTTTTACATTACCCATCAATTTGTTTAAATACGCTTTTTGTACTTCTGGGTGAAGCATGCTTATATATCCTCCAAGCACCGCTCCCCCAACGGCTCCACCAGTACCATTACCAATAGCAGACCAAATGGCATCTTTTTTCCTTTGAGCCTCAGAGTCTACAATAGGAGCAGCTTCATTTAAATTTGCTTTCTTTTGATGTGTTAATTTTTTCCAGTTTTTTCTGTCGGGATACCCCTCATCTCCTGGCTTAGCCGGCTTTCCACCACGAGCTCTCTTTGCTCTGATATTGGCCCAAAGACCAGGATGTGCTGCATCTGCCCCTTTCTTGTGGTGCCACTTACGGGCGTTCAAAGCAAAGTTAGCTCTACGACGTTCTGCCGGTGTTCCATGAGCTTTTAATGATTCTAATTTAGATGCAGGGATTTTTTCACCCTCGGGTACCCCCATACTCTGATGAAGAAGTCCTTTATGCGAAGGCTTTATCTTTATATCCGCACTCTTAACGCTATTAGGATCTTCTCTGTCTACGGGAAGATTAGGGCGAAGAGAGGTACCAACACCAGCAGGATTTAAATTTCCTGTTAGGTCATTCTGAGACCCGGCGAGCTCTATGGCTTTTTTTAATATATTTTTTAATGTATCCATATTTAGCCTTAAGTATATTTTGTGGGAATATGTATTCCCTGATTAAATCTAAAATATCAGTTTCCGGTTGCTCCAGTAGATCCTGTTGCTCCAGTGGCAGGGGTATTGACTAATGTAACAGCAAGACTACCTAGCCCAGAAGGAGTTACAGTCACAAAGAACTGAGCAACATTTTGAGCAGTATACCCTGCAGGAAAGTTGATTAATCCGGAAGATTCAAGAAGTGATTGAAACGCAGCCACCTGCTCTATAGTGAGTTGGGTACGCGCCTGAATAGGAGCTTGAATAGGATTTAATGTTACTGGTGTTGCGGACATAGGTTTAATTTAGGATTGATATTATATGTTATCTTAAAATATTAGAGAGGTTCTTACAATCAAATTAATTTTAGCTAGGTTGGGTGAAATATTTTTCAGCATCTGTTGAGCTTTCTGCCCATATCCAACCATTTATGGGATATGTATATGTATCTTTTAATTCTTTTAATAATTCAAAATCAGGACCATATACAAAATTTGGAGCATATACTCCATCTGAATTATAAAACCCAGCTCCTGTTATTTGTGTATTTTCGTCGCTCATAGTTTAACCAGTTATAGTCCAACCCTTACCTGTTGCAATTGCCCTGTCTCCTGAAGAAAGAGAAGATGCTCCATAGCAATTTGTGATATTTATTGTTTGTGCGCCTGCAGCTGTGCCTAGGCCATTAAAAATAGCAACTAATTCGTTTCTCGCCAACTTAGGAGCTGTGTTATAACCTATTGAATAGCGTGTTCCAGATAGCGCCGCAGAACTCAACGAGCCACAACCATAAAAAGTACTACCAAAACCTGTTCCGTTAGCTGTATTTAAAGAAGGGGCAGAAGTCAATGAGCGACAATTAATAAACATACTGCTAAAGCTTGTTCCACTAGATGTATTTAAAGAAGGGATAGTAGTTAATGAATAACAACTACCTAAAAAGTTTACAAAATTAGTTACATTTGCAGTGTTTAATAAAGGTAGTGATGTTAAACTATAGCAAGTATAAAACATATAAGTCATATTTGTCGCACTTGCCGTATTGAATAGAGGAATAGAATTTAGTAAATAACAGCTGGTAAACATATATGATAAATTAATTCCAGCCGAGGTATCAAATTTATTCAAATTTACTAATTCAAAGCAATTATAAAACATGTAGCTAAAGTCTGTACAACTACTCGATGGGCTATAGAATATGAAAGATTTTAATGTACTTAGTCCATAGCAAAAATACGAAAGGCTTGCGTAAGTCGAAGATAAAGAATAAATAGTTATTTGCCTTAGTAAACTCAAGGAAACATTAAAACTAGAAGATCCTGCGGCGGTTGTGGCGAATAAAACAGAAGTTAAAGACTGTCCCGCAATAGCAATATCTACCCAATTTACTGAAGTTGAACTACCTACATAGCCGCTGGGTAATACTTGCAGAGAAAATGTATTTAGTGTGCTTCCTGAGGTTGTTGGATATACTTTAACGATAACTTGTTTCCATCCGGTAGAAGTAACGGAGCTATTAACACTAGAATAAGTATATTGGTACGACGCATTTGTTCCTGAAGTATATGTCTGAGGAGAGGATCCATCGCCCCAGTCTACTGTGTAGCTTCCAGAACTAACCGTGCAAGTTAAAGCAACGAGGTTAGACGCATCGTTTGTTACTGCAAATAGTCCTACAAATTTATTATCTGTGCTCTGTAAAACAGGTAAGCTTAACCAATCTGCAGGTCTTACCCATGAGTTGGTGTTGCTATTGGAGTTAAACTTACGTATAGCTGGAGCTCCTCCAGCAGAGATAATAGAAGAAGTATTTGCCATATCAAGATAGCTCTGTTACATAAAGTGTGTTTCCAGAAGAGCTCCAAATTCCTGTGAGTGCATTATTTATACTATTCAAAGAAATAACATCTCCTGGGTTTATAAAAAATGAGAATGCTGTGCTAGATGTTGTTGAGGTTCCTACTGTGACATAACAGATACCTGTGTTAGTTGCCGGAGAGGAAAGAATAGCGCCTTTTCTAGCTGCGTTAGAAGAAAGAATAGATGCGCTAGATGTAGATGTAAATGTAGAAGTACTAGACTGTGTGGAAGCTCCTATGTTTACTGTGGATTGGCTAGATCCATTGTCATAATAAATAGTTAATAAATCTCCGCTATTAGGAGTAGAAGAAAGTGTGGCTACTGAGTTTCCTCCACTAACTGTAGAATAACCTGCAAGCGTGGGTCCGGCGGGGCTATATAAGAGCTGCCCCGTGGTTGCGTCGCTGATAAAAAGTAAATGATCTTGCGGGGTGTTTACTCCGCCGAGAGTAACAGTATTTCCAGAAAGTGTGTAATTAGGTACTAAAGTTTTCATTTTTTGTATAATATATTTTTGATTAGCTCAGTGCAATAGATAATGCGATTGATTTAGATAATGTAACAGAGTTACCGCCTCCTCCACCTCCTGTGAAGTTTGTGGCATGTAAATTACCCAAAGAGTCAAAACCAGCGGCTCCTCCTGCAAAAGAAGCAGATCCGGCGAGAGTAGCATTTCCACTTCCGTCGTCTAATACATTATTAGATGTAAACGCAGCCCCATTACCTATAAATGGATTTACCACAAGAGCCGCAGATTGATCTGCCGTGGAACGAAATCCAGATATTCTAAAGCCCGTCCAAGTAGCGCCATAAACATCCCATTCATTTCCGGAAGAAAAACCAGAACCAAATTGAAAGTTTCCATAATTATCTATCTGTGTACCTGATCCGTTTCCACCATCATAAGCCAGACTTTGAAATAACCCTACATAAGTTCCATTAAAGTTATTTGCAAATATATTTCCTGACGAGTCAAATCCCGCGGCTCCTTGAGCAAAAGAAGCAGATCCATCCATGTTAATTCTGGACACTGTGTTAAGTCCAAAAGTTACATCTTGTCCGCTATAACCTAAACCTATTCTATTATTTCCAAATACAGCAATAGGCAGAGCTGTGTTAGCATTAGGAAGATAGGTTATTTGAAACTCGCCTGTACCTAAATTAGCTTGTGCGTAAGTATATTGTTCTCTGTTTTCTAATCTGAGACTATAGGTTATCCCTGTGTTTGTACTCAAGCCTACGTCACAAAGATCATAGTTAGATTCTTCAAGAAGTAATCCCTGAATTCCTTTGTATCCGTCACCGAAAGATAATCTTACTGCGTTTATCTGTACATGGTCCTGTAAAGCAATAGATGTAAATAACACCTGATCACTCTTATTGAGTGATTGGTCAAATGTTTGTCCAGATACTTGTGGTGCTCCCATATTAGTATGCAATGTAGGCTATTTTGCCTGTTGTACCTGAAGGACTGATAAAGTTTATCACGCTTGCATTACTCACAGCTAAGCTAACGGAAGAATTCGCAGCGAGCTGAAAACCTGTACTTGTGGTGACTCCAGATCCCCCTACGTATAAAGGATTATTTGTTAAATTAGTCACAACAGCTCCATTTGTAAGTGCTTGTGATGGAAGGGCCTGCGCAGTGGTCCCTGCAGTTATTTGTCCCGAATATAAGGAACTACCTAATGCCGGGAGAGATCCGCCACCAGAGCCACCACCACTTCCACTAGTGGCAAAGTATAGAACCGCAAGATCCTCTGGAGAAGGAGTGCTCAGTAACCATTGAGCACCATCAGCAATATAATAGTTCTTGGTGTCTGTACCGTAGAAATAGTTTCCTGTGTTGGAGATAGGGTTGTAATTGCCTATATTTGAATAGATATCTTGAATAATTTTTGCCATAGCTTTTAAACAGTATTATCCAATAATAACTGTTAACAGAAACTATCGCAAGCCAACGTTAAAACTATCTGCTAATTTCTTCCCAATCTAAAGAGCCATAAACATTACTAGAATTTGTGTCTGCGGCTATGATTAATGTTATTTCATAATAAACACCATTCAAACCATCTCTTTCTAATTGGTTAGAAAATAATGCATCTTTTAATATATCCACAGATATTCTTGATTGTGTGGTAGTTCCAAAATAACCACTACCCAATATCCTACCCCCGGTAAAAGAGGTTCCTCCTAAATTATACTCTACACACGAGTTAGTGCCTGCACTTGTCCAAGTTCCCCCTGTGGTAGTTCCTGAGGCTACCAACTGCCAATTATAGTAAGCTGATGTTTTTCCTATAATGCTTATTGCTGAAATAATAGCAATAGCGTCAGGAAAAGTCGATTTGAGGCGTATAGATACCGCGGGATAATATGTTCCCGCTGTGGTTAATGTTTTAGCGGTTGTGATAGGGGTGCAAATAGACTGCTGTAGCCCTCTTAATTCATAGCCGCCCTCAGAGCTCACTGTAGAGCATATTTGCTTCAGTGTGCTAGACCCTGATGTGGCGGCTTTGTTAGTGATTTCGTATCTCAAAGGCAAGCTAGCTGTGGTTATATATGTGGTGGCTATCAGGTTGGCATGGTTAAAACTATGGCAAACTATGAATTTTCCATTAATCACAAAGCCAACTCTGACCGTACCAACACCCAACCACTCTAAATCCATCCACATGATCTGGGCTTTTGTGGTATCTAAAATTAACCCAGAAGCTCCTGTGCCGTCTAACTTATCTCCGTTCCACTGAGCCTGTGTTATTATATTTTCAACCAAAGAACCAGATACAGAGGTTCTCTCTACAAAGCTTACCGTGCTGTCGTCTTGCTGAAAGTAATACCCGTTATTTGCACCAAAATAACCTACTCTTTGTCTCAGGTTTGTGGCTTTAGGAGCCATTACAAATGTATTTAAAACCAACAATGATTTACCAGGCTGATAGGAAAAGACCTTTGTTGTTTCTCTGATAACAGAAGAGCCCGAAGAACTATCCACAGTTAGATCCACAAGCCCTTGGTTAGCATTAAAGGTAGCCGCACCATTAGAGGCAGTTAGTGTGCTCCATAAACCATTGTCTTTGTATCTGTAAGAAGAATCAAACATTGTGTACGGAGTAGAGATTCTCAATCTACCAAAAGCATCTAATTGAGTAGGGGGATACCCCACAGGTATGGTATTAGCGTTTACTACGTGTACAGCCAATCCTCCATCATAACTAACAGGAGTACCGGAGGTGTCTAGATCAGGGGTACTTTGAATCCATTTATCACCATCAGCTAACCAATAAACACCTGTATCCGTGGCATAGTAATATATTCCTGTGTTAGCCGCAGGGCTAGGAATGTTGCTGTATAATCCTGAAATAACGTTAGCCATAGTTGTTTATATCCTTTTTTTAACCCTCTGGAAAGAAAAATTGATTAAACTTTGATCTTATTTAAATATTACTAGTAACCCTCTATAACATCTTTCCTCGGCTAAACTAGATTTATTAAATAATCTATATTTTAAATTTCTAGTTTTTGCTTTTTCTAAAATACTTACTAAATTTGGAAATTCTTGGTTAAGTTCTGGAAATATATTTATATCGTGATAAATAAGTACCCCTTGGTCATTCAAAAGATTGTCGTAAACATACTCAAACCATTGATCTGTGCTGTTATGATCTGCGTCAGAAAATATAAAATCAAATTTATCTTGTGTAGAAAATACAAAATCTCTTTCGTTGGCGGATATTATATTAATTTTTCCAGAATATTTATCTAACACTTCTTTAGGTATTTTAAAACCAAAATCCAGCCAATTATCTACTAATGTATATCTAGGATTGTTTTTATTATAATTTATTGCTGAAATTATTTCGTCGGTTGTTCTTCCTCCACCTATACCGAACTCTAAAATATTTTCTGGTTTCAAGCTTTTGACCAATGCGCCCACTAATTCTGCATGGGCGATGTCAACTTTTACTCTTTCGTCTTGGCCAAACATATACTAGCCCTGTGGAAAGAAAAATTGATTTATAGTTTCCACATTAGAGCTTAGCGGGAGTGCAACATATTCCTCAGGAGTTAATCCTATAAAAAGAGCACTCTTGGTTAGATATTCAAAATCTTTAGGGTTAACCCAATCTCCTAACCCTGTATTTCTTCTTTTTAAACTACTCGCCTTACCTAAAGAGTTAGTTGCTTTAACAGGATTAACTGTCATTGTGCCGTGTACTTTACCATCTGGACCTGTTAATACTGTGGAGTTAGATCCTGTTTGTTTTACATTATATCCAGAACCTCCACCATCGTTTAACATATTAACTTGATCTAACTTGGACTGATTTAACGGGTTAGCTCTTTCTAATATTTCATTTTGATCTGTTACCACAGCCTCGGGACTAGGTGTATATTTTGCCACAGTATCTCCAGACCTCTGCTCTACTCCGGTGATTCTACCTATGAACGGGTTAGCCCCTAAACCACTAGCCTTTCTGTCTTCTGTGACTCTTTGAAGATAAGCTCTGTTATTGTCTGCCGTTTCTTTCTTCATCGCAAGGTTATCAAAAGAATTTAATGTTTTTAATCCCTCGTTGTTCTCTGGGCGAGGAATATGCTCCATAGGCTTCACAGCTTCTATAGCTGGAGGAACAGTCACAGGTTCACCACTTGTCTTTAGTAACGCATCAGAGTCTAAAGCTTCTGTTTTAGGCTGTTGTGGTTGAGGAGTTGGAGGGGTAGCCGGATTATTATTAGGCTGACCTAAAGGAGGTATAGAGTTATTTTGCTCTGTGGTATTAATTAACTTACCGTTTTCTATGGTTCCTGAATATGTTCCTGGTGCTCCTGTAGGGTTTAACTGTCTTCCTATATCTTTGGTTTCCCATCTATCTCTAGCCATATCTGCCCGTAATCCCCCCTTGGCCATATCTGCCTTATACTCAGGATCATTCAACATCCTATTTCGGTTATCAGCTATTCCCTTGTTAGCTGCAACACTTTCTGGATTAGTTCCTGCGGCATATTCACTCATAGCTGGAGAGGTGGCTGTTGTTGCTCCTACTTCAGGAATTTCAGGTCCTTGTGCTTGAGGTTTTATATTCACAGGGTTGTTATTGGCCTGAACAGGTTGACCAGGAGCTGCGGCAGGAGCCTGTTTATTCCCCCCGAATACTTTATCGTATAATGCCGCTCCTCCTCTTTCACCGGCCTCACTTCCCGCTATTTCACCAATAGCAGTACCCACACCTGGAGCCACAAATGTACCAGCAGCTCCGCCGCCTATTCTTCCTGTTAATGAACCAATACCACCAGCTATGGCCCTACCAAAAGAATGATTTCCGTCTGTATATCCAGCTCTGTATCCCTGCATTATATCTCCTGCTAACGGGAGAGCTTTAACACCTAAACTTAAACCCTTGAATGCCGCTGGAGCTAATCTTTGAAGAGTAGGGCTAGTTGCTCTGGATATGTTTCCTATGTTTTCTGAAACTCTGCCTGCAATCTGAGGAGCGTTTGCCATCGCTCTGTTTGCTATGTTTTGGCCACTTCTAAGTAAATTTCCAGCACCTTCTCTGATATTGTTAATAACATTAGGAGCATTTTGAATGAGTTGGTTATACCTAGGGGCAGATTGTTCGGCTAGTGTATTAAATATAGTGCCGGCATCTCTACCCACAGCATTTAAACCATTTCTGGCTATATTAAATCCTGACCTTAATCCATTCTGTACAACAGGATTTTGAGCAATACTTCTGTATGTATTCATACCTTGTCTGGCACCATTAATAGCCATAGCCGTGTTAATGCCTCCCATAGCTGTGTCTCCAACAACTCCACCAAGATTACCTTCTGTCCAGTCTTTACCAAAATTTTTAATATTACCTAAAGCATCATAAGCAGCAAAAGGAGCACCGAATGCATTTAATTTACCCAAAGCACCAGGAGTTTTAGCTAAAGAGCTAGCCACAAATGGAGTATTTCCAAGTGTATTGGCAAGACTACCCACACCATGAAAAGCTTGTCCAATGTTTCTGTTGTATAATCCCCCTCCTATTTCTCCTAAATCAACAAGACCACCAGCTCCCATAGCTGTGTTCATTAGGGCGGGACTAAGAAAAGCCTGCTTAATATTTTTATTTTTTACGGCTGTTTTTTTAAATTCATCAGATAACATAGACATTTTATGGCTGTTTTGTTCAGCTTTCTTATTTATTAACCTTTTAATTTCATCTTTTAACCTATCAGACTCTTCAGAACCACTTTTGAGCATTCTTTCCAAGAAGTCATTTTTATTAAATCTGTGTGGATCTTCCATTCCTATTGTGGCTGAGTTAAGTATCATAGGTCTTCCTCTCTCAAGATTTCCAATGTCTAATGTTGCACCTGCACGCATTCCCCTGCCAACATTTTCCATTGTGTCATATATTCCATGTTCTTTTATATAATTCTGATCAAGCGGCATATTGGGAAACAGTGTTCTGATTGCATTATCTACGGTTAAATTCAAGTTCTCTGGACTGATTACTCTTTTAAGCCAGCTTGGTTCTGCTTTTCCAGGTTTAAAAAAAGTATAACCTGTTGCAGACTCTAGATTGTTGTATCTTGGAAAGGCTTCTACGTCCATAAGTAATTAGATTATATGTGAGCAGATAGCTAAAAAAAAGAAGAAAAGCTGGAGGGGTTAGCTCCAGCTCTCTTTTATCTTCCATTCCAGGCAGAGTCCCAATACTTCTCCGCAACGGCTTTAACCATATAGATTTCTTGGAATTCTATTCTGGGATCAATAAAGAACCTACTCCTACTTCCTAATCGTATTTGAGTATGTTCTTCTTCTGATTTCTTGATTTGGCTTTTTACCGCCTCACATTTGAAGTTGCAAACATACTTCTTTACCCTCAGCGTCATTTCTTTACCGCATCTAGAACATGGATTTTTCATACGATAGATAAATAAAAGGGTAGCTCCTACTTCCCGGAGGAAGTAGGAGCATTCCCTGTACCAATATTAGGCAGCTGCAGTAGCCTCTTCTGTGCCAGGGTTTTCACCCTTGCGCTTGAAGACGTTCTTGATCTTCTCTGCGCCATGCTTTGCCGTGTTAGACACCTTGGTGTTCACCTTCTTTCCGAAGATGCTTCCCACAGCGTATCCAACAACGGTGGCTCCGAATCCGATTCCTGCGATTACGATCTTGTTCATTTTCTGAGTTTGTTTGGTTTTAGGGTTTGAAACAGATAAAATATGTAATTCCCGTTCTTATCAGAAGGGCATACTTTCTCTGCTTCATAATACTATACCAGTATCTATGCCATAACACCCCAGGGGGGTAGGGGAGGGGCGCGGGGAATAGCTAAAGAAAAGGGGGATTTTACTCCCCCAGTTCTCTATTAGTCTTTGGTGGCATGTATTCTGCCGCCTTTACCGCTTAACCTAGCTTCTGCCATTTCTCTGGGATATCCAACCCTAATAAGGTTAGTTATAACCTTTTCTGGTGGATATTCTGTAGAATCAGGTTTTATATATTTGTCAAATCCCTTGGCTCTTTCATAATAAGTAAGACTTGCAAAGAAATCCCACCAAACAAGGTAGGCTACCGGCTTTCTGATATCTTCGCTAAGTTTGTTTATTTTATTTAGCCATTCTTTTTCTGTGCGAATTTCTAGTTTGGCTACCAACGGATTTCTCCGGTTACTCATGATTTTTAATGTGTTTGGTTAGGGTTAAACTGCAGAGGGCATATTTTCCCTCATCAATTTACTATACCAAATAATATGTGATATCCCGGAGAGGGGGTTATTTATTTTGGTAGTCTATGCAGGCTTTAAACATATCCGCGCACTCAGGAATAGATATCCCCTTGTTGTAGTGCATGTCTCTACCTATGTACTTATACCACCATACTTTCAGATCCAGAGGCTTGTAGTGAAAGTTCGGTTCTCCGTCTTCTTTACACCAACGGCAATCCTCCTCCTCGCACCAGCAATAGCTTTTCATGGAGAATACAGGATTATCCTCGTGATGGAGCCCATATTTGTCTGCCCATTCACCATCACTTGCATAATATTCTGCTACTGCTCTGATAATACTCTCAACAAGATATCCCTCTTCTGGACCCATCATCCCAGGAGGAGTGATTATTTGTATTTGTACGTTTTCTTGATTTTCTTGCACGTCTTCTTCAGATTAGGCTCATCTTTCTTTTTCTGGAACTTAATGTTGTCAAAGTTATCCCAGAACTTTTTTGTGTTATTGCTTCTTGGAAATGATCCTTTACCCATATGTTTATTTTGTTTTGTTTCCGTATATTATCTTTTTTCCTTTTAACTGCCACTGACTAGAACTAACTCCTCTAGACTCCCAGAAGGCTGCTATAGCTGCCCCGAAAGTTTTATGCGTTGGAAGATTCTTTTTCTTTTTTTTCACAAGTTTGATCCGAAGGGTTTTTTATTTTCCTCTTCTTTCCATAGTAATATAGCAGGATATAAATTTGAATCTAGAATTTTATCTGCCAACCTAAGCATCAACTGATTTGGCCACATACAACGCCTATCTTTAAATGTAGCCATAATAGCCTCTTCCTCTGTCATTCCATTGAGATATCTGAGAATTATTGCTGTGGCTGTGCTTCTTGATACCCCGGCATGGCAATGAACCAACACATTAAAGCTTTCGTCCATGGCCTTTAATTCTCTGCCCACAGCTATGATATTGAGCAGATTTTTATAGCATGGTCCCTTCTGGTCGTTAAAATAAGGATCATCTATCCATCTCTCCAACTCTTCTTCTGTGAAGGGCTTTCTATACATCCATGTTTCATCTAAATCGTTGAACTCCTCCACATGATGCACCACACCTGGGTTGTTTTTAATGTTAGCTTCTTTTAATTCTTTTATATCTTCTAAGCTGTCAGGGTCGTATAAAGAGATTAAAACATTCCAATCATGCTTGTTATTGCAGATCTCCCTGGTCTTGTATATATCCTGAACTTGAATTTTTGTAATCATTTGCTGCTTTTAAGTTTAAAAGTATCGCGATTAGTATAGTTGTTACTATAGAAATTATTATTATTTTAACTGTGTCTAGCTCTGATCTTCTCATTCAATCTTTTAACAGAGCTAAAAAGCAAACTATATACAGAATGATAGATAGCGTTAGTATTATTTGGGCTGGTTTCATCACTTACCTTTTAATTTCTTTATTTCACTTTTGAGCTTTGTGATTTGTTTATTCTTTTTAGCTAATTCTTTTTCTAGCTCTGCCACTCTTTCTTTGGTTGTGTCTGGTTGGGAGATATTACAAATCAGATCCTCATAATCTTCATAGAGCTTCCAAAATGCAACATCCCATTCTCCGTTGGCTAGTTTGAGGCGTTCATTCCATTCCTCTACGTTTTTTACAGGAGTGTTTTTACTCCACACCCATATTCCTCTCTGCTCTTCAAAAAATTCTTTTAATGGGTCGTATGCCAGTAATGTTGGGAATAAGTTAAACATGGTTTTAAGTGTTAGCGTCTCCTACAATCATAGCTACGGGTAAAGACCTAGAGCAGCAATACTAGCTGAGTGGCTAGCGTTAACTGATAAGCCCCGATTACTCGCTGTCCCTAGAGTCTCTTCTCAGGGAGACCCGTCACAGTCAGAGCGCGCCTAACCACCTCCGGGCAGGACGACTATGACTGTAGGAGAAATTCATACTAACTCAATAGAGGTGTTTGTCAACCCACTATTTGTGTTTGAGCTTTTGCATAGGTGTTGTGATATGGCACAATCCCCAGCTCACTTTATCTAAGATATGGTTGGCCTCTTCTTTTTGATCTTCTGAAAACTTTGAAGTATCCAAATTTAAAAAATACTCCTCGGTTTCTCTCAAGACATTCCACACTTTCCAGAAGGCCGTTTCTTTTATTTCTACACCTTTCTCAGGGTGCGTCTGGATTTCTTCTTCTGAAGATTCTTTCTCCTCTGATATAGCTTTCATTGTTATTTCCTAAAGCATACACATTATCCATTTGTCCTTTACCGAAAAATGGATGCATATGATTAAACGTGAGTTTTGTTCTTTTTATTATGCCTAGTTTATTTGCTCTGTGTGTAAACTCTCTATCTACATACAGGTGGTCGTATTCCCCTGAAAACATCTCATTTTCGTTTAAGCCTAGTAAACCAGGCACAACTCTAGTGAATACAGGGTGAGTTAATAATCCATCCCCTCTACAACCATCACCCACAGCTAATACCACAGGCTGGGACGGGTCAGGAATATCTTCTATTATTGAAGTGTCCCAATCTTCAGGAGGATCTATGTCATCCGCCCCAAAAACAATTACTTTCCCCACACTTTTACTAAATGCGGCGTTCGAGTTCTGTACCGTGGTAGGCAGACCGTCATCTCTTTTGGGGGTTATAACATGGTCAAAACCTATAAGTTTTTTACTACCCTCATCGTCTTCTGAAAACCCAAAAATATATTCAACATTTCCAGGCCGCTTAGCCCTGCTCAAGAAGGCTTCTCTTACTTTGATAGCCATTTCTGGTCTTTCTCTTGTGGGATGTATTACCGAGATATAGCTCATTATGCGTCAGGGGTTATAGGAACAAACAATACTTTTATTTGGTTCCCGCTATTTATTACTTTAGGGTGTTGATAAAACCTGTTTGGTAGTCTCTCTATCGCCCCAGGAGCGAGATGTGGTGGAAGTAGACTTACATCATCCCCATCCACCCAACTATAACTCTCTCCAGTCATTTCACAATATATGTCTTGGTCTGGGGTTTCCGGGAAGTTTTTAGTAGGTACGTACATCAGATTAATTCTTTATATTTATCTCTTAACTTCAAAACTGCCAAGTTTTTTTTCTTTGCTTCTACCTCTAAATCCACACTGTACTTTTTAACTATTTCATCAGGCAATTCTTCAACATAATCATGATGCGTTCTATCTGCAGGGCCTGCTTTCCCTTCTGATATATGCATCAATGGTCTAGAGCTCCCCCAGGAATATATACAATTTGCCGCAGCCTCTTCTACACTCTCGCCCTCATTATTTATGTTTCTGTGGTGAAAGTCTAGAGTTACAGGGAACAACGGGAAATATTTCCTGATTTTTTGCCACGTCCAGAAGCTTTTGTCTTCATTTTCAAACACTAGTCGGTTAGTAACGCCAAAAGAAAGCCTGTTTATGCTTTCCCTGAAGTAGTCTAAATTCGCTATATTGTCTTTGCCGCTGCTTAGGTGGATGTTTAATGGACAAGTTTTATTAACAGGTATACCCAAAAGAGAAAGAAAGGTACTATGAAACTCCAGATTATTTATTGAGTTAGCTCTCACATTTTCATTAGGACTACCTAAACTTACAAACTGATCAGGATGCATGGTTAGCCTTCCATCTTTTAAGTAAAGCTCAGTAGTAACCCTAGCTGTATTCCATATATCAGAAAATTCTTCAGATATAAACTCTGTCCATAGATATCTGAAATTTATGTGATCCGCCAATGGAAACAGTGCGCTACTTATTCTGAATAACTTAAAATTATTCAGCATGTTATATTGCAACACCCTGTTATGTTCTTCCAGATTATGCTTCCATATTCCATGCAACTTATTTCTCAACTCTTCTGATCCCAGCCCTAATTCTGCCGCTCTTGTTAGGGTTATAGTCTTAAAGGTTGATTTGTGCTCTCCTAATGAAATGCAGCAATAGCCTAGTCTGGTATTCATTGATTATCTGTATGCTGTAGCCCTATGCTGATAGGAGTTGGGTGACTACCATAATACTTTCTTATTATATGTGAATAGGTAAAAAATAGAACAGTGCCGGCTATGTAAAAAATACATAAATTACGTATTGAAAATACTAGCCTTAGCTTTAATGCAATATACTGCCAATGTGTTAATACAGGTGTTTGATTTAGTTTCATTTGTTTTTAGTTTGTGGAACCGCTGGGACTTGAACCCAGAACCCTCTCATTAAAAGTGAGATGCTCTAACCAATTGAGCTACGGTTCCAAAGTGGCGCACCCGGCAGGATTCGAACCTGCGGCCAAGGGTTTAGAAAACCCCTGCTCTATCCTCTGAGCTACGAGTGCATTTTAAACTGGCGGGTAGAGTAGGATTCGAACCCACGGAACCTTTTAAAGTTCTCTCGATTTCAAGTCGAGCGCCTTAGACCAACTCAGCCATCTACCCTGAATCTAGGTAAATACACTGCCTCTAAATCAGGCATTGGATTTTTCCTATTATATTTTGGATTGTTTAATTCATATTCACCGTCCCAATACGGCTTTCCCTCATAAGGGCCATGTACAGATATTTTTCTTATATCTTCCGGGCTGTGATATCCGTCTTCATAACCATCAACTAAAACCAACAGCTCAGGATCCAACGTTTGTAGCTTCTCTATGAGTTGTTTTACTTTCATTTTTAGGCTCTTCTATTTTGAAACCTAGCCTACGTAGACGTTCCCGTCCAGGAAAAGTTTCTTGTTCGGCTAAAAATTCTCTCATAAGAAGATCAAACTTCATTGCCATCTCTGTATCAGAAAGACCAACTGTTCCCTTAGGTGAACCTGTTTTATATAGTTTATAAAAGTCCACGTATAACCCCGCCTTTTGTTTATCTGTGATGTTGGCCTTTAGCATTATTTTTTTCAGGATTTAATAAAACATAGTTTAAAGCATTCCCATAGTATATCAGATGTTTAGAATGGTTTAAAAAAATTTCATATGTTTGTATGTCGTAAGCTCTCTTCCACTTCATCCAAAAGAAAAACCAACGAGTTCTTCCCTTTTTTAGCAATTGAAGTAACTTATATAAGTCTGTCTTTTTGAAATCCACTTTCTTGCATTACCTCACTTATTTTTTCAGGGGTAACGGTCAGGTCGTTTTTATGTTCAGCTTTAATCCAATTTTCTATAGCTCTGTTTAATTCAACACAGAGATTAGTTATTTCGGAAGGTACTGTTTTGTCTTCAAGTACACCGAGAATTACTGTGCTTATAGTTGTTAGTCTTTGTTTTGTTGTCATTTATATATTTCTGTAAAAAATATTCCTAAGAGTACAAAAAATATTCCTATAATTTGATTTTTTGTTAATTGCTCTGAGAAAAGCCATCTACTCATTAAGGCTACCATGAACACATTTAATCCTATAAATACCACCAGCCCTTTTGTGAGCTCGTGGTATTTAAGAGATACAGCCCATGAGGCAGAGCCAAGAATATACACCATAAATCCACCCCAACGGAATAATTCATTATTGTTCAACGTGGCATATCTGAAAGCCACATCGCCAACACTTTCCAGCACAGTTCCAGCGACTATAAATAACCAGAAAAGAAAATACTGTGTACTTTGCTTCATATTAACCTCCTCCGAAAACTCTAGGATTTTTGCTCAATAGCTTAACCGCCTCGAGCTGATCTTTTAGATGTTTATCAAATGTAGAGTTTCCATAACTCTCCTCGAAATAAAGCTCAAGATAGTTTTTGCTTTGGTTAACATTAAAATTATATCTTTGTTATCTAAAGCCTCTATTGCTGCGTCTAAAGCAAGTAGTTGTTGATGTTCGGTCATTTTGTGTTTATTTGTTTTAGGTCTTCTACCACTTCTTCAAGAGCCACAATGATTCCTTCTACTACATCATTAGGATTATACTCTTGCTGTTTTTTCTTCTCCGCCACCCGCTTCTCGTATCTTTCGATAAGTGTGTTGATATTCATTTTTAAATGCATCCTCGACGGGATTCGAACCCGTGCTCCATCCGTGAAAGGGATGTATGCTAACCACTACATTACGAGGACAAATTGGTGCGCCTGGAGGGATTCGAACCCCCAACCAATCAGTTATGAGCCGACTGCTCTGACCATTGAGCTACAAGCGCGTGAAGTTGGTACCTGTGGTCGGATTCGAACCGACACTGGAGCGATTTTAAGTCGCTTGTCTCTGCCGTTGGACTACACAGGCGTTGTTAAAATTATTCTAGCGAGCCAACAAGTAGCACTCTAGATAGAATAAACCTAGCAGCAAAATCAAACTTGTCCATACCACAATTGGATGATTCCAAAGTTTTTTTAGGAAATTCCCCATAGTTTGAAATACCACTTAATCGCAAGAATTACAGGAGGCATTAGCCCGATTAAAAGCGTAGAGAAAATTGAAATTACGAATAGCAACTTACAGAATATCAACGTTGTTTCTTTCATATTATTGTTCAGCTACTGTTGGTACAAAGTCTTTAGGAACTCTATCAGCCAACCACTCTTTTGGTCTCTCTGTGTACTTTGCCTCTTTTCCTAAAAGAACATAATAAGCACATTCTAGTCCAGTAAGCATACCATACATATACTCATCATAGTTATAGTTGCCATTCTTCTTTTGGATGTCAATAAGACCTTTAATCTTTTCAGCTGCTTCATTCATCTGATGAGAATTTCTTTCCTTCTCATATTCATTTCTAGGATCCATTCCTCCATCACTTACAATGTCACTGTATTTGTTCATACTAATTTTATAGGTAAAGGTGTCAGTGTACTATCATAGGATTTGTGATATACTGGAGTCATTTCTCTAGTAACTATAACACCACCACAGATATTATCTTCATCTCTAATTGGAATAACTTCACAGGCTGGTCCTTTATATGGAACATAAGGAATGTCTTTTCCAAAATGAGGATCAATGTTTGGAGGTACTGGAACAGTTGGAAGAGTTCTCCAAATGTTTTGATTCTTTATGATCTCTTCATTCTGCTTTACAATCATTTCAAGTAGTTCAATAATCTTTTCTTTTTTCTTCATATTTTCTGGATGAGTTGGTTTATTTTCTGGATTGGATAATGCACCCCACCAGCAACTTTCGGATGCTCATTCAGCAACAAAGCCACAATGTCTGCATTCTCTACTCATATTAATTAAGGATTAGAAAATCTGTGATCATGCTCTGCTGTAATAGTAATCAGATTATTAGAAAGAACTATTAGAAGCTCATCATACTTTTCCAAAATTGTAAATGGATCACCACCAGATTGCATAATAGCTCTAGCGAGTTCTACATAATTCTTGTGATATAGTTCATGGTTAATGCTTATCATATTACCAACCCTCCTCTTTCTTTCTTGGTGCTGTTACCCATACACCAACTCCATCATTTTCTTTATGAAATCCAAGTTCATATTTGTCACCTCTAGGAAGAGTCTTCCACTTATTGTCGATTAAATCGTAACATTCTTGATATTTTTTATCAATAAAAAGTTTAAGCAGTTTATTAGCAATACTTTTCGGAGCTTTGAAGAACTTTCTAGTACTAAACCCTTGTACAACTGGATTGGGAACATCTGAATAAGAACCCCAACAAGTATCAAAGTCACGACCAGAACCAGAGTATCCTCCGTTTCTCTCATATGCCATATACTGTCTAAGAGTCTTCCAGATCATATAGGCTTCCTCTCCACCAAAACCATACTGACCAACTCCCCATGCGGCATTATTAGAGAGTTCCTTGAAATAAACTCTTCTGATCATAGTTTCAATGTTCTGATTGTCATTGAAGTGATCATAGCTCTTATCCTTGAGCATCTTTGTCTGCTTATCGGCATAACACTCATCCAGCGCCATAGCGATCTGCCCACTACGCATTCTCATGAATGCTTCCAATGCGCGAGCAATAACAGGAAGATGTCTCTCGTCAAAGGTAACAGTGACTTTCTTGTATTGTTTCTTTTTCACAAAATTAGTTTGTTTATTTCGTCTAAGTTTATTGGTGTGTAATTTATTCTTTCGCAAGATACACAAAAGTATCTAGGATCAGGAGTTCTTCCTAAGTTATCCAGCTTGAATTCCATTACTTGGCGGGCGTGTATATGCCCATGCACGTTCAGTTTATGTGCTTTTCCGAATGCGTCGGGATGTACAGGTATATGACTCATAAGAATACCATTATCCAGCCGGTGAGTACCACGAATGTCTTTGAAATATTTGTAATACTTCTCAACTCCGTATATGTCATGGTTTCCCTTGATAAGGATTTTCTTACCCATAAGTTTACCGAAGTTTTCTATATCTTTTGGGCGTTGTGCTATATCTCCTAATACATAGACTTTATCGCTAGGGTGAGTTACCACGCTGTTCCAGTTGTCTATGAGTGTCTGATCGTGCTCTTCTATACTGTTGAAAGGCCTGATAGGATGTGATTGTCCATCCAGGGTGATTATCATATCGCTGTCTCCGAAATGAAGATCAGCTATTAGGAATGTTCTTTTCATTTGATATACCTTTTTGCGTGTAGGACTGTTTGTTCTAACGTAGGTCTGCCAGGAGTATCCAAGGTGAGAATAAGCTCAGCAAGCATATTCTGAACCTCATCATAGTCAGTTTTTTTAATCCAACCTCCTAGAGTATCTTCAACCATTGTTGTCGATGCATACTTTTTATCTACGCTATACCTTTTCGGAACTATCTTTTTAGGTTCTGGTTTGTGTGAATGTACCTGGAGTTCTATTTCATGAACTTCTACAATTTTGACTTCTTTGTAGTTTTCAAACTCGTTGCTATAAACTTCTTTCATAGCCTTTGGATATACGTCATATATATGTCCCGACCAATCAATCCATTCACCTGAAAGGCGTTGAACAATAACTTTATATCCTAATAACTTTCGTGTTTCTGTGGGTTTATTCATTTGGTTTATTGGGGTTGTTTTATTGACTTATGGTTAGTTTAAATTTAAGATTTAATTTATGAAGGTTTGTGCTAATTGCCATCGAGAGCACCATAATCTTCACTACCAAAATTGGTAGTCCTAGAAGGATTCGAACCTTCACCACGCAGGCGTCTCCCCGCTTACACTGTATAAGAGTGCTGTTCTGCCATTAAACTATAGGACTATTAAAGTTAAAAAGACGGGCGACAAAAGAGTCTCTCATCTAAAAGATTATACCCCCAAAAGGCTAAAAACCTCTTGGGGGGTATATCTCGTTTTTAGCTATCGTATATAGCTGTAGATGATTTCTGAAACTCCGGTGTTATCTACCACGAAGTAACTTTGACGAGGTACATTATTCAAACCTAGTGCCTCTGAATGCTTGTCACCTTTCACTGTGGTGCTGAGCATATAATGATCAAACTCTGCGTATTCCTTGGCTTCTAGATGGTGCTGGTCTGCGGTAAGCAGTACCTTTGTTTTAACACCAATAAGACTCTCTGGATGAGCAAGGAACAGGTTAGCAATATAGCTTTCTCTGCCTTTACCACAGCCAGGGATTCTGCCCTTGTATTCTGCACTATACCCATGAGAGATAACAAACAAGGTATTGTTGATCTTGAACAGTCCATGATCTGTTTCGAATACTTCGAAGCAAATACGTTTCTCGGTTCTGAAATAAGCTTCTAGCGCCTTGAACAACACATAATCACCAAAGTCATTATGGTTTCCTTTAACACTCTTCACACGAACTTTAGGAAAGAGGTCTAACATACTATAAATAAACTTTACCAACGAATTGAAGGCTTTGTTGAACTGCTCTTCTTTCAAGCAGTCATAGCTAAGAGGAGTACCCTTAACAGTGAACCCCTGACCCGAAGTATGAAGAATGTCTCCTAGGCTGGTAACAACGCATTCTTTGAAACTGTAGGTTCTGTTCTCCACAGTCTTCTTGATGTCGTGAGCATAGTTCTCCATAGAGTTAACAGTCTCGTCTGTGCTAGTGCCTTTGTTGCGATATGAGAGATGCTTCTCTGCATACCCACCAAAGTGAACGTCAGAAAGACCCACAAGCATTGTTTCATCACCCTTGGGCTTCTTGTCGCTAACAGACTTTGCAGGAGCAGGAACATACTTAGGAGGCTGCCAGTTCTTTAGCATAGCCTCCATAGGATTATAACTACCCTCTATGAATTCATACCAACGATGAGCAGCTTCTTCTGTTTCTAGCCAGCTCTGCTTCTGGACTTTCTGGTGTAGTTGAAATTTCTTTTTCTCTAGAACGTCAGTGGTGAGTTCATCTACATCTTTCTCTATAAGTTGTTCATTTGTAAAAGGTTCTGAATTATGAGTAAAGCCCATGATCTGCTTTAGCTCATTGAAATAAGACTTAGGAATCTGATAGTTGCGGCAGATTTCACCGATGGTTCCAGGATTACCATACCAGTTAGAATAGTTCTCCTTAATACCTCTCATGGTAGATCCAGGAATCACAACATTACCATTCGCTGCCTTTAGGTAGACCACATATTTGTCGTCTTCTTTGTTGTAGACATATTTATTAGTAAACTTTAAGCCACTCTTCCAGGAAGACTCACTCTCAGCGGGCATGTCTAAATCAATATTTTTTTCTGAGGCTGTTCTAGCAAATGCGGCAGGTTTATCCTTGGTGCTGTTAAACGCCTTCACAATTTTGTCTGCCTCTTTTGCTTTATATCCCTGCTTCATGAGATAAGAGCGAATCCCCTTCTTTTGTGCCTTTAACTTTTCAAGTGTGTTGTAGAGTTCTGTGTTTTGCATTTTTTTATTTTTTAATCCGTCTGGGTTGGGTTGGATTTTTTTTATAAGCTCGTGTCAGCCAGGTAGTTATTACGCAAACTGTCCGAGTTTAATATTTCCATGTTTTGGAAATTGTACAGAATATTTGCCTCTATTTGCTTCAGGTACAGATACTAGAGCTAGATTTGATTTGCGCATATCCTGTCTATTTGACGATTTAAAAAATACTCTATCCCACACTTTTGTCAAATTGAATATTTCACGGTGAAGATAATTTCTTTTTCCGTGACTGTAAAAATAAACACGACCGTCACTTAACCTACGTAATCTTTTTCCTCGATACCGCAAGTAATCTTCTTCGTCTACACAAATCTCAAATCTCTTTCTACCCTTTTGGATAGCATGCAGTTTGTAAATCATTTATGGAGTACCGTCATTATACACAGATGGGATAGTAGAGGAAGAACTAGATCCTATGTGTATACTGTTCAGTGTAGTTATAGCTCCTGATATTTGATAGGTAGCCGTAGTAAGTAAGCCGTTATGCAATGCATCCAGATCTACCGCCAGCTTGTTAACCTCATAAAGCATAGAATCAAATATTGCCTGCATACTTTCCGCGGTTCTAACCACCAAGGTAACTTTATTGGTTCTGTAGTATGAAGAGTTTGGTCTTGGGATACTTACAGGAAAATCTTCTATTTGTGCTGGTGTGGCCACAGCTGCGAACACATCGTCAAATTGGTCATTTACATAATTCGTAGTTCTCTTGATCACAAATATTTCTTTAGGTGCCTCTACAGCCGCAGTTATCTCCACAGTCATTTTGTAGGAGTTAATATCTGGCAACCACTCAGACGAGGTTTTAGCTAAGGTAAAATTAACCATTGTAAATATAATTTGACTTTGCTTTATGGTAACTTAAAGTTTAAACCCGAACAAGAACAACATTTGCAAAAAACCGTTTGACTTGTGTTTTAATTAGAGTACAGTGCAACCCTCAACCAAAATAAAACTATGCAAGAAGATACAAATTTTAGACCCGGAGATATAGTTGTTGGTAATAGCGACTCGACAAAGTCTGTATATAGCTCAACAGGGTCAAGACTAACGGATGGTGTAAAAGTAGCCGGCAAGGCAGAAGATATTGCGGCCAGGCAAAACAAGATTCTTAACGATGTAAGAATGTCAGGAGGAGAGCCACTGGTATCTCCCACTCAGCAGAAGAATAAAAAGGTTAAAGGGAAAGTAAAAACAAAGAGTTATCAATCCTCAGAAAATGAAAACAATCCATTTTGGGGAAATCATGAAGATATTTCCTTCCCCACAACCTACCCCGCGAGCACAGATAATATCACTCAAGAGATGCCAGTTAAATTAGAAACAGTTATTTTTGAAAACGAATTCGGTAAGATGCGGGCAAAGGTAGAAAATATATTAGACCACCCGCAAGCCATGCTTTTAATTTTCTCTAGTGATGACGATGTTGTTTTCGAGCCGAAGATAGGTGAGACACTAACCATATATAGAAATAAAACGCCGCAAACTGTTTATTACCCTGGCGTTATATTTGATTGGACTGACAATATCAAAAGAGCTATGATTCTCTTTAAAAAAGAAGATGAATAAGTACGGAATGTTGACCCAGGAATCAAAATCAGATTTCGATGGAGATAAAAATGCAGAGTATTACGACGAAGAAGGATTTATGGTAGCAGACTCCGCTAATAAAAATTTGTTGAATTCCCCAAAAAAGATTGAACAACCTCCTACAGAGGTTGTCGAATAATCCTTCACACTATGATAGATTCTAATCAACCACAAAATTTTTTCAACGAAGGTCTGGGGTATAGAGACAGATATTCTAACCCTTTTTATAACATTCCTTTGCAGTATATGCCTCTTAATATTGAGGGGCAGTTATTATGGGCAGAGCATTTCTTGTTTAGGAATGGCTTCTATAAACAGGCATTGAGCAGAATTGCCAACTATTTCATAACTTCTCTTCAGGTGGAATGTGATGATTACGAAGCTAAAGAAAAATATATTTCAGTATTAGACGAATTAAAGTGGCGACAGATTCTATCTGTTAGCGGGTTGAATCTTTTGGCTTACGGAAACGAGTTTTTAACTGTTAACCAGGGTTTCAATAGAAACCTTCAGTGCCCAAAGTGCGGTAGAGTGGATAATATAGATAAGCTCAATAATTTTGAGTTTAATAAGGGTAGATATGCTAAGGTATGTTTAAAGTGCGGTTTCAAGGGAGAGCACACCGTGGTAGACAAACCATCCACCGACATAGACAAAATTCACGTTGTTCATTGGCCGGCTAAAGAAATCAAGATAAGGCACGAAGACACTACTGGAGAATATGAATATTTTTGGGATATTCCTCAACAGTATATAAAGAAAGTTACATCAAAAAATAATAAGTTCTATAGCAAGAAGACACCTAAAGTTATATACGACTGTATCTTTGAAAAAAAGATGCTCTCTTTTAACACAAAGAATTTTCTGCACCTGAAGCTTGAAACCCCCTCCACAATAAGAACTGACGGAAAAGCAATTCCTCCTTGCATGTTCTTGTTTGAGGACTTGTTCATGCTTCAGACTCTCAAAAAATACAACGAAGTGATATGCTACGAAGACATTGCCCCGTTTAGGGTCATTTCCATGAGTACAGAGAGCAATAGTGCAGCGAATCCTATTTTACACCAAAATGGAGCCCTTTGGAGTGCCACTGTGGATGAGATGATTACCCAGCATAGACAAGATCCAGGAGCATATCACAAGTTCCCTTTCCCTATAAACTACCAGCAGCTTGGAGGAGAAGGCAAAAACCTGGCTCCTGTGGAAATGATGGAGAATTATAAGAACAATATTCTTAATGCTCTTAATATTCCTGTGGAACTTTTCCAGATGACTCTTAAGGCAGAGGCTGCCGGTCCTGCATTAAGGTTGTTTGAAAACTCGTGGAATGTAATTCCTACAAACTATAATCATTTATTGAATCACCTCGGAGATGTTATAGGTAAAATTCTTTCGCTTCCTAAAGCAAAAATAAGCCTTATACCTATCACGTTCTCTGATGACATAGAGCGTAAGGGAGTTATTGGTCAGCTTGTTTCCGCAAACGCCATAGCTCGTTCTGAACTACTCAATCTTTATAACTTTGATTATGAGGATCAGCTTAGAAAGAAGAACGATGAGGATAGGGTTGCTAAGGAAATTCAAACAGAAGAAGCCGAAAGACAGCAGATTCAGCAAGCTAGTGAGGCCAGTATATTTAATCAGCAGCAAGGACAGCCACAACAGGGCGGAGGAGTTACCCCTCAAGACGCGCTTCAGAAAGCTCAGCAAATAGCACAACAGTTATTCCCTCTTGATGGGGCGCAGAGAAGAGAAAAGCTTCAAGAAATAAAAGCCACCGATCAAGAATTATATGCCAATGTTAAGGCGCAATTAGATCAAATGACTTCTCAAGCAAGAAGCCAAGGATTAAACAATAGCAAACAACAACCCCAACAAAATGGATAATAACACAAACAAACAACACTATTGTGTAGTCAGCGGAAAAGAAATTCCTGAAGCTAGAGTAGAAGCACTTATTATGCTAGGTGTACCTGAAAATCAATGGACTTGTGTAGAGCACTCCACAACAAAACCAAAGCAGGGAATATTCATGGGAGAGCATGGAACTAGCGAAATGAAGCTTGTTGATAAGGTTTATGACGACTCTGTGAGAACTATTTTCAGTAGCTCTGACCGCGAGGAAGTTGAGGATACTCCGGTTGAAAAAGGCGAAGAAGCTCCAATAAAACCCGGTTTCTACTCAGAGAAAGAAATTAATTATTATAATACTGGCGATGAAGCAGATTCCGAAGAAATGCAAAATACTCAGAAGCCTGTTAATTCTTGATTGATTGGTCTCTTCAAAGAGACCAATTTACTCTTGTTAGTGGGGCTATATATCTCTAATATATAGGGATATGGCCGACAGTATAATTTTAGCTCGTTTAGGTGTTGAGGGTGCGGTTTTCACTAGCGCTGGTGAAGCTGATGCCTATAAATTACCCGTGCTTAACGCACTTGGTAAGATAGACCCCTCCCTCATCACCAACGGAGCAGCTATACACCAAGTTGATAACCTCCAGGTACTCGCGGGGCTTGTAGCGGCTCCTGGGGATTTTGCATATGTTTCATCTATAGGCACTTTATACGTATATGTACCAACTGCACAGGGGCAGCCTCCCACATGGTTACCACTCAAAAGTCCTGTATCTTCTGTTAACGGCTATTCTGGTGCTGTGGTTTTAACAAAAGCAGATTTAGGTTTAAGTAATGTAGACAATACTAGCGATATAAATAAACCCGTTAGCACTCTGCAGCAGCAAGCCATAAACAGAGTCAATAATCAGGCTATAGCCTATGCGATAGCTTTATGAAGCAATTTTTACAAAATTATTCCTACGACGCGGCAAGTAATCAATTAACTTTTAACAATTTAATTGTTCCGCCTGAAAGAATATTACTGGTAGCCACTGGAGGAACAGTACTTTATTCGCTGGCTGACGGTGTTGGTTATGCTGGTTATTCAACAGCTAATGGAAACACGTTACTCACTCTTCAGCCTCCTCCAAGTTATTTAGGATTAACAAACTATTCTAAATTTACAATTTCTTATGATGATGGGGTTATTCAAACAAACACAGTAACCACATATAGTTCTACCGCGCCAACACTTTTAGCCGGCTCCACAAATAACCCACTACAAGCAGATCAGCACGGTAATTTAAATGTTAATGTTGCTGCAGGCACAATAAATGCAACTAGTGCTGCCGTATACAATACTTTTAAACCCACACTGACCGGAGGAACAACAAATCCACTCCAATCAGATGTTAGTGGAAATTTAAAAATAGATATAGCTAACTCAGAAATAGCCTTAGCTACAAACGCAACATTAGCTCCAGGACAGAGCTTAAGTAGTGCGGGGAATGTCACGTTGTCAGCAGCCAATTGTACTTTACCTGTTTCTGGTAACTTTTATCAAAGTAATCAACCTGTATCTTTAACGGCGAACCACAATGGCACACCTACAAATGTACAAACAGATTCTTTAGGTAATTTAACAACTTCGCTTCTGGGTGGTTCCGTTGCTCTCGCTGGAGGAACCGCAACGATAGGGTCTGTCTATCTCTCAACCAACAACGGAGGGTTAGGGGCTTCATCTAATGCGCCAATGTATGAGTCAATCGTGGGTGGGAATATAACTTCCGCTATACCTATAGGAAACATAACAACTACCGGGGGAACGGCGGTTACAACCCCAGGTGGAGCTCAGGCTATTGCCGGCACAAGCGTGTCTAATATGTTAGTAATTCAAAATACAGGAACCGCAGGAAATCTTTATTTGAGCGTTATTACAGGTAGCGCCACAGTTCCATCCTCTCAAGCGATGGCCCTTAGTCCTGGAATGGGCTATGAATTTCCGGTTTTACCTGGAGCTTCTCAATATGTTTATTTACAGGGAGCTGTTTCTGGTATCTCTTATAGTCTTATTTACGCCTAATTATGCCATTCTTCGGTAATACAGTAGGATTGGGTTATGATGGAGTAACATCCGCCACATCCATAACCATACCTCCATCCAATTCTACTATAAATTTAACAGTCAACAAAACAGGAGCATATGCTGTAGGCTCTAATATATTAATTTCTACCATAGTTGGATCTGTTAATTATTATGTGGCAGGTTCCATTACAAATATATCAGGAAACATCTGGACTGTTCTTGTTTCGAATTATTATGGCGTAGGTACGTACAATACATGGAACATATCCATAGTAGGGCTACAAGGTCCAACTGGTTCAACAGGCGCAATAGGTCCAACAGGAATCACCGGAAATACAGGGGCGGCTGGAACTACAGGAAAAACAGGTTCAACAGGATCTACTGGCCCCACAGGTGTCACAGGACCTACAGGCTCTACCGGACCTATTGGTACAGGCACAACTGGACCCACAGGTAGCACTGGGCCTACAGGAGGCACTGGAATTACTGGAGCTACTGGCCCCGCAGGCACCTCTGTAGCCGTAAAAGGATCCTTGGGAAGTACAGGCAGTTTACCTGCAACTGGAAATGTATTAGGCGATAGTTATCTAATTAATGGTGATTTTTGGGTTTATACGGGAGGATCGGGAACCGGTACATATAATGGTTTTACTGATGCCGGGCACGTTCAAGGTCCGGTCGGAAACACAGGGGCAACTGGAGCAAGTATAACAGGATCAACAGGTCCAACGGGAGCACCTGGAGCAACAGGATCCACGGGACCAACAGGGGCTACCGGTGTCGGTGTTACCGGTCCCACAGGATCCACCGGTCCAACGGGAAACCCTGGATCTACTGGTGTTACCGGCCCCACAGGATCTGTAGGAGCTACTGGTATCACAGGTTCCGTAGGTAACACTGGAGCAACTCCTACGCTTTCTGTAAATTCAAATGTAGCAATATCCGGAATAGGACTTACAGGCAGTGCACAATTAACAGGAAGCACATCAAACCCTATTTTAAACTTAACATTACCTGCAAATACATCGGGATTAGTTTTCAGCGGTACAGGCACAACAGAAACATTAACGGGTTACAATTCTAATGGTGTTTTACAAACAGTACGATCCGTTAGCTTATCGGGAGGTAATTTTATTTTAAACTTAGGAGTATTTACACCTTCTTTTAGTGTAACCACAAATCCAGCCACACCTAACTGGGATCAGAGTATAACTTCATTTACTGTAACTGTGACTAATGACACACTTATTACCAGTGATTATATTTATTCTGTGGATAGTATAACAGGTCCAGGAATAACAGGACCTTTATCAGGCTTCTCAACACCTGGGCCATCTCCAGCTCCCGCAACCGGAAACACATGGAGCCAAACCTTTACAACCAGAGGAACCGGCTATTCAGCAATATACAGTAATTCAAATTCATCTTCAGGCGGATCAGCAGCAGGCACAATTTATTTTAAAGATATTTATGGGGCAACATCATCAAATTGGGCGTTACCCATATCCGTGACATGGCCAGATGTGAGTAACTATGTAAATTTTACAGGAATATCCGGAAATACTTTTCTGCAGTCTTATACGACTTTAGGTTATACTGTTGGTGTAAACTGGTTATCCGGGGCCGCACAACACACAGTCACATCAGGAACTGCGGGAGATACACTATCCAGTACATTAGGAAGCGGTACGTTAACACTAAAAAACCCTATAACTCCTCTAAACAACGGTCAAGATAGCGTAGGTTTAACTTCTAAAGTAACAAGACCTAAAAACGTATCTGGAGCCACGGCGACTATTACATTAAATCCATCAACAAATCCCAAACCTATCACTGCGTCTTTCACATATCCATCATTTTGGTTATTTACAGCCTCTGGTGTAACCCCCACGGCAGCCACTATAGTTTCTTCCGGAGGCACAGGAACAACATTTAATTCAGGTGTATACACAACTACCTCAGGAGATCAGGCAGGGCTAGGTAATAAAACATGTCAATTTTCAGGTACAGTAACAAACCCCGTTAATGCTCAGCAAATTTTTTGGCTTGGTGTGGTTGATAATGTCGACGGCTCAGCTGTAACACAACCCTCTGTGTTTAAATCAGGGTCATCTTCAGGTAATCCGCAGCCTGTTTCTGTTAACTTTCAAACATATGTTAACTTAGGTACAATAGGTCAAAAATATAATTTATACGGAATAAATATACAGGCTAACACTGCACTATATCTTTTAATATCATGAGTTCTAACTACACAGGGTTAACACGAAATCCGTGGAGTGGTACATGGGAACCCCCTGTTACTTCCCCTATAGTGCTTTCCGCAGATATTCGTGGAGGTTTTAGAACTATTAGCGGAGCTGCTGGAGATAAATTAACAGATATTCCAGGACAAAGACTTGAAAACGGTATGCTTGTATACCTAGAGTCAAGTTATACAACAGGAGGAGGAATAGCATATACTGGAAATACTCTTTATCAGTATATAAACACAGCGACTAGAGGAAGCGACGGCACTTTATCTAATTTAGATCAATATTGGTCAAAGTATTCAGGATTGTTAGGAGCCACAGGGGCTACAGGTACAACTGGTGTTACTGGAGCTACAGGCGTTACCGGACCTGTCGGCGTAACTGGGGCTATGGGATCAACAGGCTCAATAGGGCCAACAGGAATTACAGGCGCGACCGGAGCTACAGGCTACACAGGTTCAACAGGATCTACTGGTACTGCAGGAGCCACAGGTGCGACTGGGGCTACAGGAGCTGCCGGCGTTACTGGAGCTACAGGATTAACAGGTCCAGGAATAACCGGACCTACTGGAGCTGATGGAAATACCGGTCCCACCGGTCCCGCAGGTTCATCAAATTTAAT